ATAACGGGTGCGTCAGGCTCTACTGGATCCACGGGACCTACAGGTAACACTGGCTCTACGGGACCTACGGGTATAACGGGTGCGTCAGGTTCTACTGGATCCACGGGACCTACGGGTAACACTGGCTCCACGGGACCTACGGGTATAACGGGTGCGTCAGGTTCTACTGGATCTACGGGACCCACGGGCAACACTGGTTCTACGGGTATAACGGGTGCGTCAGGTTCTACTGGATCCACAGGACCGACTGGCAACACTGGATCCACAGGACCTACTGGCAACACAGGCTCTACGGGACCAACTGGCAATACTGGATCTACGGGACCAACTGGCAATACTGGATCTACAGGACCGACTGGCAACACTGGCTCAACAGGACCTACGGGCAACACTGGCTCAACCGGACCGACTGGTAATACGGGCTCCACGGGATCTACGGGTATAACGGGTGCGTCAGGTTCTACTGGCTCCACAGGACCGACTGGTAATACGGGCTCCACGGGATCTACGGGAAACACTGGATCCACGGGACCCACTGGTAACACGGGCTCCACAGGACCAACTGGCAACACTGGATCTACAGGACCGACGGGAAACACTGGATCCACGGGACCCACTGGTAACACGGGCTCCACGGGACCGACGGGAAACACTGGATCTACAGGACCTACTGGCAACACTGGAGCTACAGGCGCAACCGGTAACACTGGATCTACGGGACCAACTGGCAATACTGGCAACACTGGCTCTACAGGACCGACGGGTAACACTGGATCTACAGGCACAACCGGTAATACAGGATCAACAGGACCCACAGGTCCTATCGGTACAGGACCAACTGGCACAACAGGCGCGACAGGATCCACAGGACCAACTGGTGCCGCAGGTATTAATGGTGTATCAGGTGGTCTTACTTTATTCTTGAATACACCAGGCGGTGCTTATAGTTCTTCACCAATTGGAGGCACTTTGGATGTTATTCCCAGTACGCCTCAAACAACAATCACTGCTACAGTGAATAATACAGGATATACGGACTTGGCTCAGTTCTCAACAATAACGGGTGTTTTACCGACAAACTTTATTCCTGCGGGACTATGGGACTTGAATCTTTATGCATCTATCTCCAATAACAATAATAGATATGTCAATGTTTATTTCAATATTTCATATACAAGTTCAGGTCAAACTTTACTCTTAGCATCCTCATCAAATTCTCCTCAAGCAGTCAATTTGACAACAACACAAGAAGTAGATATTACAACCTATGTACCTGAGGTAGAATTACAAAGTATTAGTTCTCAGATTTTACTGAATGTTTATGCTGAATCGTTCGGCACTGGTTCTGGATCTGGTGTAGCACTAACTATGTATTTCCAAGGTGCCACACCGTCTCATTTACATACAACGTTGGCGGCATCGGTCGCAACGGGTCCCACGGGTACAACAGGACCGCAAGGTTTGACTGGACCTACAGGTCCAACGGGCGCGATTGGTACTGGACCGACGGGACTTACAGGATCGACTGGCTTTACTGGACCTACGGGCTCTACTGGATTCACGGGACCGACTGGTATTACAGGAGCCTCTGGCTCTACAGGACCGACAGGCAATACCGGCTCCACTGGACCTACAGGTAATACTGGCAGCACTGGACCCACTGGCAGCACTGGACCCACTGGTAGCACTGGACCAACCGGTAATACGGGATCCACTGGTAACACTGGCAGCACTGGACCAACAGGTAATACGGGTAACACTGGCAGCACTGGACCAACAGGTAATACGGGATCCACTGGTAACACTGGCAGCACTGGACCAACAGGTAGTACCGGACCTACCGGTATTGTTGGAAGCACAGGACCGACAGGCAACACCGGCTCCACTGGACCTACAGGTAACACTGGCAGTACTGGACCGACAGGAAACACTGGCAGCACAGGACCGACAGGAAACACTGGCAGCACAGGACCTACAGGAAACACTGGCTCCACTGGACCGACGGGTATCGCTGGCTCCACTGGACCGACGGGTATCGCTGGCAGTACTGGACCTACAGGTAACACTGGCAGCACAGGACCGACAGGTAACACTGGCAGCACCGGACCTACAGGTAACACTGGCAGCACAGGACCGACAGGTAACACTGGCTCCACTGGACCTACAGGTAACACTGGCTCCACTGGACCTACAGGTAACACTGGCAGCACTGGACCGACGGGTAATACTGGCAGTACTGGACCGACGGGTAATACTGGCAGTACTGGACCGACAGGTAATACTGGCAGCACCGGACCTACAGGTAATACTGGCAGCACCGGACCTACAGGTAATACTGGCAGCACCGGACCTACAGGTAACACTGGCTCTACAGGCAACACTGGCAGCACCGGACCCACAGGTAACACTGGCAGTACAGGTTCAACCGGACCAGGATTTCAACCCATTCAAAATCCAAAGCCAACCTATGTATTAACGGCACTGACTTCAACATCGGCACTGGCAAACTCAAATCTTGTATTTGACGGACAAACACTTTCAACGGTTAACGGCGCATTTAGCGGTACCTTTTCAATTGGTCAGCAAGAGTTTTATGCTCAAGGGTCGAATGGTTTCAGTGTGAACGAAAATTTCAATGCTGCTGGAACTGGAGGAACACAAACAGCTTACCATTTTACATCAGGAAATTCAAATAAAAATATTGTATTTGATTTGGCAGTTACAAGCCAATACACAACGATGTTTGGAACCTATGGAAACTCATCGGCGAATAATTTTATCATCGGTTCAGAAACCTCCAATACATCCTTCTTTTTCAAGAAGGGACTTGGTATCGCACCAGTAAATCTCGCAGGCGGAACAACATTGTTTGAAATCACGAATAGTGGTGGAGTACAAGCACCACTTATAGCAGCCACTGGATCAACTCCACAATATGTTCTTGCTTACGACTCAAGTGTAGGAAATATTACATATGCTACGGTAGCGGGTGTTACAGGCGCAACAGGTGCTACAGGACCTACTGGTTTTGGAAGCACTGGACCGACGGGTATTGCTGGCTCAACTGGACCTACAGGTCCGACAGGCAACACAGGTTCAACGGGACCGACAGGCAACACTGGTAGCACAGGCTCTACGGGACCAACAGGTAACACGGGAAACACTGGTAGCACAGGCTCTACGGGACCGACAGGCAACACTGGCTCCACCGGATCTACAGGTCCGACGGGCAACACTGGATCCACGGGACCGACGGGCAACACTGGATCCACGGGACCTACTGGAAGAACAGGCAACACTGGTAGCACAGGCTCTACGGGACCTACAGGCAATACAGGTCCAACGGGACCTACAGGTAACACCGGTAGCACGGGACCGACAGGCAACACTGGTAGCACAGGCTCTAAGGGACCTACAGGCAATACAGGTTCAACGGGACCGACAGGCAACACTGGTAACACAGGCGATACAGGACCTACAGGCAACACAGGCAATACTGGTAACACAGGCGATACAGGACCTACTGGAGACACTGGAGACACTGGTCCTACTGGTGCTACTGGAGACACAGGTGCAACTGGCGATACTGGACCGACAGGCAACACTGGCGATACAGGTGCTACTGGAGACACAGGACCCACAGGCAACACGGGCGCAACAGGTGACACTGGACCTACTGGCAATACAGGCGACACAGGCGCAACAGGTGACACTGGACCTACTGGTAATACAGGTGACACAGGCGCAACAGGCAACACTGGACCTACAGGCAATACAGGCGATACTGGCGCAACAGGCGACACTGGCGCAACAGGCGACACTGGACCTACAGGACCTACAGGACCTACAGGACCTACAGGAATGGTAGGACCTCAAGGTGGCGGTACCTACACACTCACAAGTACAAATCCAAGCAATACCAGATATGACCCAATGAACAATTCGGTAACCAAGATAGCGAATGATACTACTGTAGATACAATTACATCCGTGGAATCGTATCCATTTGCGACGGTGAGTTTTACATTAGCTGCGGCAACATATAATGCTCAACAAATTTTACTGTATTTTACCGGTTTAGAAAATTACGGTTTCATTATTGTGGATAATTCAATTTATACTACTGCAGGCGGTTCTGCTAGAAATTCATTTGGCGTTTGGTCTCCTAATATAATATATTCATGTTCAATTGTAAGTGATAACGTATACTGGTATATTGATAGTATACTTGTTGATACCTTGGGGTCCGCTCCACCGGTAGTCAATTATCAGCTCTATATGACACAGTACTCGATAGGTGATTCTTATACAAATATTACCTTTGGTGGAACAACTGTTGCTCCCCCATCCAATTCTATTGTATATACAAATGTTCCAGCCAATAACTATGATATCAATATTATTGGAAGTCCAAATTTGATGATAGCAGGTGGGTATTTTAATCATGGATATTACAGTGGTAATAGCCCATTGTTTTACAGCATTGATGGTATTACATGGCGTAATGTATCATATTCGGCGACAAATACATTATTAGATGCCGCAGATATATATGGAATCGCTTATAATGGAGTTCTGTGGGTAGGATTAGGAACAGGAGCAAGTACAGTATGGAGTATTATATACAGTTCAGATGGAATGAATTGGCAGGCAGCCGATATTGGCGCAGGTATAATTTTTAACGGTGGAGGTTATGCAGCGGCATGGAACGGTCAAATGTGGATAGCAGTTGGCACTGGTTCAAATACAATGGCATATAGTTACGATGGTATTCATTGGACTGGACTAGGAACATCTACATTTTCAACGTCTGGAAACGGCATTGCGTGGAACGGTACTATATGGGTCGCAGTAGGAAATGGTACAAATTTTATTGCCTATAGTAATGACGGTATTACATGGAATAGTATAAGTCAGTCTTGGATAGGAATTGGTCAAAGTGTTGCCTGGAATGGAACCTTGTGGGTGGCAGTTGGTGCTGTATCCGATGTAACGTTAACGTACAGTTATGATGGTATCAATTGGAACTATGTAAACGATCCATTCGGCACATTTGCGTATGGTGTAGCATGGAATGGCAGTCAGTGGGTTGCGGTCGGTAGTGGTACAAACTCCATCGCATATAGTTACGATGGCATTAATTGGACCGGTGCTGATTCGGCATCCATTATTTTTAGCGGTGGTGGAAATGGTATCACATGGAACGGATTCTTATGGGTGGCAACCGGTCAAGGTTCGTATAATATAGCAACCAGCCCAGATGGAATTAACTGGACGCCTTACCTTATTTCCAATAATTTTACACCAATTGCTATAACATCACGCACCGTACTCCCTTACGTCGGCACAATGCTGACACAACCAGCACCGCAAATCAACGCAACCGATAATTTCATGCTTGCTGTTGGAATTACAGGAGGCGGTGGAGCGGGTGCCGCACTTTACTACACACAGGATGGTAATAACTGGATTAACGCATCGCCAACCGGCACATCGGCACTTTTTACAAGTCAGAATATACGTAATGTAGCGTACAATGGTGCTATGTGGGTAGCATCAGGTTCGTTTGGTGTTAGTTACAGTTCAGACGGTATTAACTGGTTTCAGTCAAGTTCTGGTGCGTTTGGCAATTCGTTTACAGAATTTGGAGCAAAAGCAGCGTGGAACGGCAAAATGTGGGTAGCAGTTGGTGGAGGTACTACAGGAAATTCTATAATATATAGTTACGACGGCATTAACTGGACGGGCTTAGGTCTTCTGAGCACTATTTTTGGCGGTCCACCTGGTGGAGTTATACAATATACCAATGTCAATGGCATCGCATGGAATGGAAAGATGTGGGTGGCGGTTGGTATTGGTGCCACTGATTACTATTGTATCGCATACAGTTATGACGGGTTCAATTGGACTGCTGTAAACTCTCATTCATTCATAGTTGGTTTAGGTGTGTCTTGGAACGGCACAATATGGGTGGCAGTTGGCGTGGATGATGGTGGCGCAGATGGTGCTATGTGTTATAGTTATGATGGTATTAATTGGATATATATTACTGATCCGTTTGTATATATTAGCGGAGGCACATCCGCATTTTCACCTGCCTATGCCGCATCTATCGCGTGGAATGGAACACAATGGGTCGCCGTGGGTATTGGATATTGTACAATAGCATATAGTACCGATGGAATCAACTGGACCGCTGCGGATTCTGGAACAGCACCACTGTTTGAAAATGGTGGAAATGATATAACATGGAATGGATCAAAATGGGTAGCATGCGGTTCATTAAATCTTTTTAACAATTCGTCTGGTGGACCAAATCTTGTTTACAGTCAAGATGGTACCACTTGGATTCAAAATACCGAATTAGGAGGAACGCGTGCGTTGGGTATATCCGCTCGCCGTGTACTCCCCTACGTTGGCATATCGCCAATCCCAACATACTTAAATGTAGCAATTCCAGGCGGTGCCTCAGAGCTTCTGTATAATGCGGCGGGAGCGATTGGAAGCGCAAAAAATCTACAGATTACAAATGTATATACAAATGCAGTATTTTACCAAAATACAGCGGGTACTGGATCAGGCTTGCCGGCAACCAGCGATTTTACCAAAACAAATAATGGTGCGTGGTCTACGAATCCGAATATAGTAACAATAGGAGGACGAGTGATAACATGCGCGAATAATTCTCCAGGATTCTATGCCTATTATACAAATGGTGGTGATATAGACGCTGTATTTAGTTTTGTGTTAAGTTTTGACGCAGCGGGTGGAACTGGTAATGCTAGTATAGGATTTCAGGTAAATGGAGGATACTATTCAGTGGGTCCAAATATAGTATCAGATTCATTTGGTAATTTATTATATGAAAATACGGATTGGTACGTTAGTTCAGGTTGGGCATGGCAAGTTGCACGTTCACAAACCGGTTTAATTTTCCAATACAGTACATCAACCCAAGCGTTTACCACAGTTGCCTCTGTAAATAATGTTCAGATGATTGATAATGTACAACTATATCTACTGTTTAACAATAACTACGGAAGCTGCTATATGCAAAATTGGGCAGTCTACTCCCCACAGCCCAGTAATAGCATCTTGAATGCGTCTACAATCGTAGCCACGAATGCCACCGCAAACAATCTCTATTTGCCAAATCTTGCTAGCAACGCGACACCTACATATGTACTCACTTATAGCACATCTACCGAAGCAATCACTTACGCAGCAGTACAAGGCGGATTTTTACCGCCAGGAAATGTATATGGCGATTATCTTCTATACAATGGTACGAATTGGGTCTTGGGTGGGTATAACACAATGAATCAAACGCAGTCAAATGTAACTATAGGAGACGGTGCTGGCAATGATGGAACCGTGCCACTATATGGTGTAGCGATCGGTGGTGGTGCGGGTCAACAGGCACAAGGAGCATCGGCTGTAGCAGTTGGTGGTCAAGCTGGACAAATATATCAGCAGTCCAATGCGGTCGCTATCGGTTATTCTGCGGGATTTCAGTATCAGCAAGAATATTCAATTGCCATCGGTTACCAGGCAGGTCAAGGAGATGGTAGCGGCACATCGAACGGCACAGAGCAAGCATTCTATGCGATTGCTATCGGCAATCAAGCGGGTTCAAATACACAACAATCATACTCCGTCGCCATAGGTGACCAAGCAGGAGCTTCCAATCAAGGTTCATATGGTATCGCTATAGGAACAGTGGCGGGTCAATATAGCCAAGGTGGCGGTAGTATCGGTATAGGTTACGCCGCAGCATCCAATGCTCAAGACATAAACGCAGTTGCTATAGGATGGGCTGCTGGATTCGCTAGTCAAGGCTCAAACGCAATTGCGATAGGACAGTTCGCAGGTGAAAACAGTCAATCTCCAAATTCTATTGTACTAAATGCCACTGGCGTAGAATTAGATGGAAATACTGACGGGGGTGGAGGTGGATTCTACGTAGCACCTATTCAACCAGCAGGAACGACCTATACATTAAATTACGACCCAGATACAAACGAAATTACATATGATCTAGGAACATCCGATCACCGCCTCAAGACAAATATCAGCAATACAACCCTCGGTATCAACTTTATTAATCAACTGCGACCGGTAGAATTCACTTGGAAGGACCGCATTAGCGTCGGCTTGGATAGCAACGGCAACCCACTTCCACCAAGAGATCCAGGTAAGCGCAAACACCAAGGGTTCATTGCGCAGGAAGTGAAGCAGGTTTTGGACAATCTCAGCACCGATTCGTCCCTATTCACATGTATCAATGATGTTCCATCAACTATAACAAAGACATATAAGGATAAACATGGTAGTACAATAACGAATACATATGAGTCGCCGCACGCAAAACTAAGAGGACTTTATACTCTTCGTCATACTGAGTTTATCGCCCCCACGGTGAAAGCGGTACAGGACGTCTACGCACTCGTCCAAACCCAGCAGTCTACTATCTCATTGTTAGAAGCCCAGGTCTCCACGCTCACGGGCAAACTCACCTTAGTATGTTCAACGTTAAACATCGTTATCTAAATGAATGAAATGTACAACTCTATAGTAAGAATGAGTCGTACAAATCCGGCAATTTTGAGTAGCTTTTTACAAATATACTCAAATGCTGTACCGGTTGAGGCAGGTACTGGACCAACGGGGGTTACGGGTCCGAAAGGTTTACCTGGCGACAAATATAGCAGTCAGACAACAAGTGCGGTAACGATTAATCCAGGAGGCGGCAGTGTTTCTATTATTGTTAGTACAGGTCTCGCCTATATTTACGGAACTCCGGTTTATGTTATAAGTACTGCTTCTAATTCCAACTTTACGGGAACTATTGTATATTACAATACCAATACGGGTGCGATGGTCATCCAGAATATCACAGCCATTACAGGCACATTCGGTGCCTCTGAGATTTACGACATTAATTTACCAGGATTTGTGGGCGTAACCGGTCCCACCGGTCCAACCGGTCCCACAGGTCCCACGGGTCCCACGGGTATTACAGGCGATGTAGGTCCGACGGGTGGTGCGATTGTATTTGACGGCGGCGATCCAGCGACCAGTTATTTAATTGGTCCAGTTTTTGATTGCGGCGCAGTCACTTGATTTTTATAGGCAATGTAGATAGAGTATGCCGTACATTCGGTTACAGATGAGGCGCGGCACCACCGCGCAATGGTCCTCTACAAATACTGTATTGGCACAGGGCGAATGGAGTTACGCAACCGATACAGGATTGTTAAAAATAGGAGACGGTAGCAATGGCTGGAACGCTCTTCCGTATTATAATACGGTGGGACCAACCGGTGATACTGGTACTACTGGACCCATAGGTCCAATTGGTATCGGTGATACAGGTCCAACGGGACCCACGGGTATTGCAGGTACAATAGGTCAAACTGGTCCAACCGGCAGTGGACGAACGGGTGCCACTGGTAACACGGGGTCTACAGGACCTATAGGTGTCACTGGTTACACCGGTACGACAGGTGATAGAGGTTATACTGGTGATACTGGTAATACAGGACCTACAGGACCTACAGGTGCCACTGGCTATACTGGTCCGATAGGTAGTACAGGTGTTACGGGACCAAAGGGAGTTACAGGACCCACCGGTGCAACGGGGAAAGGTGATACTGGACCGACAGGAACAACCGGTGCCACAGGTCAGACCGGCAGCACAGGACCTACAGGACGGCAAGGAGAGATTGGTGAAAAAGGATGTACTGGACCAACGGGTCGTAGGGGAGATACTGGTATGGGAGAGACAGGTCCAACAGGGACACAAGGTGTAACGGGTCCTACGGGACCTACCGGCACAATCGGTCTGACGGGTCCGAAGGGTGAGACAGGTTATACGGGTCCTGCGGGAATCGCATCAGGTACAGGTTCTACCGGTCCAACGGGAGATTTTGGATTGGGTACATTTGTATGGGTAGTGAGTGACCCCACAAAAGTTGCGATTGTGAATTCGGGTCAAGTCACCTCTATAAATGCGGTAGGCTGGAATGCGAACGCATATTCAGATGTCGGATACGCAGGTCCAACGCAGATGACGTTTTCGCCCGCATATGCGAACGGTACCGGTATACCAGATGTTGTAGTCGGTCTGAGTACAAGCGCACCGACGAATCCGAGTTATTTAGGCGTGAATTTTGCCATACGGCTCACCACATCAGGCATCACGTTAGGGTATGGTCTTCCTGGTGCCGTAACGATTGCTACCTACACAACGTCTGATGTATATACGATTTTGTTTGACGGTGTTCTTGTATCATTTTATAAAAATAGCGTACTATTGTTTGGTCCTTATCAGCCACTCGTATATCCGACGATTCTATTTGCCGATGTTACATTTAATGGAATCGGTGGTAGCGTACAATATGTCACATTTGACCGCTTTTTGTCAGGACCAACAGGATATACGGGAGCGACAGGACAGGGTGCGACGGGATATACTGGCGCAAAGGGTGATACGGGTCCAACCGGTCCGACTGGGTATAGCATGACCGGTCCTACAGGTCCGACGGGTTCAACGGGACCGACGGGTCAAGGCGCAACGGGTCCAACTGGTGACCAAGGATTTACGGGTCCAACCGGTAATAGTTTTACAGGTCCAACGGGTCAAGGCGCAACAGGACCTACAGGTAACCAAGGATTGACTGGACCGACGGGTGAAGGGTATACGGGTCCAACGGGTCAAGGGGCAACTGGACCTACGGGTACTCTTGGTGCTACAGGACCTACAGGGCATGGATATACTGGGTCAACGGGTACAACCGGTAGCACGGGTTCTATAGGACCCACCGGTTCAATTGGACCAACCGGTTCAATCGGTACAACTGGTACTACAGGTAATACTGGCGCAACAGGCGCAACGGGAAATACTGGAGCCACTGGATATACTGGACCGACGGGTAATACAGGACCAAAGGGTAACGACGGACTAACTGGTTATACAGGCAATACCGGATCTACCGGCAGCATAGGATCAACCGGACCTACAGGTCCAACTGGCAGTATAGGGTCAACCGGACCCACGGGCAGCATAGGGTCAACCGGATCCACGGGTATAACAGGCAGCACCGGTTCAACCGGTAATAGTGGTGCCACTGGTTCTACTGGTAATACAGGAGCAACCGGACCTACGGGTTCAGTAGGACCTACAGGTAATACAGGATCTATAGGCAGCACGGGATCTACTGGAAATACAGGAAGTACAGGACCGACTGGTAGTACAGGTCCTACGGGAGCGATAGGTAATACCGGTACAACGGGACCTACAGGCAGCACAGGTGTCACTGGTAATACAGGTTCTACAGGTCCCACCGGTAATACTGGTGCGACTGGACCTACAGGCAACACAGGTGCCACTGGTAATACAGGTTCTACAGGTCCCACCGGTAATACCGGTGCGACTGGACCTACAGGCAAAACAGGTCCTACGGGTATTACTGGTGCTAGCGGTTCAACAGGACCTACAGGTATTACAGGCGCATCTGGTTCAACCGGTTATACTGGATCTACCGGACCAACCGGCTCTACAGGTGCCACTGGTAATACAGGTTCTACAGGTCCTACCGGTAATACTGGTTCAACGGGTGCCTCTGGCTCTACAGGATCTACGGGTGCCTCTGGCTCTACAGGATCAACCGGCTCTACTGGCTTTACTGGATGGACGGGTTCTACTGGATCTACAGGATCAACGGGACCCACCGGTAGCACGGGCTCTACAGGTCCTACCGGCAATACGGGATCTACTGGCGCAACGGGCGCAACGGGTCCAATTGGTACCGGTCCAACGGGTACAAAAGGCTCTACAGGTTTCACAGGACCCACAGGTGCCGCGGGTATTAATGGTGTCTCAGGCGGTCTTGTATTATTCTTGAACACACAAGGTGGCACCTACACAAGTACACAGATTGGCGGTATATTACAACCCGTCCCTACCACCCCTCAAACGACCATCACCGCAACTGTTGGAACTTCAGGATATATTGATATTGCTACATTTTCTACGACTACGGGCACGTTACAGACGACGTTTGTGCCGGCGGGTCTATGGGACTTGAACTTGTTTGCGGCAATTAGTAATAACACGCTCAGTCAATATGTGAATGTGTATTTTAATGTCTATTATACCAGCTCTGGTCAAACTTTATTGTTAGCAAATTCGTCGGCAGGCGCGACACAAGTAAATCAGACAACGGTCCAAGAGATAGATACAACTGTCTATGTGCCTGAGGTTCAATTACAGAGTATTAGTTCGCAGATTATTATTAATGTCTTTGCGGAGGCATTTGTCAGCAGTTCGGTGTTAACGATGTATTTTCAGGGATCGGTGCCATCTCATTTACATACAACAATCTCATCATCCAATGAGACTGGACCTACGGGTGCGACAGGACCACAGGGTGTAACGGGACCAACGGGTCCCACGGGTGCGGTAGGTACTGGACCAACAGGTTCTACGGGTTCCACCGGTATAGCTGGTAATACAGGATCTACGGGTAGCACGGGCTTTACTGGAACAACAGGATCTACGGGTAATACCGGCTCCACGGGTCCTACGGGTAGCACGGGCTTTACGGGTCCTACGGGTAACACAGGGTCTACTGGTTCTACAGGATCTACTGGTCCTACGGGACCCACTGGTAACACCGGCTCCACTGGTCCTACCGGTACAACGGGTAATACCGGATCTACGGGCAGCACGGGTAGCACAGGACCTACAGGCAACACGGGCTCAACTGGCTCAACTGGACCTACTGGTAACACGGGAAACACCGGCTCCACGGGCTCAACCGGCTCTACGGGACCCACAGGTACAACAGGAAATACTGGTGCTACGGGTAATACAGGTCCTACTGGATACGGGTCAACTGGATCGACGGGTAGTACAGGAACTACGGGTTCCACTGGACCTACGGGTCAAGGTGCGACAGGAGTAACCGGCAGCACCGGCTCTACGGGTAACACGGGATCCACGGGACCCACGGGTCAAGGCGCAACGGGTCCACAGGGACCGACGGGACCGATGCCTGGATTGGTCGTCTCAAATTATACGGCAACAATGTATCTATCAACGAATCAAACATTTAATACGAGTTTAACACAGGTAGGTCCTTGGGTGGCTCTCAATGACCCTCAGGGATGGGTCGGTACATACACAATCACCCCAACTGTGTCTGGATACTACCTACTCAACTGGAATGCTGTATGGAATTCAGTTGCGAGTGGAAATCAGCAGCAGTTTAATGTGTTTGTCGGCGGAACGCAAATTTCCTATACTGTCAATCCTGCGACTGCGTCAAGTGCGAATATTGCCGGTGCCTCTAAGATTGTCTATATTACGGCAGGTCAGGCAATTACCGCATATGCGTATTCAGGTGTAAGTAATAATGTTGAAGGTGGTTCAGCAGTAGGCACGTGGATAAGTGCGACGCTTATGACGGGCGCTGGACCCACGGGTAACACTGGTGCCACAGGTCCAACGGGCAATACGGGCAGCACCGGTGCCACCGGTCCGACGGGACAAGGTGCTACGGGAGCCACAGGTAATACTGGTAATACTGGTAATACTGGTCCAACGGGATACGGTGCCACGGGATTTACAGGTCCGACGGGCAACACAGGTTCAACGGGACCGACAGGTAATACCGGTTCAACTGGAGCGACTGGTAGTACAGGAGCCACGGGATTTACAGGAGCTACAGGACCCACTGGCAGTACAGGACCCACAGGAAACACGGGCTCAACAGGAGCTACAGGTAACTCTGGCTCTACCGGTTCAACAGGTAATACCGGTTCAACTGGAGCGACTGGTAGTACAGGAGCCACGGGATTTACAGGAGCTACAGGACCCACTGGCAATACGGGTAATACGGGTAGCACAGGACCAACCGGTCAAGGTGCGACTGGACCGACAGGCAATACAGGAAACACGGGTAGTACCGGTAATACGGGACCCACGGGTCCTATTGGAACCGGTCCAACCGGTGCAACGGGTTCCACAGGTCCTGCAGGCGGTTACATCAAATTCACAACACAGTTGAATAATGTATCGGCGGGTGGTGTATATGTGGGTCCTGCCACACCGGCTGCGTGGTCCACTAGTTATACAGCATTGGGTGGAACGGCTATTATTAACTTGAGTTTTAGCGCATATGCGACGGTGACCGGTTTGGCTACATTTAATCTAGTGATTGATGGAAGTACGGCGGCAAGCACCTCATACTTTTTCAACGGTATCAATTACCATTTGACGATTCCTTGTATCTTTAATGTGGGTGTGTTGTCCGCAGATGCACATACAATCTCCATACAAATACCGTCAGGTGTAACAGCCGATACACAGGATTATGCACATATGACGATTGAAGAAGTAATAGGTGCAAATAGCGTGGGAATGACCGGTACGACCGGTAGTACAGGTCCTACAGGCAGAACAGGAGCAACCGGATCCACTGGTACCACAGGTAACACTGGCTCAACGGGTAATACGGGTTCAACCGGACCTACAGGCATTACTGGAGCCACAGGCAGTACTGGATCCACTGGTATTACAGGTGCATCTGGAGCCACAGGTAGTACTGGACCTACGGGTAGCACCGGCAATACAGGCAGTACTGGACCAACGGGTAATACAGGATCCACCGGCAGTACAGGATCAACTGGACCGTCAGGACCCACGGGCACCTATGGACAGGGAACATTCACGTGGGTCATTTCCAACCCCGCAAGCATTCAGGCAGTCAATTCGGGTCAAGTGGTCGCTATAACAAATCCAAACTGGACAGCCAATGCGTATTCCGCCTTGGGCTACCCTGGACCGGTCCAGATGTCGTTCTCGCCCGCATACGCAAGCGGACCCACCACTCCAGCCCCCCTTGCGGCGGGTATCGCCTCTGCACCCGCAGGCAATCCAAGCTACCTCAACATTGACATTCCCATCTATTTTAACAGCACAACAGTCACGTTCGGTTATGGGCTGACAGGTGCCGTCACCATCAGCGGCTACGCCACCACCGATGTATTTACGATTTTTTTCAACGGCAGCCAGGTGATTATGTATAAGAACGGTGCAAGCGTATTCGGTCCATATACCCCTGGCATTATTCCTGCGTTGTACTATGCGGACGTTGCGTTTGGTGCCGCCAACACTTCCGTGCAGAACGTACATTTCGACCGAATATTGTTAGGAACCACAGGAAACACAGGTAGTACAGGACCCACGGGTAGTACTGGAGCTACAGGCATTACAGGTGCTACGGGCTCAAGCGGCAGTACCGGTTCCACGGGCAGCACAGGAAATACCGGTAATACGGGTTCAACGGGAGCAACGGGTAATACGGGTAGTACAGGACCCACGGGCAACACAGGCAACACTGGTTCAACCGGACCCACAGGACCAACGGGTAATACAGGTCCGACAGGATACGGTGCAACGGGTGCAACAGGTATAACAGGATCTATTGGTGCTACGGGTCCAACCGGTTACAATACATATTACATTTTCAACGGTGGAACACCGACAAGTGTGTACTCGGTCGGACCGGCGTTTAATTGCGGCGGTGTTGGATATACAGGAACGATTGGACCGTCTGGAAATTACAATGGTACAAATATTCAATTTCAGTTGAGACACGGTGATGCATCAACATGGACGAATGTGAATCCGACGCTTGCAATAGCGGAGGTCGGTTTAGAAACGGATACAAAGTTGTTTAAGATTGGTGATGGAATACTTGCGTGGAATGCGTTGCCATATGGCGGTCTCAATGGTCCTACAGGACCTACAGGACCAGGATTTTCAACAATTACGAATTACGCAAATAACCGAGTCTTGACTGCTACGAGTGTGAATTCAGCGAATGCAGAAACAAATCTTACGTATGTTACTTCAACCCTTACAATATCAGGAGCACTTTCTATAACAAACCCCGCATCAGGACAAGCAGTTACTATTACAGGTACAAATACTCGTGGCGGCACAGGATACGAAGATTTCTTAGTAGCGACAAATACCTACTATCCAGCGTCTACAACAAGCAAAAACTTCCGTTTGACAAGTAATTCACAGTTACAAATTATTAATAGTGCATACACCAGTAATTTGTTTAACTTAGATGATACAGGAAATCTTACACTTCTTGGAACTCTAGGTCTTTCAAATGGTAATCTCAGTTACCAAAGTTATTCAGGGTTTCAACCTACTTTTTCAGGAACACTCAGTGCCAATCAAAATGGTCAAATGATTCAAGTAACAGGAAATATAACACTGCCTTCAGGCTCAAGTGTGCCTTTGGGAGGAAAGTTTAATTTTGCGAGTGCGTCATCAGCGACTACATACACAATTACAGTGAATAATACAGGAACAGAGTTTATTTACAATGGAGGTGTTTTGGGTGCAACGAATCGTAGTATTACAGTACAACCTGGAGAAACATTAGAATTGACCAGTCGTGGAGGAAGTGAGTGGGATGTAACGGGCGGAACTGCAGGAATCCGTTATCAGGCAATTGCACCAACAATGGGAGTATCATTTGCAAATAAGTCTGCGACTCAAGCAACCTATGGTACGCTCGTTGCGTATATGGGAAATGGTGGCGGTAATACTGCGGGCGCCTTATACCTCGCCACAACAACAGGATCAATGGGAATTACAGGACAAGCGTTATGGTTATATTTTGGATCAGCACCGTCCGCACAGACAATGTCGGCGACGCTGACAACCACTGCTCAAAGTGTAGGAGGATCGCCTACAGCAAGTCATACAGGTGATATGGTTGTAGCAACATTTTCAGATACAACAAATAGTGCTTTTTATAGAGTTACGGGACAACAGACGACGGCGTCTAATACTGGAAGCTACAGTCTAATCATTGAAAAACTTGCGTAACCGCACCTTTCATAAGTTTGTATTCACTTCTAAAAATATCTATTAATAGAAGTGAATGCCGTTTATTCAGATACAGTTCCGTAATGGAACTGCGAGTGAATGGACAGCGGCAAACCCTGTCCTGGCACTCGCAGAGATGGGTATAGAAAGCGACACCAAGCTTTTTAAGATTGGAGACGGCGCAACTCCATGGAACCTATTGCCCTACGGCGGATTATACGGTCCTACGGGATACACTGGAACGAGTGGAACTGGTCCTACAGGTCCGACGGGTAGAACAGGTCCGACAGGTATAGCAGGAACTACGGGTCCGACAGGTGCTGCGGGATTTACAGGTTCAACCGGTATAACTGGCGCCGCAGGAACAACTGGACCGACAGGTAGTGCTGGTATTACAGGTGCCACGGGTAACACCGGATCTACTGGTAATACAGGTCCGACAGGCAACTCCGGCTCTACTGGATCCACTGGACCAACGGGTAGTACAGGCAGTGCTGGTGCTACAGGTATTACTGGTAATACTGGTAGCACTGGTGCTACAGGTAGTACTGGTAGTACTGGTTCTACAGGACCTACGGGCATGACTGGAGCCGCAGGCTCTACAGGACCTACGGGCATGACTGGAGCCGCAGGCTCTACAGGACCCACGGGAAACACTGGATCTACAGGTAATACGGGCTCTACTGGTAATACAGGTAGCACGGGAAACACTGGATCTACGGGCTCTACGGGTAATACGGGCTCTACGGGCTCTACAGGACCTACAGGCAACGCGGGCTCTACGGGACCTACAGGCAACACGGGCTCTACAGGACCTACAGGCAACACGGGCTCAACAGGACCTACAGGCAACACGGGCTCAACAGGACCTACAGGTACCACTGGTATTACAGGTGCCACAGGTGCTACAGGTGCCACAGGTTCAACCGGTCCAACGGGCTCCACGGGCAACACAGGTAATACGGGCAGCACAGGACCCACTGGTAATACTGGCTCAACGGGTCCTACGGGTATTACAGGCGCATCGGGCAGCACAGGTAGCACCGGACCCACGGGCAGCACAGGCAACACTGGTAACACTGGCAACACGGGTAATACAGGACCTACAGGCAATGCGGGTGCTCCTGGAGCACAAGGTAGTACTGGACCAACTGGACCAACGGGTCCTACAGGTATTACAGGCGCATCAGGCTCCACCGGTAATACGGGCAGCACGGGACCCACAGGATCCACGGGTACCACTGGATTCACAGGACCAACGGGCTCAACGGGCAACACCGGCAGTACAGGACCCACGGGTACCACTGGATCAACGGGTAATACTGGATCCACAGGACCAACGGGTAATACGGGTAATACTGGCAGTACTGGACCGACAGGTAACACCGGCACTACAGGCAGCACAGGAAGCACCGGCTCAACCGGACCAACCGGCAACACTGGTTCCACAGGCAACACCGGCTCAACAGGTCCTACAGGCAATACAGGATCAACAGGTCCTACAGGCAACACCGGCTCAACCGGACCTACAGGCAACACGGGCAGCACAGGATCAACTGGCAACACGGGAAACACAGGCAGCACAGGACCCACGGGTACAACAGGATCCACGGGCGCAACAGGCTCCACGGGCAGCACAGGACCTACGGGCAACACCGGCAGTACAGGACCCACCGGTTCTACAGGACCAACAGGGAATACGGGAAACACCGGTTCAACAGGACCAACCGGCAACACGGGATCTACAGGACCGACCGGCTCCACAGGCTCCACTGGATCAACGGGCAGCACAGGTAGCACAGGCAACACGGGCTCTACGGGACCCACAGGTAGCACGGGCAATACCGGTAGCACAGGATCCACGGGACCGATTGGTACAGGACCAACCGGCACAACAGGTGCGACAGGAGCCACGGGACCAACCGGCGCCGCGGGTGTAGATGGTGTATCAGGTGGTCTCATTCTGTTTCTCAATACACCAGGTGGCACCTATAGTGCGAGTCCCATTGGAGGTACATTGGAAGAAATTCCAGATAATATTGATACAATCATTACTGTACCAACGTTAGCGGCAACCTATACAAATGTAGCAACCTTTTCTACAATTAATGGTGTAATACCAACAACGTTTATCCCTGGCGGTTTATGGGACTTGAATTTGTTTGCAAGTATAGGAAATGACAATAATCGTTATGCGAACATCTATTTCAATGTATCCTATATGAGCTCAAATCAAAAAATCCTTTTGGCGTCTTCATCCAACTTACCAACGCAGGTGAATCAAACGATGGCTCAGTCCACAGATGGCACTGTCTACATGCCTGGAACGACGTTGTCAAGTGTCAATTCATTGATTTATCTTGATATCTTTGCCGAGTATATTGGAAACACAACATCTCTTATAATGTATTTTCAGGCAAATACGGCATCCCATTTACACACAACCTTAGCGGCATCGGTTGCTACGGGTCCAACGGGTACCACAGGACCGCAAGGTTTGACGGGACCGACAGGTCCAACGGGTGCGATTGGTACGGGACCGACTGGACCTACAGGCAGTACTGGACCTACAGGAAGCACTGGACCTACAGGCAGCACAGGACCAACAGGCAACACGGGCAGCACAGGATCAACTGGTAGCACAGGACCGACTGGTATTGCGGGTAGCACAGGATCAACTGGAAGTACAGGACCCACAGGAAATACAGGCAGTACTGGAGCAACGGGACCGACTGGCATTACAGGCGCATCAGGATCAACAGGTACTACAGGACCCACAGGTATTACAGGTGCCTCAGGAAGTACCGGTTCTACGGGCAGCACCGGCAGCACAGGTTCAACTGGCTCCACGGGACCTACTGGCTCCACAGGCAACACTGGTAGCACAGGCTCCACAGGCTCAACGGGAAACACCGGTCCAACGGGCAACACGGGATCCACGGGTAACACCGGATCAACGGGTCCAACGGGCAGTACCGGCTCTACGGGACCAACGGGTAATACGGGATCCACGGGCAGTACCGGCTCTACGGGACCCACGGGTAACACAGGCAGCACTGGTAGCACCGGATCTACGGGCAATACAGGCTCTACTGGATCTACGGGTACCACTGGTATTACAGGTGCCACAGGTGCTACAGGTGCCACAGGTTCAACCGGTCCAACGGGCTCCACGGGCAACACAGGTAATACGGGCAGCACAGGACCCACTGGTAACACAGGCAGCACCGGTTCAACCGGACCGATTGGACCGGTCGCCGGTGCGGATACCTATGTCATTTACAATAGTACAGGCACTTCGGCAGCATCCTCGACGTTCCGCTATCTATATACATCAGGAACGTTGACGTTGGACCCAGTGACATTAGCGGCAGGTCCACCTTATACCAAGGGAGCCAACGTATTTGCGGAAAGTACGGCGAACGGCAGCGGAACACTGACACAGTATATTGTGCTCAATACGGTAGGCGGAGCGTGGTCGGCAGCGACATTAGGATACGGATTGAACGGCTATGGATTTATTGGAGGCAACGGTTATGCGACCTATACAAATAATGGAGTCATCAATGCGGTATTTGAAACACAGTTTGCTATCTTTGGCGGCGGAAACTACACGGGCGATTTTGTACAAATGCAGTTAGTATGTAATGGGTTGACGTATACAATTAAAATGGTTGTGACTGATAATGCGAGTCCTAGAGATACATCGTTTACAGTCAGTGACGGAACAAATATTTTATATACAAATACAACGTTAGGCACGAGTATAAATGTTCGCGTTGCGAGAACAGCGTCACTAGGATTTGTACTCTATGCGTCAGCTTCAACACTACCATCCAACGCAACTCCAGTTTATTCAAGCCCCTATGGTGCGTGCTCTGATACACTCACAATGACGACAAACAATTCCTTTGGAAACGACGGTTTATATATTTGCTTTATCGGATTCAACGTCTACACATTGATAGGAACGCCGTCATATGGCACAACGCTACAAGTGAACGGTCCCGCCATCCTCGCGAACTCACTTACATTGTCAGGAATCGCAGGACCCACAAACACATCTCCATTTGTCCTTGCGTACAATTCTACTTCGGGTGTTGTGACCTATAATACATTAGCTGGTTACACGGGTAATACTGGTTCAACGGGCTTTACAGGTTTTACAGGAAATACAGGTGCAACAGGTAGCACAGGAGCAACGGGCAATACGGGCTCCACAGGACCCACAGGCAATACAGGCTCCACAGGTCCTACAGGCAACACCGGCTCTACGGGACCTACAGGCAACACGGGCTCTACGGGTAATACGGGCTCAAGTGGCAGTACCGGACCAACTGGCAGCACAGGACCCACTGGTAACACAGGTAACACGGGCAGCACAGGACCCACTGGTAACACAGGCTCCACGGGCAGTATAGGACCCACTGGTAACACAGGTAACACGGGTTCCACAGGACCTACAGGTAATACAGGTTCCACCGGACCTACAGGCAACACGGGCTCTACAGGACCTACAGGCAACACGGGCTCTACGGGACCTACAGGCAACATGGGCTCTACGGGACCTACAGGCAACACGGGCTCTACGGGACCTACAGGCAACACGGGCTCCACAGGACCTACAGGCAACACAGGCTCCACCGGACCTACAGGCAACACCGGCTCCACCGGACCGACGGGCAACACCGGCTCTACGGGACCGACGGGCAACACCGGCTATACGGGACCGACGGGCAACACCGGCTCTACGGGACCGACGGGCAACACCGGCTCTACGGGACCGACGGGCAACACAGGTAGCACAGGCTCTACGGGACCCACGGGCAACACTGGCTCAACCGGACCTGCGGGTATCACAGGACCGACAGGATCTACAGGCTCTGCAGGTATCACAGGACCGACGGGTAACACGGGTAGCACAGGACCAACAGGCTCCACGGGCAACACTGGCTCAACCGGACCTGTAGGTATCACAGGACCAACAGGATCTACAGGCTCTGCAGGTATCACAGGACCGACAGGCAACACGGGTAGCACAGGACCGACAGGCAACACGGGTAGCACTGGCAATACAGGCAACACGGGTAGCACAGGACCGACAGGTAATACGGGTAGCACGGGCAGCACAGGACCGACAGGCAACACGGGTAGCACCGGACCGACAGGCAACACGGGTAGCACCGGACCGACAGGCAACACGGGTAGCACCGGACCGACAGGCAACACGGGCTCTACGGGACCCACAGGCAACACGGGCTCTACGGGACCCACAGGCAACACGGGCTCAACTGGTATCTATGGTCCAGCACTCTACACACTCATCAGCGCCGATACAACAAATCTTACAATTGGACCGCCAAATACGATTACAAAGACGACAAACGCAAACGGCGGTTTAGCATCCAAGGCGTACACATACGAATCATACCCATACAACGCTACTTATCTAACGCTACGTGTAGCGGCTCACTCAGTGAGCGGTGGCTCAGGTGACTACTCATTTGCCCTCACGAATACGGTGGCAACGCCAACATATACATACGGGTTTTCGTTACAAAATGGCAGTGTTTACTTGTACTATAATAATCAGTTCGGTTACCCCACAATTAATACAGCAATTTCAACATATGCCTTGAATGATGTCTTTACTGTCACTGCGCAGTCAGGAGGTGTGTTCTGGTACAAAAACGGTGTTCAACTCTATACTACCTCACTTGTGTCAGGAACCTCAGCACTCCAAGGTGTTTTTACGCTGTTTACGCTCAATGATAGTATGAGTCAGATAGCGTACGGTTATACCCTACAGGGACAAACTGGACCCACGGGACCTACGGGCAACACAGGCAGCACCGGACCCACCGGTAACACGGGCTCTACTGGACCCACCGGTAACACAGGCTCCACGGGACCAACGGGTAACACGGGCTCCACAGGACCAACGGGCAACACAGGCAGTACAGGATCCACAGGTAACACAGGTAGCACAGGACCTGTAGGACCTATAGCAGGCAGCAACACAAATGTTATTTTCAATAACAATGGAGTAGCAGGTGGTGTATCCACATTTACATATAATTACTCGTCATGCTTTTTGAAACTTACAGCAGCAACCGGGTCTGTTGTAGCACCATACACAAATGGAACACTTGCGTATTATCAGACGACTAATGCGTCAGGAACTGCGCCAGGTACAACTGCGGCAGATTTTTCACCATCGGCATACGGTACGTGGTCCGCAGTCAGTGGTATTGTATGTGGTAATAAATCACTCAATTGCCCTACATATTCAGTAGGTGCAGCAACATTTACCGGTACTGGTAATATTGCGAGTGTATGGAATTGGAATACGAGTGTAGGTCAAGGTATGGGAAGTCCTGCGTATATATCAGTTGCGTTCGTAACTATCACTGGAAACTATACTGTTACACAAAATGCGGGCAATGTAACAATTACGAGTCCAGGATCAGTAAATGTATTTACTGGAGGCGGTGGCAATTATTACTTCCAAGTCCAACGAACGCTAACACAATTAATTTTCCTTATTGGAGCAACTGCTGGATCATTATCTATTGTCTATACTTCACCAAATACACTTACAGTACAAGATCAGATTATAATTGGTTCTGGTGCTACAGGCACCTATGGTGGAGAGGCTCTCCTAAACTTAGCCGTTTACACATTGGGTGGTGTTGCCACTGCTTTCACAACATTAGAGGTAGATGGACCGGTAATATTTAATAATAGTGCATATACGGCGTCACCTGCTCTTCAAGTGTATGGAGCAACCCAGTTATTAGCGAATTTAACGGTCAATAGTACAATTTACGCACCAGGGCTCTCAACAACAACCTATAACAATATAGTGCTTACCTACGTTTCAACCACTGGAGCTATTGCGTACAGTCAGCTGGTGAGTGCTACAGGACCGACGGGTCAAGGTGCCGCAGGAGCAACAGGTAATACCGGCTCAACTGGACCATCTGGTATAGCAGGAACAACTGGACCGACGGGACCAGCAGGACCGATTGGCGGCGCGAATACACAAATTATATATAATAATTCAGGCAGCCCCGCCGGCAGTGCGAATCTTACATATACATCTGGTAGTGCGACGACAACTGCAGCGAATATAACGGTCACCAGTAATTTGACGTTGAACGGTATTCCTGCCTCAGGCGGTACCTACTCGCAAACAGCAAATAGCATTAATTACAACATGAATTACCTTACGGATGTGGCAACTACAGTTGGATATTCACCAGTATGGGGTATTACTTCACCTGACACACGTAATTATAACGATACAGTTGCCAATTTGCGAGGCAGAGGAATGGGTGTCTATTCGGATTTTAAGACACAGTCGGTTATTGGTTTGAATGGCGGTGGCGGTTATGGATATTGTCAGGTAATTACAAATGTGCCGTGGGCGGATTCTAGCGGCGGCAGTGTTGTCCAGGTCGCATATACAACAAGCAATACGTATATTCGTGCGTCGGTTGCGGGCACTCCAGAGTCATGGACAGCATGGTCACCTTACGCAAACGGTGTAACAAATACTAATATAGCATTAGGTACTTATGCCGGTTCTACACTACAAGGCTCTTATGGAATTGCGATTGGCTACCAGGCGGGTTCGAATAACGAGGGCACGAATGCGATTGCGATTGGTAACACAGCCGGTTTCTCGACGTTGGGAGCGTATGCTGTGGCAATCGGCTATCAGGCAAACTACTACACAAACAGCACCTTCAGCAATATGATATCTATCGGAGACCAAGCCGGTTACAGCAATCAAGGCACAGGTGCCCAAGCACACGGCTATCAGGCGGGCTACTCAAATCAAGGCGCAAACGCAGTGGCAATAGGAACCCAAGCCGGCTCTAATACACAAGGTCAAAGTGCTGTTGCGATCGGTTATCAATCGGGTTTTTACAATCAACAATTACAAAGCGTTGCAATTGGTTCAAATGCTGGATATTCAAATCAGGGAACAGGTGGAAGTTCGGCTATCGCAATAGGTACATTTTCTGGATATACGAGTCAAAGCAACGCAGCAGTTGCGATTGGTTATGGAGCAGGTTCTAACTCGCAAGGTTCACAGTCAGTAGGTGTAGGTCAATTCGCTGGTAGTTATTCTCAAGGTACCAACGCAGTAGCGATGGGAAATTATGCGGGTTACACAGGTCAAGTTTCAAATGCGGTTGCGATTGGTACGGCAGCAGGATCCAATTCACAAGGCACATATTCAATCGCTATTGGATATCAAGCCGGATTATCAAATCAAAGTCCGTATTCTGTTACATTAGGATATACTGCTGGAGCATCAAATCAAAAAACAGGTTGCGTAGCGATTGGAAGTGGTGCTGGACAAAATACACAAGGAAACAGTTCAGGTCATTGCGTAGCGATAGGAGATCAATCTGGTTTAACAACTCAACAAGATTTTGCTGTTGCAATGGGATATTATGCTGGAAATTATACACAAGGAGCGAGTGCGATTGCGATAGGTTTATATGCGGGATCCAACACACAAGGCAGTAGTGCTGTTGCGATAGGTATCGCCGCAGGATCCAACATACAAGGTTCAAATTCAGTTGCAATAGGAAATCAAGCTGGATTATCAAATCAAGGTACGTATGCCGTTGCGATTGGTTATAGTGCTGGTTCAAATCAGCAGACGCAAACTGTAGCGGTGGGAAGTGGTGCCGGTCAGATTTCACAATTATCCAACGCAGTTGCTGTTGGTGCGGGTGCTGGATACCAGTCTCAAGCTATTGCTGCAGTTGCCGTTGGTTATCAGACAGCAGCTATCAATCAGCAAGCCGCGGCAATTGCCGTCGGTAGCAATGCGGGTTACACAGGTCAAGTTACAAATGCGATTGCGATTGGTACGGCAGCAGGATACAGCGGTCAAACGCAGGGTGCCATCGCTATTGGATACTACGCCGGTTGTAACGCACAGGGTAATTGCAACGTTGCGATAGGCTGGCAAGCGGGCTACTACGGTCAAGTGAGTGTAGGAGTTGGAATTGGCTACCAGGCGGGCTTTTCCAATCAAAATAACGGTGGTGTGGCAATTGGTTATCAGGCAGGTCTAACGAATCAGGGCAACGGTAGTGCTTACGGAGGTGTGGCAATCGGACCAGCCGCGGGAGTTACAAATCAAGGTGGAGTTGCGACTGGAATTGGATGGTATGCAGGTTATAACACACAAGGAGCAGGTGGTGTTGCTATTGGATACGGAGCGGGCTCAAATACCCAAGGCACAACCGCCATTGCAATTGGCAGCAACGCTGGTGGTACAAGCCAAACTGCCAATTCCATTGCGATTGGATACCAGGCTGGTTCAAATACTCAAGGTACTGGAGGTTCGTCTGCGATTGCGATTGGCGTTCAGGCAGGATACACTGGGCAAAGCAACGCTGCAGTTGCGATGGGATATAATGCGGGTATGTCCAATCAGCAGGCAACAAGCGTTGCAATTGGTACTTATACAGGTAATAGCAATCAAGCAGTAAATGCGACTGCTTTGGGTTCATATGCAGCTCAGTACAGTCAAGGTGCAAGTGCAGTTGCACTTGGTGCCTATGCGGGTAACAGCAATCAAGCCGCCAATTCTATTATGCTCAATGCTACAGGTGCGGCTGTCAATCCCGCAACCACCGGCTTTTTCGTCGCTCCCGTACGCTCCACGAACACGACCACGATTGCCCTGGCGTATAATACGAATACGAACGAGATTTCCGCAGCCGCAGCGCCGCCAATCACCTTGTCGTCCATTACGGCAACCACGGCGACCCTCTCCGCACCCTCGTACGGCTACTATTACTACATTACAAACAGTGGATTCAACGGCTTGACGCTCCCTGCAAGCATTCCGACCGCCGCAGGTCAGTACTGGGTCCTCCGCAATACGACAGCGACTTACCTATCGGTCACGGTGACCAATCCGACCACGAGTATCGTAAGCCCGATTTCTATTGCGCCCCAGACGAGCGTGACAATCGCAATTTCAGGCACAGGCGTGAGCAGTAATGCATATGTTCTGTTCTAAACCTTTTTCATATATATCAAACAAGGCGACTGCGTAGCAATCTTGTTTGAAATATAGGACCCCGTAGTTAGGAATGGCGGCGTTACAGTTGTCAAGGAAGCAGTGGCCATTCGCGCCACAAGCGGTCAATAATTGCCTTTTATGGCTGGATGCGGCGGATACGTCATCTTACACATCAAGTTCGTCTATCTCAACATGGCGAAATAAGGGATACGCTGGCGGAACTGCGACCACTACATCAGGCACAATTGGGTCTACAACGGCGGATATTAATGGGCTGCCGGCGATGTCGTTTGGAACAAACGCATATATGACCGCACCATCTATGACCTTCACACAAACTACCCGTACTGTGTTTGTTATTGTCAATAATGGAGCCTCAGGTACAGTAAGACGATTTATGTGTAGTACTGGTTCTAATACAATTGATAGTTATATCCTTACTACCGGTACAGATTTAGAATTCAATTATAACGGAAATTATAATTATATAACTGCCGCACCGTATCCAATATTTAATACCACAAGTATTATGTGCGGAACGACACTCTCTACAAACGGTGGTATTTTTGTGAATGGTCTCGCCCAAACACCCTATTCTACAAATACGCCAGCCGCTTTTGGTACAGGAGCCACAACCACACAGACAATAGGATATTCAACGACTGGTACTTTTGTTCTTGGTGAGGCAATGATTTTTGACGGTGCCATTACCGATATTCAGCGCCAGCAAGTGGAAGGTTACTTAGCCCAAAAATGGGGACTCCAGTCCCTATTACCGACAACCCATCCGTATTTCACGTTGAATAATTTAATAACATATGCGTTCAAGCCGACGCAAATTCCCACGTGCGCATTGTGGTTGGACGCAAGCGATGCAACATCCATTACAGGAACATCGGTATATCAATGGAAGGATAAATCAGGTAACGGAAATAACATGTCACTTACCGCCGGCACCGTGAGTTATCTGAGTAATTTAGGACAGCCTTGCGTGAATTTCACAAGTGGTGGAATATTACAGACATCAACATATACGACAATTACAGCATCACAATCAATTATATTTGTAATATGTCAGGCAACAGCAATGTCAGGTGCGTCGTTTGATTATGTCTTCGCTTGTTCAGATATAAATAGTGGAGATAGTTCAATTCGGTTTTATCCTAATACTACAACTCTAAATGATGGATTTGCGGGTACTACATTTTATGTGAATGGGGTGTCCTATACATCAGGTACAAATTCACTTGCCACTGGCTATAATCTTATTGACGCAATCCCTACCGGTCAATCAGGATCTACACGTTTTTCATTATCAAGTTCATTTAATAGTCGTTACTTTATCGGCAACATCTGTGAGGTTATTGTCTACAGTGGACCACTTACGACCAACCAGCGCCAAGCCGTGGAGTCATATCTAGGAACGAAATGGAATATCCCAGTCGCCGGTCAAGGCAACGTCGCCCCCGTGGTGAATCCACTCGCCATCAGCGGCTGCCAGTTATGGCTAGACGCCGCTGACGCCACCACGATTGTACCGGTTGTTAGCACGTGGAACGATAAATCGGGTGAAGGAAACAACTTGTCGCTCACCGCTGGCTCAGTGACGTATGTTACACAGCCAGGACCGCCTTGCGTGAATTTCGCAAGTGGCGGAATCTTACAAACATCGAATTATATATCTCTCACCACAACTACGGCTATATTTGTTGTAGCTCAAGCGACATCACTTTCATCAGGTTGGGGGTATGTATTTGCGTTTTCTGATATTCTAAGTGGTGATTATTCTATACGATATTATACAAATACAACATCAATATATAACGGAAATAATGGTGATATCGGATATCTTACTGGATATTACGTGAATGGAGTACTTAGTGCATATGTGTCCGCTGGTACAACCACTGTACCTACAGGCTACAATTTGATAGATACAGTCAATACATCACAATCTGGATCTACACGAATATCTTTATCAAGTTCATCGAATAGCCGTTACTTCGTCGGCAACATCCGCGAAGTCATCGTGTATACAGGACCGATTACGACGACCCAAAGACAACAAGTGGAAAATTATTTGATGGCAAAATGGGGGACCGGTCGTAACTTTTGGATTGATGGCAGTGATGCCACGACGGTAACAAAGGGCACAACAATGGTACAATGGAACGATAAATCAGGTAATGGCTATAATTTAATACCTGGCAGTGGAATAACAACCTATGTACCCTATAGTACATATCCATCGGTCAAACTTAATACAAGTTATATGTATGTTAATAAACCTGTAAATTTGACACAATACACGATGTTTATTGCTGTGCTCTCTCAAACGGCGGTAAATAATCAAACAGTATTCACAGGACGTCCCAATACATCAACAAGTTACGGTTCGCTGGACGGATTTGGATTTTATGTAGATTCCACTGCTCCAGATCTACGCTTTTATTATGCTAATAGTCAAATAACAAATTATACATCATCAGGATCTATATCACAGCCACCAGTTATCGCCGCATATACATGTACTAGTACAGGTGTAACATATTCGTGGGTGAATGGTGCGTCAGGTACATCATATACTGCGGGTGGACTTACACGTTCAAGTACAGCCCAAGGATTTTCAATCGGCGGTGAATGGCAAGGCAGTTCATACGGAAATTTAGTATCTGTATCGAATGTCTATGAAATAATCGTCTATAATACAGTTCTTACAAATACTCAGGTACAGCAAATACAAACGTATTTAGGAAATAAATGGGGTGTTACAGTATCAAATCCTACAGCAGGCATTACAAATCCCACCTTAATTCCAAGCTGTGTATTATGGTTAGACGCAGCAGATCCAACAACCATTATAACGGCAGTAACCCAAATGAACGACAAATCGGGCAATGGGTATAATATAACACAATCAACAGCTAGTTATCAACCTGTGCTCACGAATAACTACCTCACCCTCGGTACATCCCTCAATTCGTATATGAATATGCCCCAAGCCGCCATCAACAACACCAGCTCATGGACTCTATTCCTCGTATTCAACCCTATAAGCTCTACAAACTGGATTATGGTCAAACAGTATGATGGAAACAATACATATAACGCACTTTCTATGACGAATTATACATCAAGTGGAGGTGGAAATACAACAGGAACTACAGGCGTTCTCTATTTTCACGCATATAATGCTGGAACGCTTTTTACGGGACCATCTGCACTAACCACCTCCACAAATCAACTGCTTACTCTTATCTGTAATGGAACAAATATCTACTATTACATCAATGGCGTATTGGCGGCAATTACAAATGGAACTTTTACGATTCAGAGTCAAACCGGTGCAACAAACGCAACCTTGGGTGCGTGGATTAGTAGCGGGTCCCTTGTCAATTCAGGTGTTACCAACTTCCAGCTAGGTGAATTAGACTTTTACAATTCGGCACTCACCACTTCGCAAACCCAGCAGATTGAGGCGTCCCTCATGAACAAATGGAGCATTACAAATACGGTACAAACCGCAAACGGTTCGTTAATTGATACACCATTTCTGCCAACCGATATTACTGGATGCGTGGTATGGTATGATGGAGCAGATACATCAAATATGGTAATGACAGGCACAGCAATGACAACATGGAAGGATAAATCTGGCAATGGGTATAATGCGACAGGTGTAAATTCGCCGGCATATGTTATTAGCACTGGTGGAGTGTCCTTTACTGCAGCATCGGTACAGTATTTTACCATGTCAGTTCCATATTCTAAGACAAATACGATGTTTATGGTCGCAAGCCCTGTACCTTCATCAACATCAGGTATGTACTATATGAATACTTCTGTTGGAAACGCAGGATCCTTTTTTTTAGGAGGTTATAATAGTTCTTATATATGTGCGTATTTACCAGAAGATACTGTACCTGAACCTGTATTTTCAGCCGGTCTTCCAACAAATCCATTTGTAGTATGTCTTACTAAAACTACAGGTGCGACATATACTGGATATTATAATGGTGTCCAGGTATTTACAGGTACAGAAAGTACAACCGATACGGCATCTACATGGGCATGGTTGGGTGGTGCTGGTGTGATTAGCGGAACCTTCTATAATGCTTTAACTGCGACTATTTACGAACTTGTTATTTACAATTCTGCCTTATCAACCGCTCAAATTGCCAAGGTAAATTCTTATCTCCAACGCAAATGGAATACTGCGCTCACCGTCACAACGATTCCAACACCGGTGTACAATCGCCCCTTCCAACCGGTAGATATTACGGGTTGCCTGTTGTGGTTGGATGCGTATGATTTGACAACCTTATTTCAAAATACCGCCGGCACAACTGCGGTAACCGCTGCAGGACAACAAGTCCAGTATTGGGCTGATAAATCAGGTAATGCGAATAATGCTACATCATCAGAAACGGCAATGACCTATAATACATCAGGAATAGGCTATCCATCCATTTATTTTAGTGGTAGTCAGACAAACGGACTTCGAACAAACGTCGTTGTAACAGATTCTACTTATTTTTATGTTGTATATATGACACAAACATCTGGCGTGTATGTATTTTCAGGACACCAAGGACCCACACATCTGAAACAAAACTATACTGCTAATAATCTTCTACAAATGGACTATTCTGGTATTGGAGGTATAGGAGGATCAGTCGGTATGAATACAACTACAATAGTCACACGTCAAGATACCTCTTCATCAGGGCTGATGGCAGGTTGGCAAAATGGTGCATCTATTGGAAGTAAATCAATGGGTGTTACCGGTGAGACATTTACACAACTCAGCTTAGGAGTTGATTATCCGTCTGGATTTACAGGTATTTTATATATGTCAGAAGTAATTATCTACAATTCGGTCTTATCAACAGGACAACGCCAACAGGTAGAGGCATATTTGGCTTGGAAATATGGACTCATATCCTCTCTTGCTAGCGGTCATCCAGGCAGAACATTACCATCCTTCAGTACCGTATTCAGCCCAAAAACTATTTCTGGACTACAAATGTGGTTAGATGGTACAGATCCAAATGCTACGGGTGTTCCGCCTGCCAATGGAACAACAGTGAGCACATGGTACGATAAATCTGGAAATGGATATAACGCAACGGTTGCGTCTGGTAAGATTGCTGGAACCTATTCAACGGCAAATAAAGCAATATATTGTACAGCGTCAAATACGGGTTACGTGACGTCCTACACAGCGGCTCCCTCTCTAGAAACAATGTTTGTTGTATTCAATAATCCAAGTCCAAGTGGCAATAACAATATGGTCATTGGTGGACCACAAGGTGCCAGATCGTTATCTGGAGGATATGCTGGAGGTGGTGCTGGTGTGGGCGCAGTTTCCTATTTGAATAACGAGGTGACATGGACAGGAATGGCATCTATGCCGGCTTCAACGTACACATCTGGAACAACAGTTATTATAACAGGTCAAGTGAATGGATTAACTACAAGCATATCCCAAAACGGCGGAACGATATATTCCAATACAACAGCATCTGCATTCACTGCTGGAACTACGACCTATTTAGGAACCGATTACTACAGTGCAAGTTATTACTATATTGGATATGAAATGGAAGTCATTTTCTATAATTCATTACTCACCTTATCCCAACGCCAGCAGGTAGAAGGATACTTAGCATGGAAATGGGGATTAGCGTCCTCATTGCCAACTACACACCCGTTTAAGAAATTCGCACCTTAAATCTAATTTATAGTACTGATATACGATACAACATTGACGTTAGGAACAGCGTCGGCACTCATATAAATTATAAGCGTATTGCCGAGGAATCCGTATGACATACTAATTCCTCCAAAGTAGGAATCAAACTGGGTCACTTGTGCGCCAAGGTCAACTCCTAGAAGCCACGAGCAATAGTCGTACATATCACGCGTAACACCATCGGAGCAGGGAGATGGATGTAGCAGTGGCATAGTGAGCAAGGTGTAGAGCGGAGGATAACCGAGTGATGCCCATGTTTGAAACGTAGGATTCAGAACTCCTATATTCGGATACAGAATGGCACTGAGTGTAGCAGTATCTGTAGTTTCTTGTTGAATCTTACCAACTTGCGAATTTTGAAGTTCCTGAATTGTATAGAGCGGACCGGTGGCACCAGTGGGTCCAGTGTCGCCTGTAGCACCAGAAGAACCTGTGGGTCCTGTGGCACCCGTATCACCAGAAGAACCCGTGGGTCCTGTGGCACCTGTATCACCAGAAGAACCTGTAGGTCCTGTGGCACCCGTAGTACCCGTGGCACCCGTATTACCTGTCATACCTGTGGGTCCTGTCGCACCCGTATCACCAGAAGAACCCGTAGGTCCTGTGGTACCCGTATCACCAGAAGAACCTGTAGGTCCTGTGGCACCCGTAGCACCCGTGGCACCCGTATCGCCCGTCATACCAGTGGGTCCTGTATCGCCCGTCATACCCGTGGGTCCTGTATCACCCGTGACACCCGTGGCACCCGTATCACCTGTCATACCCGTGGGTCCTGTGGCACCCGTATCGCCAGTCCATCCAGTAGGTCCCGTTTCACCACTAATACCCGTTGCCCCCGTTTCTCCCGTTGCTCCCGTTACCCCTGTTGCGCCTGTATCACCTGTCGGACCACTCATCTAATTACAAAGTCTAAATTTGTCATGCTCTAAACCCTCTCGCCTTCGGACGAGAGGGTTCTGCCTGCTTCGCAGGGCTAAACCGCCATCCGCTCTGCCCAAGCGGGGTAAATATCAACCGCCTTAGGAAATCCCACCCTATCCTGAATCCATAGCGCAGGCATCGTCACAAGCTTACCATTCCCACGACCCAAGTAAGCCCCCCACCACGAGAACGTACTATTTGCGCAGATGCCGCCAAGAGTACATCCCATCATCGCCGAAAGCGTCTCGTACTCATCGCCAGAGAACCAAATCCATCTATCCGCACGAATAGCAGGATGCCGTGAAGGCAGAACGGACTTACACCACGCCAAATCGTCGGAGCATACAACAACGTACGCCTCCTCAAAAAGCGACAACGCCCGCTCGTAGTACGAAGAGAGTTCCACGTAGTGGTGATGATTGAACGGGTGGAGATAATCGCCACGACGGACGTGTAGAAAGACCGTGGGCACCCTCTCGCCCCAATCACTAGCCATCACTCTAGCCAACCGAACGCCCCCGCTAGGAAAGTATCGCTCGGACTGGAATGCCCCACACAACTTAACATTGCCCGCCACGTGAGGCAGCTCATGGTAAGTCATTGCGTCCACGAAATCCTCGCGCAGCTCGGTCCATTTCATCCCAACCAACGACTCCTCACCAATTGTTGGAATTTCAGGAAAGTAATCACATACTCGCTCCCCACCAGGCTGCGCAGAGTTCGCCTTCACCCATTCCTTTACGAAGACCGCCCGATGCCCGTGTCGTTCAGCGTAGCCGAGCATAGCAGCGATTTGAAATAGGCGATTACCGAGACCATCACCAATAACACAGGTTACTACCCACCCGCTGCTCATTAAAATTATTTTTTCTCATACCCCTTAGATGGACCCAGTCCGTCAGGACGGCACACCCGGCTGCCGATTTTGTTTTGATCCAGCCTCTCCTACAGACCCCCTTATTACCCCTTGTAGGTGTACAGGTAGTATTAAATATATTCATCTCCAATGTTTGAAACAATGGAGAAGAACAACAGAGAATCCTGATTTTATTCGCCAGTGCCAACTATGTCTTGAACATTACAATATGCCACTAAAACATCCGTTAGAAAATATACCAAATATTGAACACGACCAAGTATGGTTTTTATTATCAAAGCCATATATTCCAATTGTTCTATCCAATTATATTTACATTATAATGAATCAAGACACAACAAAAGAAAAATTACTTAATGCGTTTGATTTAATAAAAATTTCGCCAGAAACATTCCCAAATATATTATTTTTTGGTATGTCCACCGGAATTTTTGCGTGTTATCTAACATATTACATAAATTTTTTGTACCACGTGAAAAATAAAAAGTTGTACGCAAAATATTGGTTATCGTTCAATCTGAATAACACCTGTCCTTTACCCTATGCTTCAGCAATATTACTATCGTATATTATGATATATTTACAAATATACCCATTTGGAATATTTTTTATTCTCATGCTTCCGAAATTTATGATTATTCATACTACAATTTTACATAGTATCAACATAGACGCAGAATTATAATCACCGCCCATACCAGAATGCTTAAAGAGGTCTTTCACAGTGAAAAGGTCCATGCGGCGTCTGGTATGCCTACTACTCACGATGTAGTTTCTATCAATAATGGAAAAGGGTATAAGTTACGTGAAATACTCAATAACCACGGTAACGTAAAAAATCGTACACGAAAAGTCCTAAGTCGCAAGGAAATCCGTCATATTATGAGCGGCAATTTCTTACCCGGTCTGTGGGATAATTGCTTACCCAACCGCGGAGTAGCCTCACGTAAAAAGTCACGGCGTAATTCCAGGAGATGATATTTGAATTGCTCTTCCTGGTCTTATTGATTTTTGGAATAGCCGTTGTGGCATATCGCGGCGCCATTCATGAGTTTCAGATTTTACAGAAGGATTACGTACCTGACGCAAATTGGAAGGAGATGATGAACGAACAATTACCAATCGTCATTCGTAGCCTACCGAAGCATTGGTTGGGCAACTGGGCATATAATAAAACGGCGAACAAGACGTGGGAACTTATAGTTGAGGATAGTGAGGGCAAGAAGTTCAAAACTCCGTGGAACGTATGGCTCCAGACGCCAAATAATACGACTCCTACGAGCCTTGCTAACATCGCCGACTCAATCAAACTTCGGAATAATTTTGAGCACTGGGCGGCGGAGGGTTTCCATCAATGGTACACCGTTCCTACCCAGACACCGACTCCGTATATTTATCAACAGAACGATGTTATGGGACTTCGTAAAGGCGTTGCCGATTTTACGGCGATTGTCTCGACCGATGGTACACCATTAGAGTTATGGATTGCCCATGAGGGTGCCATTCCTGCCAAAGACGCGGATGATATTATCGGTAAGGATCCCTGGATACAGACGACGAAAGAGATTCCGTGGATCGGTGATGTGAAGTATATTGAGATTAAGTTACGCCCAGGCAATACCATTCTCATTCCCCGCCATTGGTGGTACGCCGTGCGCGCAGCAAAGGAACAGACGGAGCAGCCGTTGCCGACGTATGCGTGGTTTTGGCGGGGCGAGATTCACAGTCCGGTAAGTTGGCTGGCGAGCCGTATTCGCAAAGAGCCATGAGCCATGAGCCCCTCCGTAACCCATAAAAAATGAAGATATCCACGAGGAATAACCGTTCCTGGTAGATATGAGCGACGCAGAGTCAGAGGGCTACGAGTCATCCTCCACCGCCGGTACGAATTCAACCGGTACTACAAGCAAGACGGCAAAACTTATGAATCTATTTGAAATGGAGTGCGATCTAGAGGAAATGACCGAGACGATTGAGTCGCTCGTCAATAATTTGAGTCATATTGATACACATATGAAAACGATTGAAAAACCCATCATAGAACTCGCCTTGGAACAATTCAGAGACCCCGCTTTTCTAGAATCGTCTCCGTTTCGCCATCAAACATTCGCTGTGAAGCCGCCCGGTTTGCCGAATATTGACCTCACCAAGCGTTATCCGTATAAGGATATCGTCAGCGCTGTAAAAAACTATATATTTGCTGAAAAATTGGTGAGCCCAGAGGGCGCCATCCGTGTCAACAAGCCACTCTCCTTATTGTTTGAAATCCCAGAAACCGAGACGACCTTCTTGAAACTGTTGGTTCGTCTTCGTAAAGTTCTTATTTAATCAATCTTGACGCCCTCTTCGGCGAGCATATCCTTCCATGCCTGGCTGGTTGTTGTTACATTATTGATGCGGCAGACACCGTTTTCGCATACAACATCGGCAATGACTTCACCGCTGAGTCCGGTCGCGGCACTAGTAGAAACAAGGGGCGGCATACACTTAGTACATTCATCATCGCAACCATTACACTTAGGTACAGCACTGAGATTCACTCCATCTTCATTATCCGCATCAGCGCCGCTATCAACATCTTCAGGTTGTAGTTCTTCATCTTCACCTTCGTATTCGCCTTCGTCTTCGCCTTCGTCTTCGCCTTCAGTCTCTTCATCAACTGCGTGATTGAGAACAATACGATTCAGATAGTTATTTTTGTATACAACATACCCGATGAGTAGAACTTGTCCGCCAATGAATGTCGTAGAGATGAGCGCAACGGTAATATGTTCATTGAGCATTGACTGAAGAACTAGAACGACAAATTCTAGTGTTAGGTAAAGAATTTGAAAGAAGGTGTAAAGGGCGGCGGCACTCGCAATGGGTACGACACAGAGAACTGGTACATACTTACGTGGAAAAGCGGGATAGAGATAGAACAGGGCGAGAGAACCAAAGAGACCAGCATAGCCACCAATACCAAGAAGCCAAGTACTTAGTCCAACACTCGTCATCTTAACTAAGGAGTAATGCCCCTCCCTTACCTTCGCCAAACCACGCTCAATTTTGTTCGTCCCGAGGGAAAAAAAATGACGTAAGCCTACACAACTGCTAAATTTCACAAAACGCATTCAACCCCGGCAAAATGAAATCGCAGAATAAAGTACCGGCAATGAACGCTGTATCAACTCCTCCTGATATCATAGTTCCCCGTCGTCGTTCCACGTCAGTGGATAGTGGATCGTTAGGCGCCCGCGGTAGCCAGCAAAAGGAAGAGGCGTTCCAAGTGATTACACGCCGCCGTTTTCCTAAGACGGAACCAATTTTACAACCAAATCCAAATCGTTTTGTAATCTTTCCTATTGCAAACCAGAAGGTATGGGAAATGTATAAGAAAGCGGAAGGTAGTTTCTGGACTGCGGAGGAGTTAGACCTCTCGAGAGACCGTAAGGATTGGGATAGTCTCAATAAGGACGAGCGTCATTTCATTAGTCACGTCTTGGCATTCTTTGCCGCCAGTGATGGTATCGTTAATGAGAACTTAGCGATGAACTTTATGAAGCAGGTACAGATTCCAGAGGCGCGCTGCTTCTATGGGTTTCAGATTGCTATGGAGAACATCCACTGTGTAACGCCCGAGACTCCTATTCTGACTAAAACTGGCTACTTTCCTATTGGTACGCTAACTGATACAGCTGTAGATGTATGGAATGGCTCCGAGTTTAGTAATGTTACAGTTCGTAAAACATCAGATAGTTCTAAGATTTATCGTGTACATCTGGATAATGGAATGTCACTAGACTGTACGGATGGTCACAAATGGTTAGTCAGGGTAGGACCTGTTCTTCATCCTGAGCGATGCCACGAGGAACGTATTATAACAAAAGACCTCAAGGTTGATGATATACTAATGGGATGGGAAACACCGATTGTAGACATTTCAGATATAGATGAGTTTAAAAATCCCTATACGCACGGATTCTTCTGTGGTGATGGAAATTATGTGAATGAATATCCATTTATTCGTCTATACGGTGAGAAGAAGAACCTACTTGAACACCTTGTAGTATCTAAGAGTAGGACTGATGGTGATATTACTGCATGCTATCTTACAAACTGTATCAATAAGCCGAAGTTCTTTGTGCCTATTAATTATAGTATAGATACCAAACTACGCTGGCTAGAGGGTTACGCAGATGCAGATGGTTGTGCGAAACTCAGCGTGGGTGGTGATACTTCTATACAAATTGGCTGTGTTCAGTTAGATTATCTCAAGAATGTACAACTAATGCTTACAACTCTAGGCATTGTAACAAACATTAAACTCAATAGGGAAGAGTGTGAAAAGTTAATGCCTGATGGAAAGGGTGGTGAAAAGAATTACAGTTGTAAGGCAATCTATGTTCTCTATATTACATGTAATGCTGTACAAAAACTTCGTGCTATTGGCTTTAGTCCTAAGCGACTTGTTCTAAGCACAAATCCCGTTTCCGAAAAGAAGAAACTCATACGAATTAAGGGTGTAGAGGACTTAAATAAAATGAGCCCGACCTATTGTTTTAACGAGCCTATACATCATAAGGGTGTATTTAATGGAATTCTAACCGGACAAAGTGAAGTGTACTCATTGCTGATTGATACGTATATTAAGGACCAAACGGAGAAGACCCATTTGCTCAAGGCGATTGAGACCATTCCGTGCGTCAAGAAGAAGGCGGAATGGGCGATTCAATGGATGGAATCGGATGAAGCGGACTTTGCCTCGCGTCTAATGGCATTTGCGGCAGTAGAGGGTATCTTCTTTAGCGGAGCGTTCTGCTCTATCTTCTGGCTCAAGGAGCGTGGTCTCATGCCTGGACTTACCACATCCAACGAGTTTATCTCACGTGACGAGGGTATGCATACAGAGTTCGCCTGCCTACTATACAGCATGCTCCAGACAAAACTAAGCAAGACAAAGGCACATAAGATGATTCGTGAAGCGGTCAAGTGTGAGAAGGAGTTTATTACGGAGTCTCTCCCTTGCGGACTTATCGGCATGAATGCGAAGATGATGAGTCAGTATCTAGAATTTGTAGCCGATAGACTCCTCGTTCAACTGGGCTATCCGAAGATTTGGAATACGGCGAATCCGTTTCCGTTTATGGAGCGCATCTCCCTGGAGGGCAAGGATAACTTCTTTGAGAAGCGCGTCAGCAATTATTCCAAGGCGGGAGTCGGTAGAACGACGGAGCAGATGACCTTTGCGACGGACGCTGAATTTTAGTGGCGAAGGCTCGCCGAGTTTTAACAAAAATCAACCCCCTGAGTATAGAATGGCAAACCGCACACGTAAGAATAACCACAAGAACAGCCGTAAGAATACCCGCAAGCAGCGCGGCGGCAAGAAGCTCAATGGCTACATGAAGTTCGCCCAGAAGACACGCCCTGAGATTCTCCGCGAAAACCCATCTCTCCGCAGCAACGTTGTAGCGGTTGCCCGTAAGATTGGCGAGAAGTGGCGTGCCCTCAGCCCCGCTGAAAAGGCGCGATATTAGACACCCTATAGTAGGAATGTCCGGTTTTTTAAACAGACTTACTAGCTTTTTTAACAAGGAACATCCGGTTGTTAGAAAAGCAACGACCATCACACGTCGCCGTATAGAGCCACTAAAAACCAACTCTACACGTCGTATTGGTAGACTCCCTCCACCTGTACGATTACGACTTACCGGTAGAGCATTTGTACCGAAAGCCGCCGAGGAGCAGCGTATAATATTAGCACGGGCGATTGCCTCTAATCAGGCGAATCGTCTCAATACCGCCCGTAAACAATCGGCGATGACGCCGAAGCGACGCCGCCGCTCATCTACACGTAGGGCAGTGTCCCGCTAAGCTATAGAGTGTGAGTAGCCGAAGCACAAACCCCTCCCACGTCTTCCACGATAACATACCGGTTCCTGAAATGCCGATGAGTTTTTCAAGAAACCGTTTGAGGGATTCCATTTTGATAACTAGATTAAACGATCCGTACGTTTCGGTTAACATCGCCTTAGGAAACGACGGTTTTCCTAGACGCTCATTGACCGCCTCGTGTAAGTCGTAAATATATCCGACAACCCAATCGTGTAACGTCGCTATAGGTATTTTGCGTAACCGAACAACGGGATGGGTCTTGAGCCACCCAGTTATATGCTTAGCACATTCGGGGCAAGGAACTATCTTGGGCAGCCCCTCAAATATAGAAATCCAGAGTTGCCGCTCATCCTCATTTTGCCCCGATTGCTCAGCAAATCCGTGTAAAATCGCCCACAGAGTTGGACCCCAATCATCAATAGAGGGCGCATCAATGGTGGGCTTCGCACAACGGGAACAAGGCATTTAACCGCCGCTAGATTTTATTTCGGCTTTTTTAGCGTGCGTCCTAGATAAGATGATACCGGCATGTCCGAAGTTGGTCGCCGACCAAATTGTAGATCTATCGAACAAATTTACCTATCAACATCTTCTATTCAAGTCTTCTTCTCCATCTATTGTTCGAAATCCAGCTAACGCAGACGAGTATCTTGTGCTCTCCCGTTGCCTCGGTCCGCCCTTATGGCGTAATCTCAATCAACTTATCACCCTAACCTGTGATTTTAACGTCAAGGAGACCAAATTAATAGACGACGGTTATGTCTCAGGACCTCATCCAAATGGTGGATATGAAGATATACGACTTTTTGTATACGAAAACCAACTTTATTACTTAGCCGTATATCTTAATAAATTAATGAGGGTCGTGGTCGTATCAGGAGTGTTTAATGGAACGAACTTTGATAGACAACATATACAACCCAAGTTCAAAACCGAATTTCGTGTAGAGAAGAATTGGTCATTTGTCAATTATAATTCTAAATTATGTGTAATTTACCGATGGTATCCGTTACAAATATGTGATATTAATTTTGAAACGCACGAACTCACTATACTAGAAGAGCGCAAAATGCCGAACGATTTTAATAGTATGTGTGGGTCATCGTGCGCCGTAGAATACAACGACCAACTCTGGTTTATTGTTCATTATCATAAAAACCGCCGGTATAGACACGCCTTTGTCGTTTTTGACAAACGCATGAATCTGATAAAATATTCAGAATGGTTTCAACTAGAGGCGGACCGAGAATTTGCCTACGGATTTATGATAGAGAACGACCGATTTATTATAGGTCATAGTGTCCAAAATTCGGCGACGAAACTTCGTATTTTCAGTGCCGAGTATATAAATACAGCACTAAAATATACTACACCAACAGAATGAAGATAGGATTTATTGGGCTAGGCAAAGTCGGCAAAGCCCTCTATGACGTATTTACCGAATATCATACAACATCGTTCTATGATATTAAGTTCCCTAACACTCGTATAGAAGATATACTCACCACCGATATTGTCGTCGTCGCCGTTCCTACACCCTTGACCCCTCAAAACGAATGTGATATAAGTATTGTAGAATCTGCTATTCACTCTCTCAGCACCCATAACTACCAAGGCGTCGTCTGTATCAAGAGTACGGTAATACCAGGCACCACGCTAGCTCTCGCCGAAAAATACAAACTCCGTATTGCCGTATGCCCAGAATTTTTAAAGGAACGGCAAGGCTATGCCGATATCAAGGCGGCGAATGTATGTATTATAGGAACGGAGGATTCCGCCGCCGCCGCTGCCATCGCCGCCATGTACCAACCACTCAATTGTAAGATATCCCAGGTTCACCCTACCGAAGCGGAACTCACAAAATACTTTCAAAATCTTTATAATACGCAGAAAATTTTATTCGCCAACGCATTTTACGAGATTTGTAAGCAAAAAAATGTAAATTATAATACAATTATCAAAAATTTAGAAGAGAGAAAATCGGTAGACACCGAATATTTACACTGTAATGAGCATCTGAGGGGTCCAGCGGGTGCTTGCTTACCGAAGGATACAATAGCATTTAATACATTTGTAGAGCAACTTCCGCTCAAACAGACACCGAATATTTTTGAGGCGATGGTGAAGGACATGAACATTTACCCCCAAACCGATAAAAATTGACGCGAGCAAAAATCTCTTCCGTCGGCAATCATTCCCCTCATTATGTCGTCTTCACCCCCTTGCCGTTTTAACTACAATGGTGTCCCCAAGTCTGCCGCGATCATGATTATTCTCCAGAAGAACGGTCATCCCGATGATAAGCTCGTCATTCGCCCCACGGATGGCAGCACCAACTTTACGGCTGTCTTTACTCAGAATACGATCGGCGTTCGTTCTGAACGTTCTCTCGTACATTCTGAGCTCTTCCCCTACATTGAGCGTTTCCTAGAATCGCTTGACTATGATAGTGCCTCGTGTGACTTCGTCCAGATTGACGTCCCTGGTTACACGTCGGTGATGATCAAGTCATCGAATGTTCGTTTCTACATGGATACATTCTATGCCCAGGTCCGCTCTCTATTCAACTCGTGGCCAACGGAAGTAACTGGATCCATTCGCACTGAGCCAACTTACGCGTCATACAGCTACTCTACTCAGACCGATAAGCGCAGCCCCAGCCCACGTGTAACCCGTTCTATGGCACAGCAGCGTACGGCTTTCTAAACCCCACAAATATCTAAAACGAAAAAATTGACAGATTCTTTTTGATTGTAGGTCATAATTAGCCTCTGCCTTCCTTCGTCCCTTCCTTTGCCCCTCCTTCCTCCAAACTCTTTCTGTATCCTACTTCTTTCTTTCCTTCATACATATCAAGCAACCATGCCTCGTTCTAAGAAGGGTCGTGTTTCCGGTACCGAGCGCCAAGCAATTAATAGTAAGCGTGCGGTGGCAGCTATCAATGGCACCTCAGAGGGTGTCATATTTGCGCGCGTGACCAAGATGCTGGGTCAAGGTCATATTTCTGTTGCAATTCCCTACAAGCACGGCATCAAGGAGTTGAATGCCCGTATTCCAAATATTCTGGGTCGCCGTGGTGCGACTCCTATCACCGTAAAGGATGTCGTCGCAATCTTCGTCGGCGAGGACTACGATCCCGATGCGTCCGCAGTCGCAGGCGAGCACTTTGACGTTGTTGCCATCCTCACATCCAAGCAGGCGGGTAAACTACGGCAGGAGGGTGCCATCCCTGATTGGATGACGAACGACGGTGGCGGCGTTGCTGGCGGTCCCAGTGGTGCCAACGATGGCGGCTTTGAGTTCGGCTACGACGACGAAGAAGAGAAGAAGAGCGGTGATGACGAAAAGGAGTCCAGCGACGAAGAACTCCGTGCCAAACTGGGCGCAAATCGTCTCGCGCACCGTGAGCCAGTCGCCGACAGCGAGCTTAATATTGATGATATTTAATCCCCAATCTAAACACCAACTACCAGTCTATTGTTAGGTCGTTACGCTTAGAAACCCAAAAAATCAAAAACAAAATAAAAATATTTTTGATTTTACGGGGGCTTATTCGCTTCATTCGGCGGTATACTTTTTAGGTGCGACGGCGCTTATGATTCTTACGCGTCTTACGCGTCTTATGCGTCTTACGCGTATTATTCATTTCCATCGGTTTTTTAAATACAACAAATCTGTTACAAACTTCATCTTCAAATGGTGCGGACACTATAAATGGCATATCCTCTCTGCGAACTACCGACGATTCCCACGGATGTTTTTTCGTTAATATTCGCTTTAGAAACGTTTTGAAATTGTCTAATGCTTTCTCAGTACTCATACCTTTTTCCAAAAAATCATGACCTAAAGGTATAACAATTGTGCCACCTGGTTTGAGAATCTTCCAACCATCATCAAAGAGATTAATGAAGACTGAGTAGCCGATTGGGGTTACGCGTGAGAATGGAGCATAAATCGGGCAGTGCTGCGTCCAAATCATCGTTTTGGACTCAGGACCGTAATCACTCCATTTACGATTTGAGGTATAAGGATCTACAAAATCAAGTTCAAATCGTACAGGAGTATCAAAGCGCGGTGGATAAAATAGAAATAGTGGTCCATCTTCGGCTTCGTTGTGGCACGCCACCAAAATATCCATCCCTACTTGATAAAAACAAAATTGAAGGCTCCGCATTTTCTTTAAGCCGAAAGCACCATGCCGCTCTCTAAGAACTTATACGAGGTCCAAGACCTCGCCGCCTCCCTCCTCCTGTCCCTAGAAGAATGTAATGTTCCTCTAGCCTTGACCATTCTTAATGAACTTCTTCTGAGTCTAGAAACCGAGCTTGCTCATAAAGTTCTTGGCTTTGCCTGGCTGTTAGCACAACCGGACAAAGACCTTACTCCGCAGCGGTTTACGGCTTGGCGTTCTCACCGTTACGATGTTCTCCTTGCCTCCTTTACTCCAGCTCCACTCATACGCCCGCCCTATACGTTAGTCGGCGACTACCCGCCACCCCCAACGGGCAGCTATGCGCCGCCAAGAGAATGGCACGCCAAGCCGGCGGGCTGGACCGATGCCGAGTGTGGAGCATTTTATCAGCACATTCAACACGCACTACAGAATAAGCAGTGTTGGCGCGCGTATCTGCTTACTCGTCCTCTTCTTGCGCATCCAAGTGCCTTTTGGAGTTTTCTACAGGCGATGGGCACCCCGCTAGAGCTCCTCAAGTTTGCCCAGCACCCGCATCTCCACGGGCAAATCCTTGAACACGCAATGTATATTCTAGCATATCCGCCGCCGCCGATGGAAATTATCCTACAGGAGCCGGTCCCTTCAGGACGAGTCATTTATATCCATCCAGAAGCACGCAACCGCTGGAATGTTCCGCCGACCGCTCCAACAAAACTCATTGGACAGCCGAATTTCATCTTTGAAGAGAGCACTTACTGGAACCAAGAGCGTGACCGATATCAAATTGACCTGGACACAAAGGGACATATTCGGTGCGAATCGGAGCAACTCTATCAGGATTTCTTCCAACACAACTTTCCGCTTGATATTCCAGACGAATGGCTGGTAGCGGAGCGAGAGAAGAGCCATCCACACGCCCAGAATTACCAGCCTGAGGTAAATCCGTGGGCACCAGTCTTTCACGAACTAATTACGCCGGTCCCCGTGGTCATTTCGCGCTAAAAAATAGTACTTTTCAAATTCAAGGATAGATTGTAAAAAGTTCGCTTCAGGAAAGAAGGCGACTTCACGCTGAGAACGGATGTAAGGTATTATATCCGATGTGCGATGACCTGATAATGCGATGATTGACATTGCCATAACAGCAGCGGACCGTTGCATGCCTGCGTAACAATGGATCAATATGACCGAACCGTTTTTATATTCATTGATGACTTTGTAGACGATTTCAGGTGACCAGTCCGCCATATTTTTGATTTCCGCCGGTTGTAAATTATCATCCACCGGCACACGATACTTGCGCTTAATTAGGGGTGAAAATGGTAAGTCCTTGGTACAGTTGAACACCGTGGTGATACCGGCACCCTTCAAAAAATCAGGGTCGGTGGAGGATCGTTTATTACCGAGCCACAACCGGGGCAAAATAAGGTCTGCGTGCTGATATGACTTCATGTCCATCCCTCCTAGTCGTCTCAAAGATTTACGGTGAGTGGCGGTTCCTCGTTCAATTCAAGAACATTCTCTGTGTATATAGCGGCGTCGATAAGAACGTTGAGCGCGTATGTACGTGCGAGGGAGGTTTCATTCGGCGGACGTGGATGACGCGTTCTACGCATTGTATCATACATAAATATACGAGTCTCATCATATAATTTTCGGAAATCGTCAATCATATCTTCATAAAATTTATAATCGTTATGGAGTATATTAATATTAGTATAAATCCATATAGCCATTACAATAGAATCCCATCTATTTTGTAGTATATCGGTCAGTTTCCGTTCAATAATCATACTGCGCATACGTGCCGATATATGCATATCTTGTTCTTCTATGATTTCATCAATGGTTTCTCCATAGATATCCTGGGTTGTTGGGTCGTCCTTGAGTTTGAAGAGTTCGGCGGCGGCGTGGACACCGAGTTCTTTTTCACAAAATTTCGCAAAGACCGAAATAACATAATTACAATTGTAATAGTTGAGAAACATCGGCGGCGGAATACGATGAATTCTTGCCAGGTTACAAATCATTTGCTGAGTGATGGACATTAGTTGCGGCTTCGTCCATTCCAAATTTGTGTAAGGATTCTTAGGTGGCTTTGGTGATGCAATTCCATACGCACAATATCGCAGCGACGATAAAATCATTTTAAGTATTGTATTTGTGTGAAATAGATATTTGGCACGAGTCTTGAAATCGTATACGGCGACGGTCATATTTGCGGGAATCGCTGTAGTCGTATGAAGGTCGTCCTCGCCGACTACCCGTTGGTCCATTTTTTTTAGAAGTCGCCGCTGAACATACTTTAGAATAGCCATACGTAGAGCAATATTCAAACATATAAGTTTATCTAGATGCGTTGATATAGCCTGATTATAGAAGAATGGATTTGAATGCTTGAGCGTACTTGGCATACCAGATTCGACGAGTTTAGGACCGGTCCACATATCGCTAATAAGAGTATACCATTCAGTACGTTTACGATATATAGCCGTAATCGTATTATAAAGCCAGGGACTATAATCTTCCTTTCGGCAGTACAGAAGCGAAATACACCCTGGAACAGGAGCCTTAGGCTTACCAGCCAGACCATCAATCCATTGTTTCATAATGTATTTAGGAACAGGACAATGAATAGTAGACGTCTGTTTCTTCTTTTCATAATGCCGCTTCTTTTGGAATTTTGATCTCTTAGACGGTTTTTTCTTCAGCGACTTCGTTATTATAGCAGCCTTGAAGAGTTCCTCCATTTACGTTACTATTTCTTGGTAAAAAATACTACGACCAATAACGAAATTCAATTTTTGTCAGTTTCTAGAATCCATCGCAAAGCATAGTTGACCATCAGCCCTTTTACAACGTTACCGTCCATATCATAGAGCTCGGAGAATTGCGTCCCTTCACACGCCCAATAGACGACTCCTTCAATCCGAATGGGTAGACGACGAGGTAGTCCAATCAGCGACACAGAATCGTAGGGCAAGAGCCCATCGGGCAGCCGTTCCTCTTCACGACCATCAAACCCTCTATGTTTGAAACAACAGGCGCCTTCAAAGGCGGTTCCGCCGCAGCGAAGCCACATTCCACCGGAACGTCGTACTGTCATACGGCATGTCAGCCCCACCCACCAGGGCTCCTGTCCATCTGTAGAAATTCGGGTGGTGACACCGCGTGTAGGAATGACTTTTCGTAAATCGTTGTATGGAATTTTTGTTATCTGCGACACATCTCGTAGGAAAGTGGCATCCATGCGCCATAGGACCTCTTGTAGGTTTTCCCACAGTCCAGTAGGAATTCGTTGAACGACCTCCATTGGTTGTTACTTATCACCGTAGTGCGGATAGACACATTCAAATTTTTCGCCTGCGTAGTAAATGGCAAAGCCCGGTTCTAAAGATTCGTGGGGACCAAAAGTATGGCGGGTACTACATAATTTGGCGTGGTTAAGTGATAGAACGGATCTACCATTTTTATGGAAGAAGTTGTTGAAAACACTCTCGGATGTCATGCCGTGTCCCATATGCCGTGGACATTTGGCAGAGTATCTCAAACACCGAGCGTTATTCACAAATAAGAATTTACACTTGGTAAAGGGTCCAGAGATTAAGGAACGAATGATCTATAATATTTGGGCATTACATAATGCTGTCAATGAGCGGAATGGCAAGCCTGAATTTCCTCTGGAATTACTCAACGCACTCTATGTAGATAAAGTTCGTTCAGATATAATTAGCGAAACGGGTCGTATTTTACGAGATATTCATGCGGAATGGGAGCCGATTGTGTTACAACAGATTACCGGTGCCGCTTTCCGTGAATGGCGTAATGATACATCACTTATTATAGGACTAGTATCAGGCGGACCCAACTAGGCGGCACAAACAACGGGCACTGTCTCCTCGCCGGGTGGTGCCATAGAATTGACGACCTGTAATATATCTGGTACCATACCAACACGTGCCGCACCTCCACACGCATTGAGGATATTCCAGAAACCGATAGATAATCCTGCGCCGATGAGAACACCGAGTGATCCACCGAGGTAGGATTCGCAACCGCTGAATCCACGCATTAATAAAAGTAGGAAAAAGACAACGCCGATAATGATGGTTGTTAGGGTAAAGGCTTGACGAATATCCGCCTTCTCCTGACTCGCTCCTTTCGCAACCGGCATCATGGCGAGCATCACTGAATTATAGATGATGAAGGTGGCAAAGAAGACGGCGGAAGCGAGCCACGCACTCGGTGCTATAATCGTTGTTTCACCGGCACCCACCTTGCCGGTTGATAGAATCTGGCAGGCACCGTTTTCGGGTACTACAATCTGATTCCACGTCGGCCATACAAATACGAGCCCTTGTTGTACAGCGCTAACGATTAAACCATTGAGAATCAAGCCCATAGAGACCCATACGAGTGGTAGGTAGCCGGTAATAGAGCCGAGTACAAATGAACCGGTAAAGAGTACATTCGGGAGGTCATGATATAAACCGAGTAAAAATTGGCGTAATCGCACTACACTCATCCTCCTTGTTCTCTATTTCTATTTTCCTGCTGCCTGAATCTGTTGTAATTGTTCCATAGTAATACCGAGTATTGTAAGTGATTGATTCTGTGCCTGTCCGTCCATTAGCCCAGTATTCGGGTCGGCATTATTTGCGTAAAACGTCGCAAATTCGTCAAGTTTATCGGGCGATATGGGTATACCGACTCGTTGGCTACCGCGCTCAATCGTAGCACGTAGAGACTGTAGCGAAGTCGCCTCTTTCTGGTTCATTGGCTTGACACAAGTGGGCGCCGGCTTCTTCAACGCCTTTTCGCAGACGTAGATCGGTTTGCCGTCGGCGGCACGATTACGGATGAGTGGGAAGGCGAGGATGTTGGTGAGGCGGCGGTCGGAGATATACGCCAAGAATCCGACTAAGAAGATACCGACCAACGCACCTGCTACGAGTCCGACAATCAAACTAATCGCATTCTCACATGAGAACATCAACCGATAGACCGAGCACATCAAGACGACCAGAACGAGAATGACGATACCGTAGGTCGTGGACGCCTGACGACGTGGAGAATACGATATTTCCTTATGATAAATAATAGGCAGCGCTCCTACATACGCCGATAAGAAGCCCAAGAATAGGGAGTAATAACTTGGAACGCCGTTGTGGTCCAGGTCGCTAAACGACTTAGTATTACTTAGTTGTAGAATACGTTCAAATGATACACCGGGAAAATGACCAGAGCACCGACGGTCCGATTCATTATTGACAATCGCTGCGTCACCAATAAAGCTAGATAAGAATTTTTGAAGCATAGGGGTAATCACATTGAGGGCTAATATACTACCTGTTAGAGCTCCCAGGGGTGGTGATTGAAATAGAATAGTAAATAAGAAAGCGGCAGCCGAGATTGTATCGGGAAATGTTTGTAGATTGTACTTAAACCCATCGGCACCAAATTTAAATAAGGCTGTCACAGCGTCAAGCGTCTTTTTTTCAGGAACAGCCATGGGAATCCCCTCCTTCTATAAGCACATAATACAAACTATTGCGGGCGTCACCACCCCTGCCGCCCCAGCACCACCGGAGTTTTTTGGGTTGGATCTTAACTGTGCGATTTACTACTGTGTACGAAAGGTACAGAAGAAAACGCCGTATACTCCACAAATTAAGGCAAAATGGGAAGCGGACCTTATCGTTGAGGTAATTGCCTATATCAAGCAAATGACCCAAATCGTCAACCCCACGCAAACTCTATATATTGCGGTGGACGGAGTAGCACCGATGGCGAAGATTAAGCAGCAGCGTCTACGTCGGTTTCGGTCCGCAGTTCAGGCGGAAGAGGAAGCGAAGATTCGTGCGGAAGCACGTGGTGTTAAATATGAAGCGCAGCCACGGTGGGATACAAATGCTATTACACCAGGCACACAGTTTATGAAGAACCTATCGTTCGCTCTACGTCAGTTCGGCAAAACTCACACAAATCCCGTCACAGTGGTCACTCCAGCGGACGAGCCAGGCGAGGGAGAGCAGAAGATTATGGAGTACATCCGCAAACACCAGCCAAAAACCGCTGTAATTTACGGTTTGGACGCCGACTTAATCGTACTTTCTCTATGGGCAAACGCCACCCTCGGTACCACCCTGAGCCTTTTCCGCGAAGAGATGGAGTTTAACGGGTCGGTAAAAACGGACGCTCTAGGCGACGAGAAGTTTCTGTATCTCCTTACCGACCAACTTGCCGATGCCCTATACGATAAGTATCAAAAGTCCAAATCTCAGCCAAAACCAGAGTTCTTAAGAGATTTTGTAGGACTCATGAGCCTCTTGGGCAACGACTTTGTACCCCACGGCATGGTACTTAAGATTAAGGATGATGGCATTGAAGCACTCCTTCGTATGTACCGTGACCATCTTGTAACTCCGTTTGTTCAACAAACTACCCCAGCCACCCCAGCCACCCCAGCCCACTGGCAGTATAATCAAGCCACACTTACAGACCTTTTCCAACGGGTGGCGAAGACCGAGGAGCAACAGATTCTCAGGTCGACGTCGAAGAAACTCAATGCTCGCCCAGGTATGACGGCGTCAAAGGAGCCAGAGGACCAGGCAATGGCACGTTATAACGATCAGCCCATCACATGGGCGGCGGAAAAGGTCTTTGCTACGCAGATTCAACTTGAGGACAAAGAGAAGCCCTCGTGGATTCTAAAATCAGACTGGCGCCAAATCTATGATGAGCATGCTCTAATGGGTGCCGACCCCCAGAAAGCCACACAACAGTATCTCAATTCACTCGCTTGGACCCTCGCCTACTATTCAGGCGCGCCCTTTGACCTCCATTGGTACTATCCGTGGTACTTGCCTCCGCGCACTGAAACGGTCGCCGCATACCTCAGCACTACTCCACCACCATTGTTAGAAACCCCAGCCACGCCAAGGACTCCATTGAAGCCAGAGGAGCAATTGGCGATGGTGTTGCCGCAGAGGTCGTTTCACCTGCTGCCGAAAGAGTTCCAAGCCTTGCCAACACTGTATCCGCACGCTTTTCCTATCCAATGGGAATTGTTCTCGTTGGGTAGAAAGATTTTATGGGAGTGCGAGCCGTTGATTCCACTCATTCAACCAACGCAGATTAAGACGTGGATTGAAGTTATGCTCGACGCCTAGTTTGTCGGCGACCTTTACGTTTTTTGAGTGTTTTGCGCTGTTTATAACGGCGTAAACGACGACGTGTATTTGGAGATGGAGGAAGGGAAGGATGTTTAGGACGTTTTGGTGATGAACTATTAGAAATATTAAAGAAACGCCCACGAACTACTCCTGATGTTGCTTCAGATACATCTGGTTTTAATTCTCCAAATCCTTTATAAATTTCTGGATTTTGTGTATCAAATGGAAAATCGTATGTTAGTTTATTTATAGATTGTCTATTTTTTTCCAATTTCGTCCTGTGTTCTTCTTTCCAAGGAAAATAACTAGATAGACTTGATAAAATTTGTTTGAAGGCAGGCAATTTTAAGACTTCATTTCTTTTTGCTACTGCTTGACATTCTCTTATATGTTTGCGGAGGCTTTGTAATTTTTGCTGTGCCTTTTTAATATCTACAAATTTATTTAATAATTCACAAATCTTCTTTACTTTTCTTATAAGATTTTCTGTTTGTATTTCTTTCCAATATTTCTCTCTGTCATCATATGTTCTACCTACATTAATTTTGCTGATAGCAATTTTTAGTGTTGAGTTTCCATCTCTTGTTAGAGCGTCTCTACCTGTACCATCTAATAATTTTTTTAAAAAATTTTCAATTTCTGTTTCACGAGGAATAGCAGGACCAACATGTGGTATACTAATAAACCGCGCTTGACTTTTTGTATAATTACAATTCCAACAGGAGACATCTCCTAAATGACTCATAATTTCCACTTCATCCTTAGAGTATTTATTACCTGAGCAAATAATACGAAAATAAAGGGCAACAAGATTTACTGGTATAGTATGGTCGTAAGACCATTTTGTCCCAACTTTATCAAGTGGTTGTCTTTGTTCCAAAGTAAATCCGCATAAACTACATATAGACTTACCATTTATACCATCGGCGTAGTCCCCATGTATTTTTTTCGCTTGCGATGGCGCACGATTGTGCTCTATGCGTATTTTTGTCAATTCTTTTAATGTCTTACGTGCTTGAGTTGCTTGAGTATTTTGTGACTCGGTGAATTCAGCGACTTTAGCAGAACCTGAGTTAGAATTTAAATGATATGTAGGTATTACACAAGGTGTACGCCGCCGTTTCGGGCTTGAAATTTTAGAAATTTCATTTATCAAGCGTTTTGGAGGTACAATTACTCGTGTTGATCTTGGACGAGTAGCATCAGGAACAGCAGGAGCAACAGCAGGAGCAACAACAGTTTCAGTTTCTAAGGATGCCGCTGCTTGTGCTAATAAATGAAGTACACCTGTAGCACTACACTTTGATAAAACACTACTTGATTCACTAGGCTCTGATATAACTGAATCGTCCAATGGTCTGTAAGATGCCACTTTTACATCTTCTGTAATTTCATCCGCAAAACGATTTATTAAATTTTCAACGACTGATTTTCCATCGTTTGAGGCTTCATCTCCTTCACTGATATCATATAAATAACCCAGAACCGTATCATCTCCGATTTGTATATCTTGGGATAATCCTAACAAATATGCTTCAGTATAAAGATTATCATCATCAGGTTCAGAATATCCAATCTCATCTACAGAAAATTGTAATTCGACTTCATCATCATCATTATCATCATCATCATCATCATCATATTCATCACCAGTATTTCTTAGTGCCTTCATCAATGTTGTTACTGCTCCTCGTGTTATGTTTTCTTGTTTACGTTGCTCTGAATTAGTAAGCTTAGGTCGTTCTGTACTACTGGGATGAGACTGAGTCTGTGATGCTGACACACTTGATAGATTTGTTAAACCTGTAGGTGATTCATAACCAGGCGCCGCTGCTATAGGTACTATTGAGTAGTGTTCTATAAGTTTTTGAATAGCGCGTTCTCTATTATAATCACCGGCTCCACCCATCGGTATATTAAGGCGCCTTAATTCAGCCTTTAGTTGCTCATCACTCATAGAAAAAATGTCCCCCGCTGAAGACATACCCTACCAAACCCAACGAAAAAAATGAGCACCCATAACACCCAAAACAATCCGCCAAAAATGTCCGCATACGAACTGGAATACATTGGCGCGTCCTGGTGTGCCCCCTGTAAAGTGGTAAAACCGAAGGTCTTAGAGCAGGCGGCAAAGTACGCCATTCCCATCAAAACATACGATATTGACGAGGATGTGGAGAAGATTGACGTAGACGCCGTGAAGAAACTACCGACGCTTCGGGTGCTACAAGACGGCAACGTCATCGCAGAGTTTATTACTCAGCACAACGCCCAACTGGAAGAGTTCCTATCAAAAACCATAAAGCCGTCAACAACCGATACGGACTTTTAGCAAAACCTCCAATCCCGCGGTTAACCATCAAGAAAACCTTCAGCCCCCTAAGTAATGGGCGCCGCTCAATCAACAGTTGACCCACGGCATATTCGTATATGGCAGAATCTGAGCTCTCTAGATTCGGTCCCAGCCCGGATACAGATGATTGAGACATTGTTTGAAGGACAGGAGTATGTAAATACGGCAAAGCGTATGGGACTCTACGGAGCCTTGCTCGGCTGGATTGCGGCTCAACGTCGTGGCGAATTCTATCCTTGGCCTTATCCGCAACCTCAACAAACACAAGCCCCGCCGCCCCTAAGACAAATTTCCACACAGCCACAACACGCAACACCGGTTATGCGTATTCATGACTCCCCGCCCAACACAACTACATTAGCAAAAGCCCCTCCACCTAGAAGAGCGATGGACTACTTACACGAAGCGTATCAACTCCTTGGCATAGATGACTCCAAACCTCTCACCCATGAACTTCTTAAGTCGGCATATAAGCGTGCGGCAGTGAAGACTCACCCTGATAAAGGTGGATCGCCTGAACTGTTTGACGCAGTGACTCGTGCCTTCCTCTATATTCAAGAAATCTTGGAAAAACTCATACCAAAGACCGGTAAGGACGGTAAGGATGTACGTTTTTCAGTCTCGGTGACTCCTGAGGAGGCGATGCGCGCTCGTGGTATCAATCCGACCGCAGCGGCGGATAAGAATGCTATGAAGTTGGAAGACGCACCACCGGTCGCCCTCAACCCGAAGAAACTTGATATGAATGTCTTCAATAAACTGTTTGAAGAGAATAAGCTACCGGATCCTGATAAGGATGATGGATATGGTGATTGGCTGAAGGATCAGGATAACAGCCGTGGAACCCAGGCGGCGATGAAGGGTAAGTACAATGCGGATGTATTCAATCGTACATTTGAGGAGGAGGCGAAGAGGGCGGCAGCGGCACCGCAAAACCAATTATCGAAGTACCGACCTCCATCAGAAATGATACTGGCTCCTGGATTTGGTACGGAGTTGGGCGCAGGGCGACCCGAACAGTACACAAAATCTACAACGGCAATTACGGGCGCAGCGGGTGGTATTGGATACACTGACCTCAAGTACGCCTATAGCGAGGGGTCTACATTTAGTCAGGATATTGCGGGTGTAAGCCTAGATGGACGTCCGAAGACGATGGCGGAGGCGGAGCGGGCGTATAAGTCGGCACCTCCTTCTATGTCTGAGGAGGAAACCCGTGCGGTATCTATGTTTACGCAAGCACGAGAAGCGGCAGAGGTACAGAGACAGCAACGGCTGGCGGCGAGAGATGTGGACCATTCGGCAGCACATGCCCGTTTGAAACAGCGTTTAATGATTGCGGAGCGATAAATTGGACCCATGTAGAATGCCGCCACCAAAACCCGCAGCAAAACCAAAACCAGAAGCAAAACCAAAACCAGAAGCAAAACCAAAACCAAAACCTGCGGCAAAACCAAAACCAGAAGCAAAATCCGCAGTAAAACCAAATCCCGTAGCAAAACCCGTAGTAAAACCAAAACCCGCAGTAAAACCCTTAGCAAAACCCGCAAATAAAGCTGTAGCAGCACCTGCTCCAGCTCCAGAACAAGTATCTATCCCAGAGCCCCCTCCAAATGAACCTTTGCCGGCGATTAAGGTAACGGTTGAAGTACCATCCGAATCGTTTAGTAATAATGTTATCGCATCCGCAATTCTAGAACTTTTAAAATCTGGTAATACGAATCCATCGCAGGCAGATATTACAGATATAATTAAGACAATTACAAATAAAAACTAAATTATAAATAAGATGGCAAAGTTTGATGCTGCTATTTTTTTTGACAACGATCAAGGATACCTTGACGATGTCAAAGCAAAGTGTCCCAATATAACACTTGTAAAGGTAAATGATACAGAATCAACTGTGAAATACTCGTATAAAACTAATTTTTATACAAAAAATAACATGACTTTTTCCCACAAAGTTCTTACACCTGGTCCATTAAAAAATTTAATGGATTCGTTGTACGAAGAATATAATGAACATTCAAACATTAAGCTAAACAATGGATATGTATCATATTTAAAACACTTTAAAATTATACCAAAATATCATCCCGAATCTGGTATACAACAAGATGATATTGATAAGTATTATGAATGGAAGAGAACAACTACCGGTAATCGTATTTTATTATTAGACTGGGACCAGACCCTAAGTCAGTTTGATGGTATTGAGTTTCCAGGACAAAGCACTTTACAAATGTTTTTTAAAAATGCTCCGAGACAGAATCTATTACATAATCTTTTCATAAAACCGAAAGATATTGCGATTTTTTATCTTGGCGGGCAAGAACGGTATACCATGATAACTGAATGGCTAAAGGAGGTTGCTCAAAGTGGGGTTCATATTGCGGTCTTGACAAATAACGGGGGCGCAAGAGATATTCTTTTCCAACAAGTTATTGATGAGATTATACCAAACGGATCGTACGAAATTATTGCATCTAGATTTCCACCAAGCAACGGAGATAAGGGGAAAGCATTATTCATGGATACACGTTTCTCCAGTTTCTGCCCAAAAACAGGTGGTCGCCGAAGACGGACCCGTAAAGGGGTAAAAACAGAATACCGTAAATCTCGTAAACATCGTAGATAAATAAATATTTATAGAGTAGAATGAACGCTAGTGCTTATTTTAAACGCCGTGCGGCTATGTCACATCACTTCCGTGACCATTATGGTGGATCTCGTCCGTTTGGACACCAAGAGGTTGCGGCACAAAACCATCTTTTAGAGGAGCAGGCAAAGTCTGAGGCACGAGTCGCAGCAGAGAATGCAAAGGTGGCGAAAGAGTTAGAGTTGAAGGCGAGAGCGGAGGCAGAAGCGAAGGCAGTCGCTGAAGCGAAGGCGAGAGCGGAAGCAGAGGCAGCCGCAGCCGCTGAAGCAGAGGCAAAGGCGAAGGCGGATGCGGAGGCGAAGGTCGCCGCAGAGGCAGAAGCGGCATTAAAGGCTGCGCAAGAGGCAGAAGCAGCGGCGAAGGCGGCAAATGATGCCGAAGCACTCGCCAAGGCACAGGCTGAAGAGGAAGCAGCCGCCAAGGTAGCCGCACAGGCAGAAGCAGATGCGAAGGCGGCAGCGGAGGCTGAGGCAGTGGCTAAGGCGGAGGAGGAAGCGAAGGCAGCAGCAGAGGCACAGGCGAAGGCAGAGTTAGAGGCAGCCGAAAAGGCAGAGGCACAAGCAAAGGCGGCTGCTGAAGCAGCAGAGGCACAAGCAAAGGCGGATGCTGAGGCAGCCGAAAAGGCAGAGGCACAAGCAAAGGCGGATGCGGAGGCATTAGCGACACCCGAACAAGAACAGGCACCTGAGGTTGTAATCGAGTCGGTACCTGAGTCTGCTCCACAATCTATACTATCACCCACATCAACGAACGATTTAATTGCACAAGCAATCGCTCATATTAATAGCACAGGAAATGCGAATCCTACACCCGATGATGTCAGTCAAGCTATTACCGCGGCTATGAGCACAATAGCGGGTCATAAAGCGGAGGTCACACATACGAATGATACGGCGGTTTCTTCATTGGCATCCGCACCAGAATCCGAGCCCGCACCCGCACCGGCACCCGCACCAGAATCCGAGCCCGCACCCGCACCCGCACCCGCAGAATCACAAGAATGACTTTAAAAAAATTGAAGATAATCTCCGTCGGTAAAATGACTTCGAAAAAATTGAAGATGACCTCCATCCGTAAGCTAAAAGCGCCCCCGCCGCTATTCCTACTTCCTATTTTCTCTAATTCCTACAAATCCAAATGTCGAATTCCTCCCTACACGATTGTTGTCACCCAGACTACCATGAACGTTATAAGGACGATGTCTATTATGAAGAGCAGGGTGAAACTCATGCCAACTGCTATAGCACCAGTGGCGCCCCATTACATAAACTCGCGCCCGTCGCAACTATTCCAGACTATGATGGAGGATTCTCCGCAGTCAACTGGGATCCAGCGACCAATAATTTCCTAATCTGTAAACCAGGAATGGAAGACTTTCCAATTTACCGTACGGACGAGACTCTACGAGCTTTAGCAAAAATCCTCGCATTTAATCCAAAAGAATGGGGATGCTCAGAGTGCGGATGTACGACAGAATTCAAGAATTACGAGTATATCTGTTGGTGTGATACTTGTAAAGATGGATGTTCAAGTCCGGTACAACTGGAACCTCTTCCAGCACCCGCTTCTCGCAAGCCATCGGTATTCTTCTCTAAGCGACGAGGTTCACTTCCACCGCCTCCGTTGGTACCCCTTGAGCGTCTAACTGCCATTGGTAGTCATACTATATCCTCACCGGATTCAAAGGTTATTATGGAGGACACCGAACGAGATGAATGGTTCAGCAATGCAGCAGACCGTGCTAAAATGATGTTTCGCTCTTAATTAAAAAAAATAAAAATAAAAACAAAAAAACAAAAAAATAAATAGTAATAAAACTACTAAATATTTTTGATTAACGATGTCTGCGTGTCTTAGCGCGACGCTCTTTTTTGCTTCTACGTGTATTTCTACGACTAATCCAATAATATGGGTCGTCCAAACGTCTTCCGTTGCTATCTTTAAAAAAATAACGAATTTTGTACTGATCGCGAAATAACTTCATAAAGTAACGGATAAACTCCCGCTCGTTTTCAGGAAATCTATTTATATATACTCTATCTCCTCTCAACATCGCTTCAATAAGTTTATTAGGTTCAACCAGACCGATAGGTGGTGTAGATTCAGACGGTGGTCCTGATGGTAATGGTGGTTGTCTTGATACATTATAGGTCGCATTAAAAAAACGAGAATAATTATTATTATTATTTACCGGCTCATTTTCAGCCCCAGACGCTAAATATACGGATCGAATAAGATTGTTTTGCTCATTTGGCATTATGCCAAGCGGACCTAACCGAGGTGCGGGAATACTAGGAGGCGGTTTGGGTCCGTTGAATGACATTCCTACTTAGGGTAAATATTTACAAACCGGCATTGTTCTACCAATATTCATTGGTCTAAACTCCACACGCAAAAAGTGTATAATTATGTCTACTCCGCGCATTGGTCTCATTGTCACCGGAAAGGAAGCCCTAGAAGATTTCACCCTCTTCGTAAAAACATTAGAGCAATGGCACCCTACAGCAGAGCTTTTCGTATACACCGACTCTGACACTCCCACCGAACAAATTAAGTCCAAACTTACCATTCATACAAAACAGGCAATGGACCAATATAAAGGGCTCAAGCGCCCCCAAATGGAACGCACCAAGGGCACCATTTACGATTCTCTGTTCAAAGATTATACGTATGAGAAGGCGGCGGTTCTAGAGTGGATGTTCGCCGTACATCCAGATGAGCCGGCGTGGTTTTTAGACGCCGATATTTCACACCTAGCACCCCTTCCTACAATTCCAGCCCAAACGGAGCTCGCCCTTTCACAGCATATGATTCGCCCAACCGATGAAGCCCGATACGGTAAGTATAATGCGGGTTATATGTGGTTCAAATCGGCAGCCCTTCTACCGAAGTGGAAAGAACTAGGGCATCAGAGCCGATTCTATGAGCAGGCGGCACTAGAAGACCTCGCTAACTCGCTACCCAAGGACGCCGTGTACGAGTTTCCAGCCCAGGTGAATTTTGGCTGGTGGCGCATGCAGCAATCAACGACTCCACAACGTGAAATTCAAGCCCGTTTCAGCATTTTCCGTAACGACCAAAGCATTGGCATTCGCTACGACGGCAAACCACTACAGTCCATTCATACGCACTGGTTTTCTACCACCGCATTTGAATGTGTCTCGTTTCGTATGTGGTTTGACGAATTTACGAAGAAATTCAAAGCCCATAAGCCTCTAAACGCTTATCGCCGACTTATTGGATTGGAATAACACGAATCGGAAACGGCTCAGGCGACGTCAACAGCCATTTATACATGAATCCTTCTCGGCGTCCATAAACTGCCGATTTAGCGGCATACACCGCTTCATTGACAGGGTCGCGTGCTTTGCGGGTTGAGCCGTCGCTACACGGTGATATAAACTCCATGGGCACATATCCGCAGAGCCAAGAGCGCAACACACGAGCACGAGTAAATAAGTCGTGCTCACTGTAGTCCAAGAAGTAATTGATTTCGTCTAAATACTCTAGTGCCGCTACCATACTTCGCCGAAGCATGATAGGACCACGATTACACGTTTCACCAATGTAAATGACGCCACGGTTAAGCTGCGGATCAAGCGGCGCCTCTACCGCTACTCCCATTTTGCCGACCCCATCGCCGTAGGTCAACCCGTGACAACAACGACCGCTCACGGCAATTAGATCGTTCATCTTTAAAAACGGACGAAGGAGTGCCATATTGAATCCCCGTTCAATCATCATCATATCTGCCTGAATCTCCAAGATGTATTCGCCGCGGCTACATAGAAAGCCGAGATTATCGGCGGCGGTCTCAAAGAGTGGTGCCAACGACCGCATCACCACCACATTTGTTAGAAGCGCAGGAAACTCTCCTAGACTAAACATTTCACGCACAATTTCTTCTGTTCTATCGGAGCAGGAATCTACAATAAGAATCATTTCGTACGGCATCTCTGTCACAGTATTTAGCACCGAACGTAGATTGCGTTCAATGATTGCCTCCTGATTGTAAATAGGGGTTACGACCGATATAGTAGGCACGGTGTTTGAGAAAGTTCTATTCAAAACAACCTCAATCTTAGGACCATCGGTAGGTTTATTGATGAATACACCCGCCGAATAACGGTCATTTGCTATTTTTGTATAGTCCATTTGATGAACTTTACAAAATCATGTTTAAACCAACCACGCTCTAGTGTAAAGGGAACAGTTTAGGAATACCGACGTTGAAGAAAGGACGGCACTGTTCAATACGTGTCCAAGTGAGCCGAAACAGTCCCTCAGCCGAGCAATACGACTGCCACCATTCACGACCAGCAATAGACATCTTAGACCATGTTTCTACCGACGTCTCTTTTACAATACGTGAGACATCAGCGGGCGTAGATGCTCTGAAGTAGTGAACTCCCTCCTTGGGTGCTACAAGATATCCCTTCATATCTACACCGTCCGTTACGATCGGTACGACACCGCAGGCGAAGTACTCAATTTCACGGTTACACTTGGGACCAAAACCAGGTAGGCAGAGACCAAAGCGCGCATGGCAGAGTTTATTCAGATATTCGGTCTGCGTATAAGGGTAGGGTGCGCCAGTGCTATCAATCGGCATAGAAAAGAGCTCTACGCATTTGCTCCAATCATGCTGGGTACGGTTCTTCTGCTGTACACCATTTTCAATCTTACCCAAAAACAGCGAAGAGATTGTACGCTTTGTGTAACCGAGCAGATTCTTCTTACTGGCGACGATGGATTCAATGGCACGCGGTGAGCGTGGCCAGAAACCCCAGACCGACTGACGTAATTTATGGGTATCAGGACCAGGTGGCGCACAATTACCGAACATAGCCATCTGGTACGAAGGCGGCGATGACCACCAGCGCGCAGTGGGGCGGTCGTATAAGAGAACCTCCCCAATCGCACCCCACCAACAATAGCCACTATCCTCGGTCTTCTCTACAGTTATATATTCACGCTCCGCCCAAATATCCACCATTTCACGAAATGTATCACCGCTATGTGACCATATTCCTTCAAGTGCCTTACCGGTGGGCACAAGAATACGTGGTATCTTATTACCCGTAGCCGCTGCCTTATCACGAATCACTTTGAGCATATCCTTGAAACCGAATTTCTTAACCGCGGCACCCACTTCGAGGAGCGCATTTTGTCGGCGGACCTCAATCGGCTCACGCTGAATGAGACCGCATACATAGTTGAGTTCAGCCGCACCGGCAAGATGAATACGGTCACCACGGGGCTTCTCGGCATAGTTAAATTCCATTACATAGGCGCCGGCAGGTGCCAGCCAGATATAGTCGAGTCCAGAGGACGCAGCGGAGCCAAAAATCCACGAGGCGTGGGCAAATGCTCGTCGGCGCACCGACGCTGTATCAGTCACCGATACATAGCGAATAATCCAGCCCTTCGCAAAGATATATTCCGCAACCGATTCCGCCCATTCCCGTGTACAGACCGCATCAGGAGCATCATCTACACAGAATACCGCAACGGGCATAGAGGGCTCTTCGTCCACCGGCTCAATAAGCTCACGCAGCAGCATAATATCTTCCGCCGAAACGAGCGAGTGCTCGGCAGACGGTGGCAAAGCCCATACATCCTCGGAATAATAGTTCATATCATCCATCATCGGCACAAGAGTGATATTGCCCTTCTCCGCCGAAGACCATACGCAATCGCGTAGAAACGGTGTAATATCGGCAAGTTGCGGTACTAGGAATTCAGGGACCGTCAGATTACACGACTTGAGTAGTCGCCGAATTGTTAGAACTTTAGGCAAATAGTGTAAAATCCACTGACTGAGGGTCGTCTTACATTCATCCGCAATAGGAATGGAGATGATAGACGGTACATGAATGGACGACATCATATTGCTAACACGAGCCGCTTCCCACGCACTCACCCACTCCTTATGCTGACCAACGAAGATATCCTTGAACGAGCTAATCAGTCCTTGGCGGTTGACGAATTTACCACCCTGAAAATGATAGAGCGGCAGAGCATCGGGCTTGGGTGTATACATATTTTGTTCGCCGGCTTGAAAGTTGTATAAATCAACTCCGTCGCCGTCGCCGGTATGCCGCAGCATTGTACAAATCGCCTTCGGAGCAGATTCGGATACAGAGAGAATTGGGCGAGGAAAAGACTTGCGGAATGCGGTGCGATTCCACATAGACTCCATCGCAACGGGGAGTTTTCCCACCGAATTCAGATTTTTACAGATACGCATAGATTGAATGGGGGTGGGGTCAACATAGAGAAACGCAGGGCGGTAGAGAACATCCTTCGGCTCGTAATTACGGATATTGGAATTGTGGAGATGTATAGTTTTAATAGAATAGGCGGGATTTACTACAAGGAACTTATGCCGAAGCATTACAACCGTAATAACGTTATCGCAACCGGATTGACCGAACGGAAAGCCGAGCTCCTCTTCGGTCGGTGTGAAGTTCATCGCATCACGGGCGAGAATCCACGTATCTTGGGAATCGGCACGTGGACCAAAGATGGTAGGTGCTCCTGCTCCACTCGTATCTTCCCAACGGAGCAACGCCAGAAAGAGCCGATTCTCTGCGAGAGAAATCTTCCATAGATATGACAGCGTCTCATTGAACCAGATATCCGAGTTGGAGAAGATAACGAACGCCCCAGCGGGCACACGCTCTTGTATCGCCATAAAGACATCGTAGTATCGCAGACGCTTACCGAGAACAACCTGTACAATTTTATCGCTCGAAGGCAAGTCGCTATACTCCACTTCGTTTAGAAGCAGAATATGGTCAATCCATGGACATTCTACATTCTTTTCTAAACATAGACGAATTTCACGTGCCCGTCGTGCGGTCGGATGCCGAAAGTACTGTTGAATGAGCCACGTCTGCGGAATGATGGAGTCATCGGAATCCGACGCAACAGAGACGAGTCGCACAGTTTCCATAGAACGTGCCCAGGCATCATACACAATACGGGTGCCAAGGTCCAGCCCTTCACGATCGCCGGCAGACGACCACGTCACCACGTTCATACGCAGTAAATGCGCGAGGCAGAGAATCACCTTCTCAACCGAGTCCTCACTTCGCACCGGCTCGCCTAAAAACGGGTAGTCATCGTGGAGTTCTTCCATCACCAATGTATGGTCCCATCGTAGACCACGATCCGCAAGAGATTCTATAATCGCCGACGGAGCCACAAGCAGACATTCTGTATTGTTGGAAAGCACAGCCGGTAGTACAGCCATCCAGGCATCTACGTCCGCATTGGCAGCAATGATGACCGCCACAAGTGCGGAAGCACCGACAACCTCAATCGCGGCAGGTTCATTGACAACACAATGCCAACGACCCCAACGGGCACCTTTTCCGAAGGAGGCTCGTGCCCATAGAAGATTTTTACGGTCTGAGGTAATATGTGACTCAGAACGTAAGATACGTATGGGTTTTCCAGTAATTGGATGGCGGGCTTCCATAGAATCAGTTATTTTTTATAACAGCGTTTAACCTTTAACCTCTCACTGCCGATAACCCTTCAAATGTGTAAAAGATAGACCAAACCAACCTTTGCCACCACATCCATTATAGCGTAAGAAATTGTAGTATACATTTTATCTATCTTTGAGTACTCTTCCATCCAATATACAATAGGATAGAGGGACCATACCGCAAGAGTTAAATAGATAGCGAGTTTTGTTTTTGTCTGCTGGAGTAAAATAGCAATAATTGGCAAAAAGGCGAGCATACCGAGGGCGAAATAGCCTTTGGATTCAAGTGGGTCCTTTGTCTTCGTGCCGAGGTAGCCGGCGACAATCATCAACAGGTCGCAGGCAATCATAGGCAAAATAACGGCAAGAGGTACATCGTTTGCGTAGAGAAGTGCTGCTAACATTAGGGGGGTGGTGAGCAACCAATCACTATGACGCCAGCGGTCAGAGTCTTCGGGATGTGCCATGATTTGCGAATACGCAATACAGGCGATGCTGGGAATTATGGAGAGTGCGGGCGAAGCGGAGAATGCCGTCAGAACAGATGTAATAAAAAAGATGGTGAATGCGGAGGAAACGGCAATACTATCCCACGAGCCGCCCTGTTTCACCTTTTGACCTATAAAAAATCCTGGAATGATGAGGCGAGGGGCGATAGCCGAAACAGCAGCACCCATTTACCCTTTTGTTAGAAAATTATGGATAATAGGCGGCGCCATAAACAACCGAGCCTTGTGCGGGCTCACCTACAACATAGGATACAAAGGTGGCTGATACGTAACCGGTTCCTGAAGGATAACCACCATCGGGCATCGCAATTTGAATACTGCTTTGAGTATAAAAGTATGGACCATAGGTCTGAATGAGCGCTCCGCTAATATCAACATCTACGTTGACAAAGGACGAAAATCCGGTTACAAATGTACTAAATAGATACATTTGCCATGTTAGATCAAGCACCGTTCCCGTAGAGTAAATATTTACACCACTGGGATCCAATACTGTATTATCATTAATAGATGATACGTTCAAGTTAAATGTATTTTGGTAAGGCCAGATATTTGTCAAACTTGTATATACATTACTATTATAGACACTATAGATGTATTCCATTTTATAGGCACTATCCGCAAGCATTGGAAACTGAGAATAGGTGGCATTATTGATAATTCCCCATCGGTTCAAATCAAGCGCCAATAGATTATTGTTTTGGGTATATCCCTGTGTATTTGTACTAATATCCAGTAAAATTACACCCTGTTGAAGAGTAGCATTTGAGAGTGTTGTTGGATTAAATGATATACGGTAGGTGCTATTGGCTAAATCGGCAATATTATTGACTTGAATCGTAAAATTACGGTAATTCACGAGATCAAGCAAGCCGGTAAAATTACTGGAATTGAGTTGAATCAGTTGTACCGCATTCACGGAGGAGACGGCGGCGGTCGCATTTGCCGCAATAGTTGAGATTTCACCTGATAATGAATAGAGCGCAGTGGAGATTTCACCGGATAATGAATAGAGCGCAGTGGAGATTTCACCCGATAGAGTATATAACGCGGTTGACACTACATAAGTTAGAGTAGATACAGCGCCATATACACTTGATGTAACAATATGGTCAATTATAGCCGTTTGCGTTGATAATGCGGTAGAAAGATAATATACATAGGCTGTATTTGTACTATTAATTAAATTTACAGTATATTGTTCTAATTCAATAAATGACGCATAAATACCTTCTAAGATACTACTCGTCGTGATTATACTTACTTGTTGGTTGAGACTGCTAATATTGGCGGTATTTTGTGCTGTAATAAAATAGATTGATGATACTTCACCTGATAAAGAGTTAATGGCACTTGATGTATAGTGTTTAAAGCTACTTAACTCGCCTGAAAGTGTACCGATGCTGCTACTAATATTTACAATTGCTCCTGATATATCAGCGATACTTGTTTGAAGATTTATAGATGTACTGAGCAGCGCATTATTCACTACAATTATAGACGTACTCACATCTTCTATAAAATTGTATGTATCTGTAATTTCTCCTGACAAACCTGCGGATGTGCTAAGCAATGCTGTATTGATAGATGTGCTAAAGTTTGCCAACTCCTGTTTTGTTGCTGATGTAGATGTAATGGATGATAATTGTTGAGTAGTCCAAGCCATGGTAGAATAAATATTGTAATTAATGTATTGAATGAGTAATGAAGAGGTCAAGGCGTCCTGTAATCCAATACCGGTACTCATAGTGGAGAGCCATAGTTGAACCGATGAATTGAGTATATTTAAATCGGAATTAAATGTTGAAACTGTTGCCAAAGAATTTACAGTACTATAACATGCATCTAATGTACTTTGATAATAGGAGTTCAATTGAATTTGAAACGAATTCGCAGTTGATAAAAACGCATCATTTAGATTGGTTGATATATTTAGACAAGTATCTAAGTAATAAAATGTAGTACTAAATGATGAATATGTATAATGTGTAAGAGTACTTACTTCGCCAGATAGAGTATACACCTGAGTAGATAATATATTCACTTTATTGTTTGTACTTTGAAGAGCATTACCGATAGAGGTACTCAATATACTCAAGGTGGGAGGAATCAAACTATTACTCCAATATGTTTGACCCTGTCCGTTCGCATAAAGTGTATAAAGTGAGGAAATAGGATAATTTCCTGCAGTGCGAAAATTTAATTGCTGAAGCAATAAAGCATTCAAATTCGCCCCCGTAGGATACGCCATTCTAACGTTGTAGGGCATTTTTGCCTGCGGTACGAATCCGCAGCATCTAAAAACAACTTATAGACGTAGAGTAAGAGTAACATGTCCAATTCAGGAGGACTTCTCCAATTAGTAGCAACCGGACGTCAAGACATCTATCTTTCCGGTAATCCACAGACTACGTTTTTCAAACAAGTGTATCGGCGGTATACAAACTTTAGTATTGAGACCCAGCGTATTCCGTTTGATTCGGCGGTTGATTTTGGCAAACTAATTACGGTCACGGTACCGCGTCAAGGCGATCTTCTATCACAGGTCTACTTACAGATAAATTTACCGCAAATTACGCCACAGGGACCTCAGCCTTATCCACAGGGCGTGATTACTGAGGCACCGACCGATTATGCACAGATTACCAATTCAGTGAGTTGGGTCAATGGTGTCGGTTATGCGATGATTGATTATATTAGTATTTGGATTGGTCAGCAGGAGGTGGACCGTCATTACGGCGAATGGATGTATCTTTGGACACAGTTATCTACACCGGGGTCAAAGAGAGATGGTATTAATTTTATGACGGGAACCCAAGAGGTGTTTAATGACCAGTCGCAATCGGGTCCGCTCAATCTCCTTGTGCCGCTAGACTTCTGGTTTTGTAAGAATCCAGGTCTCGCCTTGCCGCTCATTGCGCTCCAGGCGACACCGGTACGATTTTATATCCGACTCAAGAACGGTAATGATATGGTCTTTAGCAACTCATTGGAAAACGCAGTGCTCAGCGGCTCACAGAATCCTCCAACTACGCTCACCCAGAATCCGGTCATCATTACCGATATGGTGATGTGGGGCGATTATATTTATTTGGATACGGATGAACGTCGTCGCTTCGTCTCGTCCCGCCACGAATATCTTATTGAGCAGGTCCAGCAGCAGAAACGTTATAGTATTCCACTGAATACGACTCGTATTTCGGTTCCTCTGGTCTTCAATAATCCGATCAAGGAGATGATTTGGGTGGTCAATGAGGACCGTATGTTACAGGCACACGAATGGTTTAATTATGGTAGCCGTATGTTGAATGAGACCGGTATTCCTAACTTGGACATTATTGCCACAGCGCTTCTTCAGTTTGATGGCTACGATCGGTTTGAGGAGCAATCGGCACAGTATTTCCGTCTAATGCAGCCCTGGCAACGTCATACAGCCATTCCAAACGATTTTATCTACGTATATTCCTTTAGCTTAGCCCCGGAGGTAGAGCAACCTATGGGTACTTGTAACGGCAGTCGGTTGGATTCTATCGTATTACAATTGGCAATGAATCCACAGGTAAAATCGTACCCTGCCGGTGTCACCACGTATGCGACAAATTACAATGTACTACGTATTGTTGCTGGTTTGGGCGGCGTTCTATTCACTGTATAAATTAAGATAAAAACCATTAGAGATGTCGTCCGATGGTCTGACACCACCGCCGGTCCCGCCGGCACCACCAGCACCACCGGCGCCACCATCACCCGCGGTGCCACCCTTACCACCAAATCCCAACTCGTCCAAGCAGGACGGTACAGAAGGACATGTTGGAGGTAAAACACCGCATCATATTTCGGACATTGATACGTGGAAGCATCCAGACCGAAATTATTTTGTGTTTGTGATTCTCTCTGTATTGTTAGGACTTCTAGGTGTAGACCATTTTTATTTACGTAGTTTTCATACTGGTATGATGAAACTCATATTTAATGTATTTACTCTTGGAATGTGGCATTATTGGGATTTAATACAGATTGTATACGATGGGAAAAAAATACGTAAGGAGGGTCTTACGTCGCCGTTTGATTGGATATGTGGCATTGGACGCGGTGTCTTTATGGAGAATAATGAAAAGCCAAAATTTGTAGCAGAAAAGTCGTACCTTGTTTATGCGGCACTTGCTATATTTTTCGGATTTCTAGGAGCGGATAAGTTTTATATGGGCGATATGTGGCAGGGTATAGCAAAAGTCCTCAGTGTATTTAATATCTTCCTTTTCTTGTTTGGATTTTTATGGGTCTTATGGGATAGCATTCATGCGCTCTTTATGACGAAGAGTATTTTAGAGAATGGTATTTCAGCGCCGCTGCCCTACAGTATATTTTTCAGAGAGCCGATTGATGGTAAAAAGTTCTTAGTGACGCATCCTGTAGATTCAGTAAGTGGAGGATTTAACTTTGAAGCCATGATTCCAACAATACCTATACCTACAATATCGTATAAAGGATTATACAATGATTTGGTTGTGCCATTTATGACACCGACAGTTGTGGCAGCTATTCATGCGAGCAAGTCGGCGGATGAAATATTAAAGATGCCTGAATTTCCCGATGCGCCTACGATGCCAGGATTAGCAAAGTATGGACTTCCAACATCGTTGCCCAAACTACCTGAAACACCATCGGTAGGAATCGGAATGCCTATATCTCAAGCACCTGCTCCTGCTCCTACTCCTGCTCCTGCTTCTGCTCCTGCTCCCGCAGCAAACCCATCTGCGCCGCCTACGCCAAATATGAAGGCAGAGTTTGCCCCCACTCCGGTTCAAGCCGGCGGCGGAGCACGCAATGAATTCTCTGCGGGACCAGGACCCGCAATCGCCGGCGTTCTTACCGCAGTAGTCATCGCAGGAGGTCTAAAAGGATTTTATGACATTATAAGTAATCAATACGGATGAAGATGTTAGATACGCAGGACGATTTTGAAGCGATGTGGCAGGCGGATCCGAAAGCCCCTGCCCTCGATGGTATGCGAACGTCCGATAAGACCTTTCTCGTATATTTTACAGCGACGTGGTGCGGCTATTGCCGTAATATCAATCTTACGGAGGTAGATAAGGTCGCCACGGCGAAGGGGCTCACTCTATGGAAATGCGAGCATACGAAAAACGATTATACCGCCGGTTTCTGTGGCGTCCGAGGATTTCCTACCTTTATGGCATTCCGTCCTAAGAAGGTCGTGGACCAGTTTCAGGGCAGCAATACTGAGGAGATTTGCCAATGGATTGAATCTCTCTAATTAATAAGTAAATGAATGTGGAGCGGACTATCATCATTGGGGGTGGTCTGGCTGGTCTATCTATTGCAGAATATCTTGCCAACAAGACATCCCGCAATAACGTACTCGTCTTGGAACAATATAAGGCTTGGGGCGGAAGAGTGCTCACCTATCGTGATGAATCTAAAGGGATCCAGTACGAAATTGGAGCCGGTCGCATTTTTCATGAACATAAGCGGGTCGCAGCCCTGGTCCGTCGGTTCGGACTGCACACCTATCCTATATCGACCGACAGTACAACCCCTAGCGGACACCCCAATCACTTTCTACAACTCTTTGAGCCCATCCGGCATATTCTAGAAGCACTCCCCGCCAACGTACTTGCGATCCATACCGTCGCCGACCTCGTCCCAAAGGAATTACACTCCGTTCTCAACTACTATCCATACTGGTCCGAATTTAATCTGATGCGTGCCGATCTCGCCCTCAATCTCTTTAAGCCCAAAGCCACCATGGGTGCCACCGGCGCAAGCGACTATTACGGATTACAAGAAGGATTAGACGCTCTCGTCACGAATCTTCATACCGCTGCCTTAGAAGCGGGTGCCGTCCTCAAAAATCGTCATACGGTTACAAACATCCAGCGACTTGCCCCCGATTTGTTTGAAATCACCGGACTCCGTGGCAAGAAGGCGAACCAGATACCGTTCAAGTATCAGGCGTCTAGAGTTATCATCGCAACATGCCGTTGTGGATATAGCGATTTTAGTATTTTAAAAGATATGCCCTTGATGAAACAGTTGGCAACGGGCGCACTCACACGCATTTACGCTGTATATCAACCACCGTTAGATATAACCGAAAAAGTAGTAACCGATAGCCCACTGCGGTATATTATTCCTATTAGCCCAAAATCCGGTTTGATTATGATTTCGTATACAGATGGTGATGATACACATTACTGGAATAATTTAGACGGAGACGCATTGGAAGATGCTATTCATAAAGAACTCACAAAACTATTTCCCGATAAAGTTATACCCAAGGCTACATATTTGAAGAAGCATGAGTGGCCAAACGGATGTACATATTGGTTACCTGGTAACTATAGTCCTGAAGAGGCATCTAAAATAGCACATAATCCCGAGCCGAATCTCTATTTGACCGGCGAGTCAGTCAGTCTTACACAGACGTGGATGGAGGGAGCGTTAGAATCGGCGGAGTATTTAGCCACTTTACTAAAATAATCCCAACCCCATATAAGGATGGCAAAATTTAAGCCTATCAAAGGTATAGGGCTATTCCTATTAATTGCGCTCGTCGCAACGCTCGCAATTATAGCATTATTCGTACATTGGGGCGGACATAACGCACCTAGAATCCAGGATATTTGGGTGATTAATCTTGATAAGGAAGCAGACCGTTGGCAGAATATTCAGGCAAAGACCCATCATATTCAACCGATGGTTCACCGATGGTCAGCGACCTACGGCAAGGATTTAACACGAGACCAAGCACAGAAATACGGTGTAGGGTACGTTGTAACACTCTCACGTGATTTTGACAAGGATGCGAAGACAGATAGAATTACATCGGCAAACGTAGGCGCAGTCGGTTGCTGGATTTCGCATAAGAGACTTCTAACATATTTATCAGAGCAGCCCGCCGACGATAATGTAGGGCATCTCATTTGCGAGGACGACGCCGAGTTTTCTACCGATTTCTTAACGGGAAATGATGCTTGGTCTAAGGTATCAAAGAATATTCCTGGCGATTGGGATATGGTCTTTTTAGGAATTAAGAAGCCGATTATAGGTACAACGGTAGCACCTGGTGTGAAGAAGATGAAAACTACGTACAATAAGGGCAACTGGGGCGCGCACGCGTATCTTGTACGTCACGGTGCCCTGAAGACGAAGATTTTACCGAGCATCAAGCGCATGACAGATGAGATTGATGTTCACTATGATATGATGGCAGACCATTGGAATATTTATATATGTGATCCACCCACTGTGCGATACAATGACAAACTTGCTGCGAAATCAAGTATTAATAATGTTAATGTATAGCTAAAATGGTAGATTTACTACTTATTTCATCGTCAGGATTAATAATACCAGGGCGAATACAGTATGCATTCATATCACCAAAGAGTGTATTATATTGTTCGTCAATTGCGTCGGTCATAAAACGGAGAGCTGGTAGAAACTTGGTTTTTATAGAACCGTGTTTCACTAAATAAGCGTGTGTACCGTACTGGTCCTTTTTGTTGGGAATAAGTTTAATGATATTATCTGCAATTGGAGTACCTTCTACATTGCCACCCATTCCTAAATAGATTATATCCCAGTCTCCAGGAATATTCTTTGATACCTTAGACCATACATCTGTACCCGATAGGAAATCTTCGGGCACATTGACGTCGTCCTCAAGAACAAGATGACCATAGTCATTTTGACAGTCGAGTGTTGCTAAGTGCTGTAGTAGACGCTTATGGGATAGCCAGCAACCCACGACACCTTTATTTATAATTTCTTCGCGCTTATTTTGGAGCGTAGTTAAATAGTAGCCAACGCCCTCATTATGAACCTGATCACGGTCAGTAATAGTCTTGCCGTCCATTGCGGGAAAGCGATGTATCATATCACCAAATCGGATCGTAGTATCACGCATATGTGCCCAGCGGTCAGGAGCACGGTCTAGATTAATAATCCAGATATCATCAATGCGGGCGGGACTAAATGGGCTGAACATACGATAGAAAAAAAATCCAATCAACCCCGTGACCATCAGCCATAGAATGAAATTATACAATTTCTGGGGTTTCATTCTAGTATATACAATTAAAAAATCAGCGGGGGCACTATTCCGTTGTTGCTGTGGCGAGCCGGTCTGCCTCTGCGTTTCCTCGTGACGCAAAGTCGACCCCGTTGGTATGAGCCGGCACATGGACCATGGATGTGACTAAACGAATCCCTTTCCACGCCACCCACATGGGTTGAATGATATCCTGGTGTAGAACGGGCTTGCCATCCGCTTTCCGCCATCCTTTCCGTTCCCAACCCTCACACCATTTCAAGAGCACATCAATGCTATATTTTGAATCGGTGTAAATAGTTGCTCCTGTATGCCGACCATCCGCAATATAACGAATAACATACTCAAGGGCGCGCAGCTCCGCTCGCTGATTGGTTTGCGGCTCGTGTCCCGGAATCACAGCTGAATATTGATGAATCGTTGTAGTTCCATCACAAATATGAACACCGAAGCCCGCTTTTGCCCCTACACGTCCATTATTCCGTGCCGAGCCGTCGCAGAATAATGATATGCCCATTTACCATCCGAGCAGAAAAAGAAAATGCTCATCATTTTTTAGAGTGATGTCGGCGATTCCAGATGTACCACGCCATCTTTTTCATCTTCTCGCCGTTGGACCTTTGTTTGTTTACGTAGGATTACAGCGTGAGAACACTCCAGAACACGTATTTACCGCTCTCGGCGTTCTAGGTCTGATTGTTCTATTCTACCATTCGTACAAGGCGTATCTCAAGTTAAAGGACGGACAGAGCGCCTGGATAAACTGGATTCATATTCTACTCGTAGCCCCGCTCCTCCTCATTCTAGGTTACTTGAAAAAAGACGCAAACCGACGCTATTTTGAGATGATGCTTCTACTGGGCTTTGCGGCGATTGGATACCATGGGCTCTACTTAATTCGCGAAATGATATTTAATTGATCGGTGCTCGCCATCTGTTCAAAGCACGTAATACTATGATATAGATATGCGGAGGAGGATGAGAAATGCTCTTGACATCCTACACACGCTTCGCCACGGACATACGAAGGAATCCATTCGGCGGCGTGTGTACGCGCATAATGAATTAGCATATTAGACTTCGCCTTTGTGACTTGTCCACAACCCTCATGGGGACACTTGAACGAAACGCCGACAACTGGATTTTCCTTTAAGCCGCCTAGCATCTCCTTCTCTTTATCAGTCAACTTTGTATCATTTGCGTGTTTTGTAGCCAAATGATTCAAGTAACCAGAACGTTGTAGAAATTGCGGAGTATCATTACAACGATTACATTGGAATGGCAGCCGAGTACTATGATTCTTCATAATATGATAATACATAGTATTCTGTTTCATAGTAATCTTACCACATCCATTATGAGGGCAAACATAATCTCCATCATTATTTTTGATATACTTAATAATATTATTATTTACAGAAGGAGTATTGACACATTCTACAGACATATTTAAGGATATTTTGTGTGATAATTGTATAACCACGTTCAAAGACTTCAATTTTTTGCCGAAAATGTCCTCACAACCAAAGATCGCAATTCTTACAATGGTGATTGGTGCCGATTATACAAAAGCAATGGAGCCAGGTCTCCAGACGAAGCGCGAGTATGCGAAGAAGCACGGTTACGACCTTCATGTCGGCGGCAAAGAGGTATGGGACCGCAGCCGACCCATTCCGTGGTCAAAACTTCGTTTTATCCTAAACTATATTGACCAATACGATTATCTTTTTTGGTCCGATGCCGATGTAATCATTACGAACCAGGACCTTCCTCTTACAACACACGTCCTTCCCCTCCTGCCGCCCCATAAAGACCTCCTATGGACGCGGGATGTTGTCGGCAATCTCAATTCAGGCAATATGCTCTTAAGGGGCAAGTCGGCGTGGCTCAAAGACTTTATTCATCGTACCTACCAACAGACACAGTTCATCCACCATATTTGGTGGGAGAATAAGGCGATGATACACACGGCGGAGCAGAATCCTCAAGACGCCGCCAAGATTGAGACTATCACCAATCACGCCCTGTTTAACGCATATCTGTTCGGTCCGAAAAATCTCGCCACCGACCCATCCGTCCGCCTCTTCCAACCAGGCGATTTTCTAATCCATTTTGCGGGCGTGGCGGACCAATGGAATATTTACCGAATGATGCGGTACATGCTTCATTGTCTGAAAACCAGGACACCACATGATACAAAACTATTAGATAGTTGGTATGTGACACCCATTAAATCGCAGCAGGATGCGGAAGCAACGATTCAAAATATAGTACCAAAGTAAGGGATGTCCAAAGAGATTTGGATTTATTTAATAGCATTGATTGTGGTGTTATTTATATTTGGGGATGCCCGCTCAAAACATATGCTGACGATTTCTCCCGAAAAGGCGGCGAGCATTGAGTACGAAAACTGGCCGTCATGGGATACCATAGATAAGCCTGGTACTCGTATTCGTGTTCTTTGGATTTTACACGATTATGTACCATTTGTGAATGCGGGTTCAGAGATATGCGCACATACTATTAATAAGCATCTCTTACGTAAGCCGTATTTGTACGATATTTGGGTCGGCACTCCTGGCTACCCGAATAAGACTTATGAAGGTGTACGCTGTTTTGACTTATACAATACCCAAATTTTGTTTGAACTCCTGAAAGATACACACGTATTGATGAGCCATTCTTATTTTTACCGTAAACAGTCCTTATGGATAGCACATAAGTTTGGAATACCATTTCTAGAGTGGGTACATACAGATAATTATGTACGTGCGGTCGGACCGTATTGGTTTGATGAGCGGTTGAAGGGGCGTCAATGGGCAATTTTCAATTCGCATAGTTTGAAGGCATCCCGAAAGGATTTACCAGATGATACTATTCGTATTGTAAGACCACCGGTAGATTATCGTAAGTACGGCATCTATCATAGCCATCTAGACGAGCCAAAGAAAGAAGCGAAGTATGTGACACTGAGTAACGTAAACGAGAATAAGGGTGGACTGTTGCTTATACAATTAGCAAAGGCGATGCCTGAGCAGGAGTTTTTAGGTATTATTGGCGGATATCGTAAGCAAATCACTGATAAAACACTCCCGAATCTCAAATATATTGAGCATACAACTCAAATCAAGGACGTATATGAGCAGACCTGGGTCATGATTATGCCGTCTAAGGAGGAGACATGGGGTCGCACAGCAGTAGAGGCAATGTCTTCCGGTATCCCTCTCGTTGTCTCTCCTACTCCTGGACTTATGGAATGCTGTGGTGATGCTGCGTTATACTGTGACCGTACCAATTTAGCGGAGTGGGTCAAAACTCTACGTAAGCTCAAACAGGACCGTGAATTCTATAATCAGCGGTCCTCTATTTCTCTACAACACGCTCGGTCTCTGGACCCCACAGACGAATTGGCGGATCTAGAAACGTGGATTGAGAAGACGGTCCTCAAAGCGGGCGTACATAAGGAAAAAGAGTGTTCGTTCCTAGAGAAAAATCTTCTATTTAGATAGAAACCGATATGGCGAACCGCACTCGTAAGAATCGCAATAACAACAGCAGCAACACCAACATGGCAGGCGGTGCGAAGATGCGCCGCACCATGATGTCCCGAGTTGGCACCCGCGCGCAGGTCTGGCACGGCACAGCGCACCACACAAGCGGCGGACTGACACTCTCGGACCTCAAGAAGAACAAGCACGGACGCATTGTAAGCCGCAAGGCGTCGGCGGCGGGCAAGAAGGCGCTCAAGCACCTCGTCAAGGCGGGCTTCAAGGCGAAGAAGGGCACGTTCAAGCTCTTCCACTGAGCACCCTACTAACTGCGGAAAATCTCCGACAATTATAGAATGAACGTTACCCGTAATAACCGTAAATCAAATACAGCACGAGCTGTACGCAATAATCGTCGTAATCGCACATCTCGTGTCCCGAAATATGCGAATACAATGCACGGACTCAACAAGTGGCACGAGTATGCCTTTGAGAAGCTCGGCTGGATAGTACTCATGAAGGCGAAGGGCTACAATAGCAAGGTTGTAGAGTACAAGAAGATGCTTGCCCATCTCCTCAAGTCGTTAGAGCACGTCCGTTCCGAGTACCAGAATGCGAATCGCAAGCACGACCTCAATGTGCTCCATATGAATGTCATTGAACTCCACCACTTCGTGATGAAGCACTTATAAACCGATACCCGAGCGTTCCATAATATGCGTTCCTACACGAATTAGACGTATACCTTTACGAAAACGGCTACTATCTGTTTCTAATTCGGAATCGGCAATCTTATGCCAAAAGAGCGACCACCGAGTCTCTCCAATATCGGTTACAACCAACCCAAGCCCTTGCTCGCCCGTTGCCTTCACAATAAGCGACCAATCCCCAGACATGACAAATCCTTCGTGCCCGTTACGCCCAGGTAACCGGTGAATCATATCGTACATGGTATGCGCCGGCACTCCTACAGGAAAGAAGATAGCATCCGGAATCGTAGGGATTTCAATATTCTCGCCGAGCCATACACGGGTAAAAAGTATCCGCCCCTCGCCAAGCACTCCATCCATAAATGTTAGAAATCCAGGTGGTGCTTTGGGGGAACCGACGCCAAAGACGATTAACACCGACCCATTTACACCGAGACCCTGACTCATACCCTTGATAATAGTAGCGAGACACGACCATTCCTTGCCCGTTGCGCTAGGACGAACTACGAACGTCCAGTCATGCTCAAGTTCTAGTGTATCTACACCGGCACCACAGATGAGAATACGGCACGCATAGGGCGAGCCGGATATGAACTCCCAGGGAATCCAGCCGTTTTGTTCATTACAAAAGCAATAGAGTGCTCGACCGACAAGTGAACATCCTAGACCTTCAAGCTCCATCGCACGTCCTATAAAAACAAAGCCTCTTTATAAGAGGCGATGAACGCAGTAGAAGCGATTGTAGGATCCGCCTTAGCAGTAGGTATCCTAGATGCCGGTTGGCTCACCTTACACTATAATTATCATAGAGACCTGTTCTATAAGATTCAGAAATCGGAGCTCAATCCCCGTATTGTCCCCGCCGCCCTTATATATCTCCTCATCCCCGTCGCCATTTTTCTCTACGCAGTGAAGGATGCCACAAGTACGAAAGAGGCGGCTCTCAAGGGCGCACTCATTGGCTTCATTCTTTATGCGTTTTATGACTTGACGAATTTCGCCACACTCTCAAACTATACGTTAGATATGACCCTCACCGATATTGCGTGGGGTACGGCGGTCTGTACGGCAGGTGCCGTGGTGGGGTACAAGTTTTATACCCGCTAAACGCAACCGCTCACAAATGATTTAAAGACTTCACACGAATCTTATTTCGTGAGGAACTCCACCTCACAAACATCTATAGTACAGTGGTAGTATATTGCTCTCTCACAGCAGCGGCGCGGGTTCGATTCCCGCTAGGTGTATTTTATTCCATATCAGTATCTGGTATGAGATAAAACAGTCTAAAGCCTTCACACGATTCTCCTATTGTGGGTAAAACCAAGCCCCACAAAACACCTATAGTATAGTGGTAGTATATGGCTCTTCCAAAGCCATGGCGCGGGTCCGATTCCCGCTGGGTGTACTCCTTATTTCATATCAGTCTCTGACCTGAAATAAACCTGCTCCCCGAATAGGAAGACATGAAGGCGTATGCTATATTTTTCTTAACAATGAAGATCGCGTTGGTGATTCAGTTTATACTCATTATCGCCAAACGACAGACCCGTAACTCCATTATCTACATAATAACGGAAATCGTCTTCAAGACGGCGCTCTTTCTCTTTATAGAGTGGTTTACATTCCATAATAATTTCGGCATTAACTTTGAGGATAAGATTATTATATCGTTCGGTGGAGGCTTACTCTTCTACGATGCCTGCTTTAACGATATTCCTAACTTGATTGACCAATTGCGTAAAAATCACCCAAATCTCCTACCAGAATGGCTACTAGGAGGCGTTGAGACAAATATTAATAAGATTAAGTCGTACAGCCAGAACTAATCTAAATAAACGGATTATATGCCCATTGGAGTAACGCCTGGCGTTCCCGCACTGAGCACCCAATCTCCCCAGGCGAGCAGTGGGCTTTCACCGAGCCGGCGTGGCGCGCAAACGAGCGCCAGCGACCAATCTGAACCTTATCAAGCGCCGGCAACCTGCGACCAAGCCAGTAGCGGCAGTACCACTGGAACCACCCGCGCTCGTCAGGATTCTGTGCCGAGTCCGCCAAAATCGCCCGTCCCTCTACAGCAGTCACGTGCCGACCCCTCGCCGGCGCCCAGCCTTTCTCTTTCCATACCGACAACGGTTGGCGAGAGCCCACCTTAAAGTAATTGACCGACACGTCCGCCACGGGCGACAACCGACCCGCCGCCGCTGCGTACAAAAACCACTCGCGCGGGAACTCGTCGGTACAGTCGTTGAGATACCGTCCCTCAAATACCCCCATAAAGAGCATCTCCGCCGGCGTCAGCGCCGGCTTGAAGCCCTCCGCGAACCCTTCGCCCGGATTTTCCTCCAAAACATATTCATACCGTCTAAGCAGTGACATTTTTCCGCCGCCCTTCACCCGAGTACCGCGCGAAAACGCCGCTAAGGGGGGACCCTTCTTCGCCGCCGCCACGATCGCCTCAACAGTCGGCATTCTTCTAACATCTCCGCACAAAAAATGAAACCGGCACCCACCTAAGAGCCTTTTAGTCAGCAATATGCCGCCCAAAAAAGTTACGATTACCCCTGGACAATCGTCTATTCAAGTATTCTTTCATAAGCCTGTCGCCGCTCCCGCAAAGCCCGATACGACATCTACTACGCCATTGTTAGAAATCCAGGCTCCCTCTATAAATCCGAATGTTGCGGCATTTATGGAGAGTTTGACACCGAGTGAACGTATTGCGCATAAAATTGCGAAAGAAAAATTAGGCACTAGCTATGATATTACTAGAACACATGGATTCGTGCGTTGGTCGGCTCGCACATAATTTCTTAAAAATATGAACCGATTTTTTGCTTACATCGTTTTTCAAATCGGAAATCCAATTACGTAGATATTTATTGCCATCGTAAATTTGGTTAGCATCAATGAGGTCAACAATAGGCACCCATCGGCATTCACAGATTTCATTTGGTGGAGGGGGATGTGCTTTGACTTTATTCATATCGGTTTTTAGTGTAGCGTATCGGAATAAATATGATTGAGAGCCCTTGCTGACACGAAAGACTTCACTGTAAACCTTATAATCAGAGGCGACCAAACCCGTTTCTTCATTACATTCACGGGTCGCCGTCACGAGATCATCGTTTTTATCATCATCTTCTTTATGACCTTTAGGGAAGCCCCATTTCTTTGAACGGGAATCCTTCACAAGAAGCGTATGAGTACATTCGGGTGAGAGAATGATAAAACCGGCTCCAACGTAGGACATTGAAGGCTGTGTCACCTAATTGGATAAATACATTTATTTTTAAACTGTAACTACATTGAAAAATTGTTTTTACCGCTACTGGGGGTCGAACCCAGGACATTCGCCTTAGAAGGGCGACGCTCTTCCACTGAGCTATAGCGGCAGTTTTTCAGAATTAATGGTATTGATATATGCCCCTCAACTACTACTTACCGCATATATCCGTCATGCCCAACCGTCGGAATCCGACTAACATGACACGTCCGCCATTTAATACTCCTATTTAACCACGAGTTGCTCATTCGGATTTTGTTACTATCAATTTTTTTCCTACAGCGGCGGCGACGGACTGAAAAACGGGTACCACTGATAGTTATACCAAACAGTAGATTGCTGTAGGGTACCCTAGTTCAGGTTTTTTAGACTGGTTTGCTCCAGTTGCAATATGTTCATAATGATGAATGCTGTGCGGTTCCTTTGTATAGTCAGGGACCGTTTCTTCTCTTGGTTATGGTTCCCAAGAGAAGTGTCATTATTCAACAAGACTTGCTGTGCGGTTCCTAGACAGGAACCGGTGCGGAATTAATAGATTATATATGTAAGGTGATCAGGCTTCTATATAATTTCTTAAACCGCTTCGTTTTGTCTCCACTTTGCCGAGACAAAACTTAACGGGGCTCGTTGGTCGCGTCCGACCGATTATACAAATAGTTGATTGCTGTATGAGCCCCTTGTTCTTCAGGATTCCTCGACGTGTAATAATTTGATCGCTGTATGAATCCTTAGAGCCGCACCGCCGCGGCTGAGACTTGGCAAATCCGATTTTGTCCCTATCAATTTTTTCCTACAATAGAGGAAAAATTTTTGTTCTTTTTTTTGTGTTTTATATTTTGTATTCTTTTTTTTGTGTTGATTTTTACGCAGTACCAATGACTAAACGGATCCGCTCGCGTACCGGCAGGTACTTAGGGTCATCTAGCTCCAGCCGTAGCATCTCGTACGCTGTCATCTGACGCGGACCCTCCTTCATGAGAATCTCAAACTGCGTGGGGGACCAGCCAGAGAGCATAATCACGCCAGGCGTGTCCGCGGTCGCGTGGAAGTCGGTCTGCGGGTCGGCTCGCAGGTTCCAGATGACGATGCGGGGTACAGTGAATCCCTGTCCAGGTCCCCACATATCCTCACCAGCACGCCGAAACGCTTCCTGAATCATCTGGATGTGCGTCTGCCACCCAGCTGTCTTAACTACATGTCGGTAAGAGTTGCCGGTATAGCTGCTGGTCTCCGAAGAGGAACACGCCTGGTCCCACCCCATATCCGTGAGGACGATGAGATTTTCGGGCTCTTGCCCAGGGCGCACACGCTTATTTTTGAGTGTCTCAAGAATAAGGTCCATTGCCTTCTGGAAGTCGGTACTCAGACCCTGACCGCATCCACTTTTCTCAATGGTCTGAATCCGCTCAAACAGGTCCGAGCCGGCTTCAAAGTGGTGCCAGGTAGGATTGGAGTCAAAGGTCATCAGTCGGTCCTTGAACTCGTCAGAGCAGACCTGAGAGCCGAGGATGCCGAGTGCCATGGAGACCCAATAGGGCGTGCCTGACATTGAGCCACTGAAGTCGCTCATGAAGATGGAACGACCGAGACCGCCGTTACTCTTTACCTTCTCCACCATCGAACGCCAGATCGCGTTGAGCTGGTCCTTTTCGGCGGAAGATAGGCTGGACTCCTCAGCAGCTCTCATGACCACCTCGTGAGGGAAGAGCGTATCAGCACCGTGAACCTTCGCTTCACCCTTTGCTGCCTTGGCGAAGTGCTGCTGGAATTTGTAGCGGCACTCCATACGCTTCTCATTGTCAGGGTAGCGGTACTCGCCGTTGGGCTCTCCCTTCTTACTCTTGTATGTGGATGGCAGATTGAGGAACGCCTTGGAGTAGAGCTTGCCGGCACGACCAGGTACGCTTGCTGGTACAATCTCATCCCATCGGTCGGTACACATCAGTACCTCTACCGTATTAAGTTTGGCGTTGAGATCAGCAGTTAGCCGGCGGTAGTGTGACATCTGCCCGCTATGCTTTTCAACCAACTGCCGTGGAAAGAGCACATTTGCGAGACGCTTCGCTATCTCGCTATGCTTGCTTCCCTCACGGGGTGCCCACTTGGCAGCGAGCGTCTTGGGCTTCTCCAACTTGGACTCCTGGTAGAGCGTTGTGGCGTAGAACTCCACAATCGCCTTAGAGACCTCTGGCTGGGTGTTCTCAGCGAGGACCACTAGGTCGTTCCAGCAGCCGTAAGTAGGAATGAGCTCCAGTAGTGCCTTGGCGACTATCGGATTCGTCTCACACAGACGGCTGTAGAGCGTCTGGAAGATATCGCGCTCACCCTTGCCACCACGAATGTTGCGGCTGTGGAAGGCGATGACAAAGGCGTCTTCTAGTGCCTCCTGCGTTTTGAGAGCGAGCACACTGTCCAACGCAGATGACAGTGAGGTGGTGTTCGCACCACGGACGCATTTGACCGAGAGGTCTAGGCGTGGGTCGCCGCTGCTGGCGAATACATCGGAGCCCTTGACGCCGATAGTAGGAAGGGGAATGGAAGGGGAGACGGAGGGGGAGAAGGAGGTATACATTTCGAAGAAGGAAGAAAGAAGAAGGAAGGCTGTAGTACGGACTCAACGATTGTTAGAAATGCCAGATTTTACTTCAATTTTTTTAGTCGGTCAATTTTTACCATAAAAGGTCTAAAGTCGTCGCCATTGTTATCTATTGGGGCGAAATGCTTCACTTACGCGAGGATCGCATAGCTTGGTATTGCGTTCGTCTCAAGAACGAATGGAGAAAATCCGCGTGGGTTCAAATCCCACTTCTCGCACGCCTTTTTTTACTTCGGAATCCGAACTAAACCAAGGTTATTATATATAATAAAATTGAACAGCCTGAATAAGGGCTAAGGTTCCAAACGGTTATAATGTCTTAGAAGGTGGATCTGGTGGAGCAGGATTCAAAGGTAAGAAACACACTGCTGAAATTATTGAAAAAATACGAGAGGCTTCACGAAAACGTTTAGAGACATCTGCTCAAAGATTAGCAAATTCACAGCTTATAAAAGATTATTATAAAAATCCTGAAAATAGAATTAAACAATCAAATGCTATGAAAGTATCTGAAAAATTTAAACAAGCTGTTAAAGATGGTAGAGTTGGTGGCAATCCACATAAATCATTGCCAAGTGAAGATATAAAGAAGAAGATAAGCAATAGTTTGAAAAATTACTATACCGATGAGAATATTAAAAAACTTAGAGAATCTATGGCAAAGGCACTAGGAAAATCAGTATCACAATATACTACCGATGGAACTTTAGTAGCAACATATACAAGTATATCGGAAGCAGGTCGTGCTCTAGGTAAATCACGAGGTCATTCAATAAATCTTGTCCTATCTGGTAAGAATAAAACTGCATATGGATTTGTGTGGAAATATCAATTCTAGTCTACAAAAATTGAGCCTATGAAAAAATTGAAACTCAGCAGGCAAATAAAATCAATTATCGCCCTCAATCCCTAATCCTCCCTTCTCAGACATGTACCATTATACCTCCTTTCCTTCCCGCTTCGCTGTCTTCCGTGGTCCTTACCATCCTTCGCTCCGCACGGAGTTGATGGAGTCTATCATGATCTTTGAATCTACGCCGTCCGCTGACGACAGCTTCTACACTGCCACAATACGCTCTTATCAGGGCGAGATTGTCGGCGATGACCATCCGCCTGATAAGACGGTCCGCCAGATAAAGATTCACTCGCCGCTGCGTGCAAATTACCATGGCATCCCATTTAGCCCATCAAATGAACGCTTTGTCGTGCTACCCTTCCGTGTGGAGATAAATTCCAACTGGGTCATTAGTTGGATACCGATATTCGCCTTTGAGAGCACGAACTGGATGCCTCGGTATGAGGGATTGAACACGGCGAATCTTACCCACAAACTCCAGGGTGAGTCATTCAAGTACCATTATCAGAACATCCACTACGCCGCAGGCACGCTGATGCGCCAAACAGAGCCTATTCCTGACTATATTCGGTGGCTGCGGTCCTTGCCGGATCCGTACAGCATGATGAACCATGCGGAGATTCGTGCCATTCCGTACGCGTCTTTATCGCCGACAAATATTCACACTCTGCGCCGCAATGCGATTGAGGAGATTTATTACCACGCTGTTCATGAGTTGGCGGCAGACCTGGTAGGTGCTGTCGTGGAAGCAGAGGCGGCGATGGACGATGACTACTCCGCCAGCTTTGATGGAGCGGCAGGCTATGTACCGCCCGCAGAGCCCACGCACGAGGACCTTGTAGCAGAGGTACAAGAGGCTGCCATGGCTGCGCGCACTGCCGCATTAGAGTACTCTCGGTTGCGCAGAGAGCTCAAGATGAAGCGTGACCCTACTGTACCTGTCATCCGTGGTATGTGGGTCAAGGCGCCAACGGCGGACGGGCGCGCAGTAGAGCCGACGCCTGCGGACGAGCTGGCGACAAGGATTGAGGTACGCGAGGGCACGGATGGCTGCCCTTGGCCCTACCACGTCTATGTGAACCACGCACGAGCCGAGATGAATAAGGGTACTGAGTGTCCTATCACAATGGAGCGCCTCTCTGAGTGTAAGGTGATTAATGTCAGCATGAACTGTGGGCATATTTATGATGCCGCTGCCATTTCTAAGTGGACCAAACTGACAGGCTCTGAGAATGCGCCGTGCCCAGCGTGCCGCACGCCTATCGCAGGGATGTGGCAGATACACGTGAAGAACCCGCAGGCGGCGGCTGCTAGCACTGAGTAAATACCAAACATATCCCACAAACCCCCACAAAACCCCACAAACCCACAAAAATCCACAAAAATTCACAAAAAACCAATAAAAATTTTTCAATGAAAATTGAATCCACGGAAACCATCCGGACTCCCATTTAAAAATAATTTATTTCGCTTAACTATCAATCACACTGGCCTTATCCTATTTCACTATCTCCCGTTCGGCTCTAAAGCATCAACTAGACCTATGGCAGCGTTGCCTACCTACAATCACTCCCCACTACGCAGTGAAATGTAATAACGACGCAACGATGATGCGCTGGATGACGGAGCTTCACCCTACAATAGGATTTGACTGCGCAAGCCGCAGAGAAATATGTGAAGCCCTGCCCCTCGTGACCCCCAGTCGCATTATCTATGCCCAACCCTGTAAGAAAACAGAGGATATTAAAGTGGCGAATACGCAGGGTATTCCCCTTTCTGTGGTAGATTCAGTTGAAGAGACGGAGAAGATGATAGGATGGACCGGTGACATTTTGATCCGCCTGTTGGTTGAAGATAAGGGTTCTAAGCAGCCCTTTGGTAAGAAATTTGGTGCCCCGCTCTCATGGCTACCGAAGATTTACGATACAGCACGCGCACTTAAACTTAATCTTTCAGGCTTCAGTTTCCACGTTGGAAGCGAGTGCCAGAATCCAGAGCAGTATGCTAACGCTATTGCTCAATGTAAGAAGGCGTCAGACATTGCTAAACAGCACGGATTTGATACAACGACAATTGATATTGGGGGCGGTTTTCTGGCTGATGCGGAATCGTTCAAGACGGTGGCAGCTACTATTCGTCACGCTCAATTGATACATTTTAATGACCCAAAAATCCAATTTATAGCAGAGCCTGGACGCTTTCTTGCCGCCCCTACGCATACCTTGTACACGACGGTGATTGGTAAGAAGCCAGTATTTCCCGCCCCCGCAACTGACCAGGACCCAGCATGGCGCATTACGATTGACGAGTCGGTTTACGGTAGTTTCTCCAATATTCCGTTTGACCACCAGACACCCGTCCTAGAACGCCTGAGACCGAAAAAGCAGGTAGAAACCCCCAGACCGACAATTATCTTTGGTCGCACCTGTGATTCAGGCGATTGCCTAGGCGAGAACATCCCGCTGGTTGATGTGGAGGTAGGCGATATTCTAAAAGTTCCGAATATGGGCGCATATACCACCGTGACCGCTTCGGAGTTTAATGGTTTCCCAAAACCTGAGAGAATTTACGAATTACATTAACATACATTTAACCTATTGTAAGGAATGCCAGCACCGCTATAACTTAAATTAAATACAAAACTTACCGGCGTCTATCTGACAACTCTGAAAGACGCCGATATCCAAGACCAAGCCCTATGAATGTGTGAACATCCTTATAAAAATCGTAGGATATATTAAGAGACAAACAGGCGGAATGAATCCTTATCAGCCACGCACATTTGTTTTACCAGGACGCCCCCCTCTACAACCAATGCGTCAAACGCACGGTACAATGTCAGCCGCAGAGGCAGCACAAAAGAGCAAGCTCTTTCGGCAAAATTACAAACTCAAAACGCGTAAGATAAAGGCAACAAACAAAGCTAATAGAAATGAGAACTATGGAAATGTATATCCAGTCACAAATACATTTAATATTCCGGTAGGAAATAATACAAATTCTCGCACATCAAGGGCGTCTTCAGCATCGAATGTATATAATTTATTCAATAGACCTCGCCATAAGGCGGCGTGGAATATGGTGTTCTCCAATACGAAGAAGCGTGGCGGCACTCGTAAAAATAAACTGCCGAAAAGCAATACTCCTGAGTTTCGTAAACAGGTCATAAATATTATTAAGTCGAAAATCAATCTTACAAATACTCATAAGGCACGGCTTATTCAACGGTACGAAGAGGCGGCACGGGCAGGATTGGCGACACCAAACGAAATTTCTGCGTTGGTAGGGCTTGCGGAATTAAAGCATTATGGGCAGAAGACCCTTTAGCCGACGGTAATCTAAAGAATAAAGATGATACTATACTTGGAGACGTCGACCAACGGCACAAGTCACTTGGCTTTGAACCATGTAATCTGGGTTCGATTCCCAGTATCTCCTTTAAAACATGCGCCGTATTCGTCTGGAAATTTGATGAAACGGTTTAAAGAAACGCCGATTGTATTTATTTGGATCTATCGTATAGTTGGTTAGTACACAAGATTCTGATTCTTGGAACCCAGGTCCGAATCCTGGTAGGTCCTCTTATGTAAACTATTTATAATAAGTTACATAGTTAGAAATGTCAGCATTACGCCACAGCCCGTGGCTCCTACGATCGCAAGAGGAGAGAGATAAGCCCGCACCGCTTTCGTTCAATAAACCCGTGGTTAAGAAGGCAAATAGTAATAGACGTTTATTTTTTGCTCCTGTGAGGATCCCGAAGACGCGCAAAGGGCGTAAGACGCGGAAGGGGCGTAAAGCAACACGCCGTCGCCGATAAGCGACCAACAAAATTGACGACTTAAAGAATTCCACCGTGAAACAAGTGGGAGGAGACTCCCAATAAGCGGGGATCGCATAGCCTGGTATTGCGTTCGACTTAAGCTCGAATGGAGAAAATCCGCGTGGGTTCAAATCCCACTTCCCGCACATATACTATTTTTTCGTTTTTGCGAATAAATAATATATAACAAATTTGACTCCCGATAACAGAGACTGTATATAGATATAATGGGTGTTATTTACAAAATTACGAACACTTTAACGGGTAAATGTTACATAGGAGAAACGATTGAAAAAGATCCTAATACACGTTATAAAAGACATATGAATCTTATTCGTAAAGGGAAAGGGTGTCCAGCACTAAGAGACGCAGTTTTAAAACACGGTGAAGACAATTTTAAGTTTGAAGTTCTTATTATATGTCCTGATGAAGATAGATATCGTCTTGAAAAGGAGTATATTCAACAATATAATTCTATAGCACCAAATGGATATAATATACTTGAAGGAGGACAGTGTGGTGGAGGTTTCAAAGGAAAAATGCACACGCAGGAAACAAGAGACAAAATTAGTGAGATGGGGAAAAAGCGTTTTGAAAATCCAGACGAATTAATTGCTCATTCGCAGCGTCTTAAAAAACTTTACGAAAATCCTGAAAATAGAAAGAAAGCATCTGATATATTAAAAGCATCCGAAAAGTTCAAGCAGGCAATGGCGGATGGTAGAGTTGGTGGGGCAGCACATACATCTTTACCACGCGAAGATATTAAAAAGAAAATAAGTGAGGGGCTCAAAAATTATTACAAAAATAACTCTGGTAAAAGAGCAAGTGTATCTATTGAAAAACATAGAGAATCTATGGCAAAAGCAAAGGGGAAGCCAGTATCTCAATATAATATTGATGGCACATTTATAAAATCATATAATAGTATAAAAGAGGCAGGACGTGCTGTAGGTAAAAATGGAGCATCAATCCGTTTTGCCCTATCAGGTAATTATAAAACAGCCTACGGTTTTGTTTGGAAGTATGTTGTAGAAAATCCATAAAAATTGACGACTTAAAGATTTACACCGTGAAATAAGTGGGGTAACCCCACTACGGTCCTCCATCGGAGCTTCGCTCCGAGTGGAGGTATCCTTCTCGCGAGCAAAGCTCGCGAGAATGGTCATTTAGATCAGTTGGTAGATCATCCCTCTTATACGCTTGTACGTATGCTTCGCGAGGGGAAAGTCGTGGGTTCGAACCCCACAATGACCATTTCTAGTTTTTGTTAGATATCCAGGATTTCTAACCAATATTAGTGTTTATAAATTATAAATTGCGTTCCATTGATTGTAAATTCAAATTTAAATAATTTTTGGGCTTTTACGAGTGCGGCATATGTGCCATATTTTCCCCAACATGTAGGCTTGCCGTTTGAATCTTTTTCCCATATGCGTAATACATTTCCGTCGGCATCGTGTTCATTCATATCTGTACTATAGACATCATCTCCGCATAAATATCCGCCAGATTTGACTTTAGGAAACCATGTAATAATGTCATCAAGTACATATTTATAATCATGATTACCATCAATATATACAAAATCTACACTTTCATAGTCAAACTTAGTCGACGCCTCCTTTGAAAGCGACCGGATAAATTCGACACGTGCGCCAAATTCGGACAAACGTTGGCGAACTGTTTCGTATTTATTATCAAACTCTGCCTGTGTAAGTGTATTCATACCATCCGGATAACTGGAATCTTCAAAATGTCTATAAGGATCGACGCAATATAATTTATCACACTGGGTATTTTGTAACAGGTCAAATGAAAATCCTCCATCCCATGTTCCTATCTCAACAAAAATGCCCTTTAAAGTTCGGGCTTTTTCGAATGAAGGTGTTTGGTCAGGCTTCATATAGTTGTATAAAACATATAATTATGTTATAACAGCCTCACTTCCATTTATACATACCATTTTTTCATCTTATTTAAAAGTTCACGCTTCGCTTCGTTTCCTACAACCCAATTTGCGTGAAATACCATAATGGTCGACGGATCAACCATTGAGTTATTAATACAATATCCACATGTAAATTCTTCCATAGGAAATTCATATAGTTTTGCGTAGGGATAGTTACGAATATCTCGGATACCACCGTCCACAAATATTTTACGTTGGCATTCCTGCTCTCCTAAATTGTGCCGGTCTTGATACGTTTGGATTAATTTCAAAAAAGTGCGCGTCTGTTCAGTATTGCGTAGTACAAAGTTTCCTGTACAGGTCCATTCGTGAAACGGATAATGTTCGTTCGGGATAGGAGCGTCGCGTTGGTACACGATATCATATTCTTTATATTTTTCATAATACTCTTCAGTAGGTTCTTTACAGAATACAACATCACTATCTACAAAATGAATAAATGAATATGTTTCTAATGCACTGTAAATAATTCGCATTTTTTGTTTCATCATTGCTACAAATTCGGAGGAATCGCCAAAATTAATAAAATTCGATGATACTTCTACATCGTTATATAAGACTATCTCAATACGCTCGGATACAAAGGATTGTAGTGCATCATAAAGGGGCTTATCAAGGCAATAAAATATAATCTTATGATGCTTTACAACATCATTGAAATTTAATAATAGATTCTTACAAAAATCTAAATAACCTATATTACCAAATGCGATGATAACTGGCAGCATATTTGGTTATATACAAATATTTAACTTTAAACTCATACATAAGATAGAAAGAAAAACCAAGTATCAGGACAGGTATTACGAAAATCTTCGGATAGTTCATACCAATTAATACTTTTCAGATAGTGTTCGGATTTTTGTGTTATCATAGATAACATTATATATTGGTCAGACGTTGCCGAAATATTCGCTGTATCATATTTTACCAACATGGCATCATATGCCGCCGAATATATAGGAATATAATCTCTATGTGCATAAATGACGCCACCTGCTATCCAATAATTATATCCGTCGTACTGAAATAAAACTCTATCCATTGGTATAGGATTCAAATTCTGTACATATATACCTTTATCTAGTGTAGCACGGTCAAATAGATGACTACACGGCTCTATCCATTCATCTTTACGAATACAACCTGCGTCCACCCATAGAAACCACTCATTCGTAGGATATAGATCCATTGCGTAATTTAAAAATTCTTTTTTACTTGACCATATAATACCTAACTCAGGTGTATGGTATGATTCAGGATCTAAGCGTTTCTGTTTTTCCCAAAATGAATATGGAAATTTTTTGAGAATGGGTAGATCTACAAATTCACATAGTATGAATTTTACATTTGTTATGTCTATACCAAATAATAGAATTTCGGAATAAACCTCTTGGCTACAAAAGAAGAGCACAGATTTTCCAGTAAATGCCCTGAAGAACCTCTGTAAGCATGGTAGATATCGTTCATGGGTTTGTTTGCTTGGTATTTTATAATATGCTGATACAATGAATGGCATTGATTAATAGTTATACTAAATAGTATTTATTTAGACCTCTGTATCCACTATATTATTTAAAAATAATATTTCATGGGGTGCCAAATTCATTGTATTATTCTCTGAAGATGCGAGGATTGCTTTAGCAGCGTCAATCGCCAAATCCCGTCGCCCTTTTAATATTGCTTCGTTAATAAAAAAACGTTTAATAGACATATAATCATCTCGCGTAATATGATAGTTTGCGAGTATAGAATAATAGTCTCCATAATAGATATTACATAGTTGAGGATAGCGATGGTAGAAATACGCCATAATCTGCTCTTCGTGATGACATAATTTTATAGCGAGCATTTCGTGGAAGATAGACATACACGCGTTATAAAACCGAGATACATAACTACTTTCAATTGTAAAACAGGTGGCGCCCACACCGCAGTAACCTCCTTTCGCAAAATCGCTCGTCATCGTCATCTCTTGCGCACCGCGAAAATGGATGTAGCAAAATGCTACCTTTGGATGAGGATTCTTAAGCATAAGTGGTGCGTACTCCTCAAAATTGCGTAGAATATGCGAGCCGCCGAAATCCACCCAGGCATAATGAGTCGCTTCGCCGAATGGGCTTGCCTGTTTTGCTATCCACATCGCATAGAGTTTGAAGACGGTTAGAATACAATACGAGGTTGTATTACGGCTATCTAGATATTGAGGGTTTCCTTCACGATTGTTTTTGATAATAGAATAGTTATCTTTATAGAAATCGTAGTCCAGTAGCGATTTCACAATATAATGGGTCGGTCGGTCACCACGGAGAGCCTTAATATCTGTATAGCAGGTATCATCGCAAAAGATGACCATTGGAAAATCTAAAGCGAGCGTAGCACGTCCTTTTTCCATATAGAAGGACTGTGGACGCACTTGATCCGTCGCATCAGGTAAATTCTTAATATTAAAATACATGGTCACAATGGTCGTTTTTGACTCCATTTTAAACATTACTCAAGCATAGAGTTTAGACCAAATGAGTGATACACCGTGCGTAGATTGTACACCGGAACAACAATGCGCACCTTGTACGAAGGCGTTACAACAGGCGACCCAAATAGCAACGACAATTGCTACTCTCAAACCAGAACTTCAAACTATCGCATTGGGAATTACTATGGGGCTCCAGCAAATTAGCCAGGACCAAACCGATGATATCGTAACATTTGTAGGTAAGGTGGTAACACACGCGAAGGCGAATCCTGAAATTCAAACATTTTTACATGATATGACCAAGTGCTATTTAACGGCGTGGGAATATGACCTGCTGATGCGTTGTCTTCAGGGGCTAAACGCAACGCCAACAAATACATCAGAGTAATGCGTGCCGATATTTTCAAGCGCCTTGGTGGTATGAATACCCACCCGCCCCGCTTCACAGCCCTACTTCAAACGGATGGTAGTTTTCAACATCATACGAAACGGTCACGGGTTGCGATGATTCTTACCACGGAACGGCATGGATATATGTTGAAACATATGCAGCAGATTCCAGATGCGCAAGATAGTACGGAGACGGAATGGGCGTCTATCAACCACGGGCTGCTCTTTGCCCTAGAAAACAACGAGCGGAATATTCATATTGAAAACGATAATATGAGTGTCATTCGCGGATTGATGCTTCCAAATAGCGTACTTAAACACGAATATGCGAAATATCATCGTTATATTATTATGAATACAGTGGCGAAGACGCACTGGACGGCGATACGATGGATTCCAAGGGAATTGAATGCATCGGATAGGTTGTTCGGAAATAAGCGGCGTCAGTTGCGGTGACGGCGACGTGTGCGCCGACGAGATGTCGGTTTTACATGAATTGCTACGTGGTTTTTAACTATTGCCTGGTTTAGCAATTCTTTAAGGGATTCCGCGGCACGATTCATAGCAGCATATTGGGTGGCGGCGGCTGCCATATTTTTACGAGCCTCTTTTGGATATATAAAATGAGGATCCTGATATGCATAAGGCTCCTTATACTGTCCAAGGCTTTTCATATAAAGATTTTGTGCTCTGGCATGTTTGGCAGCGGCAATACGTTCAGCCTGCGTTTGCCAACCTTCCGCTAACGAATAGGGATTCGTGCGATTAAATCCGGTTATATATGCCGGTGTTGGCAATGCGTTGGTGACCGAAGTCCTGGTATTATTAAACCGAACTCGCCTGCTCCCCTTGTTAGACATTCCTAAATAGTCTCAAGATTCTAAAAATTGAGACCGACCCTTTAATAAAAACAACGACCAAGTCATAATGAAATTGGTCATTGTGGAATCTCCAGCTAAATGTGGGAAAATTCAGGGATTCTTAGGTGCGGGATACCAGGTCGTGGCAACGATGGGGCATATTCGTGCCCTGGAGGAAAGCCTTGATTCTGTGGGTATTGACCGTAATTGGGAGCCAAAATACGCAGAGTTGGCAACAAAGAAGGATGCGATTATGAAACTCAAGCGGGCGGCGAAGGGGAATGACGTTATCATAGCAACGGACGATGACCGTGAGGGAGAGGGTATTGGATGGCACGTCGCCGCCATTCTCAATCTCAATCCTGCCACGACTCCACGGATTGTCTTCCACGAGATTACCCAGCCGGCTATCGTAGCAGCGGTAAACAATCCACGTAGACTGGATTTGAATAAGGTGGCGGCGCAGCAGGCGAGGGCGATGCTGGACTTGCTCGTAGGATTTACCATAAGCAAGGTTCTGTGGAATCGGGTAGCACCGAAGCTCAGTGCCGGCAGGTGTCAAACGCCCGCACTACGTTTAGTCGTTGAGCGGGACCAAATTGTAGATACGCACCGTCCTGAGGCATCGTGGCGTCTATCGGGAACGTGGGCTCATCCATCGGATCCGGCGAAGACAATTCCTGCGGATGCGCATAGCGAGCTCAAAACCGAGCAAGAGGCGACACAGGTACTCCAAAACGTACATACAAATACGGAAACAAAGGTCGTCCAGATGAAAGAGACGATTAGTATCAGCCAGCCACCGAAGCCGCTCATTACCTCTACGCTACAACAGGAGGCATCGTCGCTTCATGGTCTCAATCCAAAGACGACAATGATGGCGGCACAGAAGTTGTATGAGGCGGGTCATATTACATATATGCGTACCGATAACCCACTCTTGTCGCAAGAAGCGGCAACTGCGATTCGAACCTATGTACAGGCGACGTATGGCGAGCCTTACTTAGGACCCGCGGGACAGAATACAATTCAGCCAGTCCCTGGCAGCCAAGCCAGCCAAGCCGTGCCAGCTACACCAACACCAGCCAAGAAGGCGAAGGCAAAAGGCGATACACCGGCGCCACCGGAAGCACAGGCAGCCCATGAAGCAATCAGACCCACGCATCCTGAGACCCCCAATCCGCCGATTGAAGACGCTACGCATAAAATTGTATATAATCTAATCTGGCGGCGGGCAACGCAAAGCCAAATGAGCCCATCGCAGACCGATGTGCGCAAGGCAACCCTTCAACTCACAGCGGATCCTACAAGACAGTGGGTAACTGAACAGACCAAACTCCGTTTTGCCGGTTATAAGATTCTAGAACGCCAAGATCCAGAGAAGCACGCCAAGGACGAAGCAGAATGGGTGTATTGGGCTGTAAAACTCGCCCAAGGCACCGTCTTACACTGGACAACTCTTAAGGCGGACGAGGTCTTTACAAAGCCGAAGGGACGTTATACGGAGGCGTCCCTCATCGCAGAGCTAGAAAAGAAGGGTATCGGTCGCCCCTCTACATTCGCTTCCCTCGTTACAACGATTATGGACCGTAATTACGTAGAGAAGACAAATACCGACGGCAAGGTACAGGATAGCCACCATCTCTCCCTATCCCCCAATCAGTGGCCGCCAGCTCAGACTCTAGAGCACCATAAGGTCGGCGCCGATAAGAACAAGCTGAGCGCCACGGCGCTGGGCAAGTCGGTAAGCGAATTCCTCGCAAAAGAGTACCATGATCTCTTTAATTACGAGTTTACGGCGGCGATGGAACAGAAGTTGGACGCCGTTGCCAAAGCCGAACAGCCTTGGAAGTCGGTTCTCCAGCAGACGTGGGATACCTACAAAGAACGCTACCAGGCGATGACCACCGGCGGCAACGCTGCGAATAAAGCGGCAAAGGAGCGTGTCCTCGCGGAAAACATAAAGGTAATTCTCAGCCGTAAGGGACCCCTCTTTGTCAAGGAGCCCCCTGGGGGCGACCCCGCCGCAAAAGCGACCTTCGCCGCCCTGCCCCCATCCGTCACCTTTGAATCCGCTACGCTCTTGGACGCAACCGCCGCTTTCGCCGCTGCCCAACAGGCGCAGCAGGGCGAACTAATTGGAATGTTAGAAACCCAGGAAATCCGTAAGAAGAAGGGTCCGTATGGATGGTATGTCGTCTGCGGCGGAACAAATGTGAGCCTCAAGGGGGACGAAACACTAGAACAAATCCAGGAAAAACTAGAGGCGAAGATTTCGTTTGCGACGACGGAAACCGCGTTCGCCCGCCAAGTTGGCGAGTTCATGATTAAAAAGGGACCGTATGGGCTGTATTTCTACAAACATGCTCTTGTAAAGAAAACGTTTGTAAAGTTTCCTGCGGCGTCAAACGCGGAGACGATTACCGCAACCGACCTCGCCGCCCTTTATTCGGCGGGCATTAAGAGCAAGCGTCGGTTTCCGAAGAAGGAGTAAGAGTTTCCAGCACACGAAAGTAAATCGTCTGTTTATCGGTAGGAAAGAAGCAGATATTCATCTCCTCCCCGTCGTCGTCTTCCTCTTTACTATACTTATCTGTATTTTCGTGTTTCACCCGCTTATACACTTCTACGATATACGTATTATCCTCTAACACGTGGAAATAGGATGTACCTTCCTCTTTTTTATACGGCTCACTTTCCGAGCGTATTACATGCATTCTAAGTTTTTTGGGCAACCATTCGGAGTGACGGTCACACTCCCACCGCTCTTTGCCAGCATCTTCAGGATACGGCGGCGCATGGTCTTCCACATAGTAATATCCATCAAAACATAGGGATCCCTCTTTTCCATCGCATACGTATTCAAACGATTTATTGGTATTAATAACTGGTCTACGACGTTCTCCTTTCTCAATATTATAAAAATATATCTGAAGTGCGTCCATCTGATATATTTGTATACTCATAGCACCTTTAGGTTTAAAGAGCATTGGGCGACTTAGTCATCCCAGGGAAATCGCCGGTGGAGGAGAGAAACGGTTGGGGCGGTGGGTAAGGAAAGCCTTCAGACGATGCTGGTTGTAGAGGCGCCCGTGGCTCCTGAATGCCCAGCTTCTTATGACCCCAACGGTAGGTCTTATCTATTTTTCCTTCGCTCATCGGCTGGCGGTACAAACGGAAGTCAAAGAGAGCACCGCGCAGCCGCTCATCAGGATTCTCAAACGCCTGAGACTCTGTCTCCCAGTTGCTGCGACCAATATAGTTGTCAGTCGTGTACGATTTGAGTGGCATAAATCCGTCTAGGAATTCTAATACCATCTTATTATCCACATAGACCCGCCACGTTGGACGGAAATTGGTGGCATCGGTTGTCGTCAACGCAATATGCGTCCATTTCTTGAGCGGAATCGCATTCATCGCACGCAGCCGCATCTTACGTTGTTGGGTATCCCAGATTTCAAAGAGCAAGTTGGCGCGAGGATCAACGCCTGGCGTCAATTCATCCTCAGGATACGTATTTTGGACGGGCTCTGGACCTGGACAACTGAATTCGTTTACATTTGCGTCGCTGGTTTCCATGTATTCCTGGGGTGATATCTCAGCGGGAGCACGCGAACTACAGACCTTGTTGTCGTCCCCAGGGCGTGCATTCATCAAACCAAATGCATTATCAACATTGCCCTTCGCTTCAATGCCGAGTAAAACATTGTCGTGCCCTGGACCGTTGCCAAAGTCAAAGATTCGTGCGTTATTGGTAAATTCGTCAAAGAAGACCCATACCGAGATAGCACGCAATTGACGAAGTTGAACTTTGGTGTCAAATTCAAGACGAGCATTCTCGCCGATTTTAATAAACTGGTCGGCGGGTGGTTTCACCTCCTCATCCACCGTAGGTAGACGATTCATAGAGAGTCCCTTTGTAACCGTTTTCTTAGGATCTTCGTCAATCTTCATTTCACCGGCAATCTTAATCTGTGTATTTTCACCATAGTCGAGCATATCGTCAAAGAAACGGTACCAAACCATAATACCCTCAAAAAAGAATAGTAAGTCTGAAATATCTACGGGTGGATTATTATCTGGGGTCTCTTCGCCCTGTTTGAAGCGTGTATTACCGGCGAGAACCGCCATTGCCTGCCACGCATCGTTGGGCGAGTCCTTGATTTTCAAAATACGACCATAGTCGTCCTTGCCGTCGCCATTTACATCACGGAAGTAGTCATCACGACTGAAGCGCATACCGGCACGTGCTGAATCGGTACGGAATGTGAAGGAGTCAAGACCCTCCTGACCGGCGAGGGCACACGCCATAATACGGGAATCGGGTGCTCCCTCTTTCTCCACAACTCGACAGAAGTCCGCCTTATAGCCGAGGCGTTGAACATCTACGTAACCCTCAAAGTATCGTGGATTTCTTATCCAACCATCCGCTTCTTTCATCTCGCCCGGTACAACATCGTAGCGTTTAGGAAAGAACTTGCCAAAATATTCAGGCACCACTCCATCCGTAAATCCTTCAAGCATCATTGTATTACGAAGATATTCCCAGGCAACAATAATGACAAGCAGCGCAATGGCTGCGTAAATCATACTCTCCCAAAGCATCCTTAACTTTCGTGCGGTTATTTTTCTATCGTAGAAAACGCTCCTATGACAAATGAACCTTCGTGGGTTTGAACAAGATTTTACAAAGGACTTGGAGTCATTTGTAAAACGACATGCGGATTGGGAACCTATTACTCCATTGAAAGCGTGGTCGGCGAAGAAAACGGCGGCACCTGAGCGTCATAAAATTTTAGGATTTGAGTGTGGTCTCTCACCGCAGACTCAGATTTATATGTTAGATAACGAGAACACCGCCTTTGAAATCATAGAATCTATGTTGCGTATGTATTTGAGTCCGATAGAATATAGTACAAGCGACCCATTCTCGCCGATTGATGTAGAGGCGGAGCAGGTATGGCTATTTGCGATGCGATGGATGGAACATTACTACGAATGCCTCATGGAGCCATTGGCAATACGAACAGAGTTTTATAAACAATCGCATATGAAATTTTTAGATTTGATGCGAATGATGTTGGTGTATAATCCGAAAAAGCGAATTAGTTTCGGCGATGCTTTAAAGTTTTGGTACCCAGGGAGTAGCGTTTTCTTAGAGAGTTCGCTGAATGAAGAGGATAGTTCGACCACGACAGACCCATACCCGCTTGCGGGGGACACGAAGGGAGAGAGTTCAGACGAATGTCATAGCCTGCCCCAGCCTGCGGAGGGCAACCAGGTAGAGAATTCAACCGAACATCATACCCCGCCCCCCGCTTCCGAGAGCCCCCCGTCGTATTGTACATCACAGGTATCGGTACCGAATGTTGTCCTCCCCGCATTGCCTTCTTCCGCAGTGTCTTCCGTGCCGACCGCCGTGACTTCGGTACGTTCACGCCTCGCCCTAAAGAGATCGGATGGTCTCGTGGGACACAATAAAACCCGCAGAAGTCCTCGTAATTTAGGTCGCTCCCCTGCCATCGGTAATCGCGGGACGCGAGTTCGGGGTTGAAAATAGGACGTTTGAGCGCATCAAACGTTTTGACCTTATTAGAGCCATCCTTGTGACTCCAATATCCATCACGGTCCTGACGGTACCAATGGTAGTCTACACCTTTATCTACAACCGCAGCCACCTTGCTCATACCAGTAGGGCACTTTGCGTCAAAGGCGGATTTCGTCACTTCAGGAATATCACCCATCATAAGTTTCTCCACAACGGGGCATGAACGACGCTCTTCCTTATTTAACGCATTGCGATGACCCGTTTTCGCACCGGGTTGATGAAAAAAGTTACGACAGTTGCCATACTTCTTACATAATTCTTCTCCCTTAGGGTCATAGACGTGCATTGCGTATGAGTAGCAGTTATGGCACCGGCGAACTGAGGGCGTATTATAGAGCGCAACATCACGTACGGGCTCTGCGCCTGATAAAGGAGAGCCATGGCAATCCTGGTGCTTTGAACAAAAAGGACTGTCATTAAGTGCCGCACGCACGCAACCCGTCCCTGTTTGTTTATCATAGCATTGGCAAAGAGCACGAGGCTTTTTTACCGTCTTATTTTTATTCTGGGGTTGGTTCTTTGAAACCATCTTATTCTATATAAACAAATAAATACCCAATCATTTTGGCTTAAGCAATATTCACTCTTTCTCAAATAGGTATAATGAATATTGAACAAGGTGCTGAGTTTATTACTGAGCAAATCCGTTTTCGTAAACCTTTTTTTGTTGGAAAGCTAGGAACCTCTGAACTTGATGTACTTATATTTTATACGCAGTATCGCCAAAAACCCCATCCACCGGCATATCCTCAAAGTATAAAAACAAATATTGTCCGTAACGGCGGGATTTTTCCAGGGACTGAAAAGGCGATAGATGCCTGGGCGGTTCATATGCTGACAGAGGTTCTACCTGCTGGAGCAGGATTTGCTATTTGGAATCCGATAGTCGGCAATATTGAAAAAGCTATTATAAATACGTTCGCCCCAGGAGCGAAACAGTTTCCTCTACGCACTTTAGAGCCGTACTATCTTAATGTATTAGAAGACCGTTGGACATATAATATAACAAAACACTCTAGGGTCGCCGTGGTTTCGCCATTTTATAAGAGTATTGAGCACCAATGGAAGAAGCGGGAAGCGATATGGGGAGACAATTCTATTTGGGGACCAATGCCGCCAACGATTATCCCCGTGAAGGCGGGATATAGTCCCTATTTATCAACAACCATCGGTCTATGGTCAACAGATATTATAGAAGGCGGATGGCGAGCGGCGGTCACCGATATTGTACGTCAGGTAAAAGAGAGCGGTGCCCTTTTTGCGATAGTCGGTTGCGGCGCACTCTCCTTGCCGATATGTTACGCACTCAAACAACAGAATATTGCGTCTGTTCACACCGGCGGTGCCACTCAGATTTTGTTTGGAATCAAAGGACACCGATGGCTTAACCATGGCACCATATCAGAGTTTTTTAACGAGGCATGGGAGTTTCCGTTTCCTGAGGAGATTCCTACGGGGGCACAGGAGGTGGAGGGAGGTTGTTACTGGTAAGTCTTGCTTGTGTGCCTCGCTTGGAAAAAAATTGAGCATCTCTAAATCATTTATAGAGTACAGCAAACTATACACTATGAATAATGGACTATGTACAGCTCATACAGCGGCAGGAAATCCTTGCTCCGCTAAAGGAAAGCCTGAATATAATGGGCTTTGTGGAATACATCACAAGCAGGCAGAGCGTGCTAGGGAGCATCAGGAGCAGATAACTGCCGCAGCCGAAGCCCAGCGTCAAGCAACCCGCAATCGTATTATTCAGCAGAATCAGCAGCGGATTGACAATGCCCCAGTCAGCTCAATTGATACATTCTATCGCTACGCCCGTCTTGTTGGAGATATATGGGTAACGCATCGTGTTCCTACTGACTTATTGGCTCAGGCGTATTGCGCACTTCGTAGAACATCTATTCAACACGTAGAATGGGGAAATCTATTGCGAGCAGTAGTCAGTGTTGTTAATCTTGTACATTTTAATCCCGATGGACTCCGCTGGGCAGATATTCCAGAGGCAGAAAAGAGTACAGTCTTCAATAATCTTACTGAAGTCATAAATCGTTTGCCCCAGTATAATGCTCTCCAGGTTCTCAAACCTGGCGATAATGTATTTGTAGAATTTGCACGTAGACGAGCTGCGGAGCGGGAGGCAGAGCGACTCGCACGTGAAGCGGCAAGGGAAGCCCAGCGTCAAGCACAAATCGCCGAATTCAATCGGCAACAACGTGAAGAGCCGGTTGTCTTTCGCCGTGATCCAGAGGGTGGTATTGACTTAGCCGCCTTTGGGCGTGACCAGCAATCTGTTCATCGGTCTTCCGTACAGGTGGCAACGGGAAAGGCAGTAGAGATTCTCATGGCACGACCTGTTCCGGCAGAGATGGAGGCGCTTGTTGAGATTACACTTGCATTTGATGATACAACGGCTGTAAGATTTGTGAATAATACGAAAGAACGAGCACTCATGGAACTAACCAACGACTATTATAATACTGAGGCATTCAACCATGTTTATGGCAATATTCTAGATAGGGTGTGGGCATATATTCGTATTCATCCTGAGCGCAGTGAACTCATTCGCCGACTCGCGCAGGAGGTCGTAGAGGGCATCAAGATGTGTGTCAATGGAAAGATGACACACTTAGTCAATGTTCTTTATGCCTATGATGAGGAAATTACAGCTATAATGCAAAATGAGACACCGCCGCGTGAGGCGTTCCAAGCCAAATTCGCAACTCTACTCAATTTGCCGGTAGAAGAGCGTACAGCAGCGGCAACCACTATCTTCAACGAGTATCATGTTCCTGAGGAGGAACGTGCCGAATGGCTCACTCCGATGTTGGAAGCGTAATAAAAAACCAAACACCTACGTAAGAATGAAGATTACCGTATCTTCAGTATTTTTGCTTATATTTTTGATTGTCGTAACAGCAATGTGTTTGCTTACAGTGTATTTTATTTTCCGCACAACCTATTACGTGAACTATTTAACAGACTGCGACCCTAAGACAAAATTTTGCTATATTAAAAAACTTAAACTTTCTATACCCAATGAGTTTCTTACTCCATTGAACCAAATCGCAGAGACTGAGGGTACACGGGTAGAGATTTATAAGAAACGACAGAAGGCGGTAAGTATTCAGAAGTTACAAGCGCAACTCCCCGAAATTGTAGAATGGTACAAGAGTTTGACTCCCCAGATATCTGAGGCTATCGGTGAACAGGTGAAGGTTACACCTCTGACGCAACCAAATAGTCTATGTTTAGTGGTGTATGAGAAGGAGGGCGATTTCATTGATTGGCATTTTGATACAAACCACTATAATGGACGCTATTTTACCCTCTTAATTCCCGTTACTACGGCACCAACTTGTGGTAATTATCAGTACAGAAACGCTGAGGGCGAAACGGAGACCGTGTATTTACAGCAGGGCGAAGCAATCTTGTTTGAGGGCGATAGGGTGTTCCATAGAGGTAAGGAATTATGTAAGGACCAGCGTCGTGTTGTACTCTCCTGTACATTTACGTCATCACATACAATTACACCCCCGGAAGCGATACTCAATTTCATTAAGAACTGGGGTATTTTTGGCGAAATCACATAATACGCCAAGTTAGAATGTCTACTATTCAGCGTATTGATACTAAGCCTACCTATTCGGAGATTGTTGTCAATAATAACGTCGTCTACTTGTCGGGTCAGGTTCCGCAGGATTACATAGGACTCGATTTTAAGAAGCAGGCACGCGAGGTGTTTAATCTTGTTGATTTTCAACTCCAGCGAGTCGGCTCTAATAAGACAAAAATTATCAATCTTCAGATTTTCTTAACGGACCCTGCGAACTATGGCGAGATGAATAAGGTCTTTTTAGAGTGGATGCCTGAGGGAAAGGCACCGGCACGTAATACAATTTGCGGAGTCAAGTTTCCCAATCCGAATTGGCAGATTGAAGTCGTTGTGACAGCGGCAATCTAAACCTCTCGCCCCTAAAAACTCATAGACAATGGCTGCCCCAAACAATGGTAAGGTTGCCCTGATTACCGGTGCGAGCAGTGGAATCGGTGAAGCGATTGCCAAGGCACTTTATAATGAAGGTTACTCCATTGCGGTAACAGGACGTAGTGAGAATCGGCTAAGAGATGCGTACAAGGATTGTAATACCTCGCGTATTCTCTACATTGAGGCGGATGCTACAAATACAACAACGTACGCAAATGTTGTAGGACGAACAATTGTACAGTTTAAGCGTCTTGATGTGCTCGTAAATAATGTAGGCGGTGGCACTTTGGGCAAGACGCTCTCCGCCACTACACTAGACAATTTCAACCGTGACATGAATCTCAACCTAACCAGTGTGTTTTTTACGAGCCAGGCGGCGATTCCCTATATTACTGAAACCAAGGGTACTATTATTAATTTTTCGTCCATTCTTGCCTCAAGACCTGTAGCAGGACTGGGTCCGTATAGTGCAGCAAAGGCGGCGGTAGAGATGCTCACGAAGACGATGGCAATTGAGCTCGCCGCCCAGGGCGTCCGTGTGATGTGTATTTCACCGGCAACGATTCAGACGCATTTTCACGAGTCGGCGGGTATGTCGGCAGACGCTGCCGCCAAATATTATGAGGCATCCAAGCAGACCCACCCGCTGGGACGTGTCGGTCAGCCCGAAGATATTTCACAACTCGTGGTCTTTCTTGCCGATTCAACAAAGGCGGGATTTATGACGGGCTCGGTCATTCATGTAGATGGCGGTCGCCTTCTTACATCGGCGACGGCGAACCTGACCAAAAACTAAACCCAGTCCCTCATAGGGATGTCCTACGTCAACCAGGTGGTTGATAAGGTATATTTAATCAATCTGGATAGAGATACGGAACGATTAAAGAAAATGACGGAACAGCTTACAAAGCTGAATATTGAGTTTACCCGGTTTCCTGCGGTTCTCGGATCTGAAGTGAAAACGAGCCCGCATTTGACAGAACTTTGTTTGAAATATTGTACCGATGGTATCAAAGGATGCGCCTTATCCCATAAGACAATTTGGGAAGATATGCTCGCCAATGATTACAAACACGTTCTTGTACTTGAGGACGACGCAGTCTTTGCCGATGATTTTGAACATATGTTTAAAACCGGCTGGGAGCAGGTGCCCAAAGATTTTGATGTATGGTATCTGGGCTGTAATTTCAAATGTACCGATACGAAGGCGATTCCTATGCTTTATAATCGTGTTTTAGGTCATACGCCCAAGCCGGTAGATACACATATACAGCGAGTCTATGGTAGTGTAGGAACCCACGGCTATGTTATATCAAATAAGTGCGCACGTACATTCAAACATCTCCCAATTTATACGCACATTGACGCACAAATGACTATATGGTTGGATAAGTATGGTCTAAGTGCCTATTCGGTAAAACCGCTTATTATCAATACTCCACAACAGTTGGAGGAAAGCGGTAGTAATTTAGCGGAATCGTATCCGTATATTCTCAATGGCGCACTAAGACAAGTGCCGTTTTCCGATACAATATCACTCGACTGGGGCGCCTCGGAAAATTTTGCGAAGATTGGCGGTTATAATGTCAATGCGTTGATTTTTGTTATGGTTCTTTTAGTGCTGCTTACGTATCCACGCTACTATTTTATATTTGCTTTATGGCTTATCGCCGAATTTCTGTACTCAAAGGACGCGAAGAATACGGCGAAGTTTGCCACGTTTATAGGCGGCGCTATGGTCTTTAAATGGATTTTTCACGCCACGGCAAAGGAGAGCGAAAAAATGTTCAAACGAAGCGCGGCGACAATTATGGATAAAGTACGGTCGTATTTCAAGTAGCCAGCCTCCGCTCCCCCCCTCCGAAAATCCGAAAAAAAATGATGGCGTCATCGCTCAAAAAGCGCTAACACCAACAACATAAAATGGCTTTGCGACGTATTATGAAGGAATTAGACGATTTGAAGCGCGATCCACCAGCAGGCTGCTCAGCAGGTCCTATCAAGGATGATATGTTCAAGTGGGAGGGAATGATTATGGGACCGGCAGATAGTCCATTCGCCGGCGGTGTCTTCAAACTCATCGTTCACTTTCCCACTGAATATCCGTTCAAAGTACCACATGTCCAGTTTAGAACCCGTATTTATCATCCAAATATCAACGCAAGTGGTGGCATTTGCCTTGATATTTTGAAGACGCAGTGGAGCCCTGCGCTCACCATTTCAAAGGTGCTTCTCTCTATTCTAAGCCTCCTCACCGACCCTAATCCTGATGATCCACTCGTTCCAGATATTGCGCAGCTGTATAAGACGAATAAGGCGGCGTACGAGGAAAAGGCACGCGAATATACGATGCTCTACGCAGGCGATAAGCCGGTAGACGCTTCGGATGAAGACGAGGGAGAGGAAGAGATGCTAGATTAAGAAATCCAGCGGTAAGGACCGTCACCGTGTAAGGTGACCTCCGATTTTTTAGGCTCTACCACGACGGTAGCACGACGTCCGTAGACGTGCCAGTGGAAGTCCCCTGAATCGCCATACACTGTGAACTTATTGTTCGAAACACAGGACGCATTGAGGATGCGCACGGTACCATTGTAGATTGGTGTCACTTGAACGGTGAGGTCAACCGCGAGTGCATCTACGTAGTCTGGTAGTTCAACTTCAACACTGGTTTCTAGTTCGGCAATAGTGCCGGTTCCACGGTAATAGACACCGGCTTCAGGTCCCTCTAAGCAAGCGTGGACCAAGTACTTGGACTCGTCTTTGGGGTGGTTAATGACGAAGGTTTTTGATGTATCGTAGATGATTTCACCGGTTCCTGTATTATAAGAGAGAGAATTGCCCTGGTTTGAATCACTACGAATTGGGGCAACGTAGAAAGAATTATTATATGTGGTATTTAATGCACCTCCTGAAGCATTTAGGACAATTGTATTATTCGATTGACTATTCACACCGGCACCGGCACCAATCGCAACCGTATATTGTCCTTGGTTGTTTGTACCTGCATTAGAGCCAATAGCAATCGCACTATTTCCTTGATTAGAATTACCCGCATAATATCCAATAGCGACACCGAATGTAGATTGATAATTTGTTCCAGCATTACTACCAATCGCAATAGAACCGGTTCCTTGACTAGTTTCACCTGCGTAACTACCTATAGAAATTGCGTTTGACCCCTGAGTGTTACGACCAGAATGCCAACCCATTGCAATCGCCATCGATCCTTGCGTTTCTCGTCCAGCCGATTTACCGATACCGATTGCGGCATACTGCTGATTACTAAATCCTGCTCGGTCACCGATACCAATACCTCTCGCCCCCTGAGTAATTTGACCCGCATTGACACCGATTGCGATTGCGTTTGATTGTTGGGTGCTTAGACCTGCGAGCACACCCATGGCTATTGAATAAATACCCTGTGTATCACTACCCGCGTAACTACCGATTGCTACAGAATCGTTATGTTGATTTGAATTACCGGCGGTGTTGCCAATCGCAACTGAATTACTCATCTGAGAAATCTGTCCTGCTGTATTACCAATTGCGACTGAATAAGCACCTTGTGTTGAAAGACCGGCGTGATAGCCGACTGCCACTGCATCAATACCTTGTACCATTCCACCGGCACCTGTGCCATACGCAATAGTGGACATACGAGTAAAGGGAATCGGTGAAGAGCCAACGTAGGGGAGAATATGGCGACTTACAACAGCCGAAATACTATAACCAGCTGGGAAAAGCTTATCTCCTAATGAATTCCATACTATACCATCGTAACTATATGCAAGTGTTTCAGCTCCTACGCCTGTAGCAGCAATCCATAAAGAACCGTTCCAAGTTACAGAGAATACATAGTCTGTATAAAGTGCACTGCGTGTCCAATTTATTCCATCATAACTGTAAGCAGCAACAGCATATGGTGGTGCATCGCCATCCAAGCCTGCTAAGACCCAAATACTTCCATTCCATGCTGCACTGTTAACATCATAGTTAAATGGACAAGTAGACTGTCCCCAATTTAGCCCATCATAACTGTAAAATGTAATGCCAATGTTAAAATCATCATCTCTTCCTGCGGCTACCCAAATATATCCATTCCAAACTAAAGTTCTTATTGTAACTGAATTTAATCCCAAAATATAAAAATTTGTAGAATACCAAGTTGTTCCGTCATAACTGTATACAATTGGAGAACCTACGGATGTACTACCACCTGCTAACCACATAGTTCCGTTCCACGCTAAACAATTACAACTTCCATCCAAGACTGATGTGCCTAATCCCGTCCAATGGACACCATCGTAACTATAAGCCACTGTATTAGTATTTACATTAGCATAACCTCCTGCTACCCACATGTTTCCATTCCAAGCAAGACATGAACAAACAGTATCAAATGGACTCTCTCCGCTGAGACTTGTCCAGTGAATACCATCTGAGCTATTGGCAAGTGTATCATATGTGGCATTAGAATCATAGCCACCTGCCAACCACGTCGTGCCATTCCAAGCAGCAGTTACACCACTGCCATTTAAGAACACTTGTGTTTTTGTACCTGTCCAATTAATTCCGTCGTAAGAATATCCTATGTAGTTTGGTGCGGAGCCTAGTGCTATCATAAAATTCTCAGTGACCGGTGTATTATCGGCAATTGTCCATACGACCTCATTGGTGTTAATATTATATTGTAAGACAGTTGTGGAGATTGAAGGATCATAGCGAATTGGGGAAACGTAGAAAGAACTCGCCTGTACAGTATCCAATTCTATTCCTGTGGCATTGAGAACAATTGTTGCTGAACTTTGGTTATTTACACCGGCACCGGCACCAATGGCAACTGCGAAATGACCTTGATTCGAATAGCCTGCGTTTGAACCAATGGCAATAGCACCTTGATTCTGGTATCCATAACCAGAGTAATAACCTATCGCCACCGCAAAGGAGGATTGCTGAGAACCGGCATTATCACCAATCGCTACGGATTCAATATCTTGTATTACAGTGCCTGCGGAGTTACCAATGGCAATAGAATTAGAGTTCTGATTTTCATAACCTGCCTCATTACCGATAGCAATAGAGTTTGAACCCTGAACATAACCAGCAGCATATCCAAGGGCGATTCCATTTGCGGCTTGAGTGTAACCGGCGTATGTTCCTATAGCAATAGCTTGATACTGTTGACCATTCTGTCCAGCATATTGACCGATGGCAATTGCTGTGGCTTGCTGATTGCTCTGACCCGCATTAAAGCCAATTGCGATTGCGTTACTTCCTTGGTTTGAAGTTCCTGTATTATTACCGATTGCTATAGATTCTATTAATGTATTATAATAAAACCCTTCTGTTTCTAAACCTGAGTTAAAGATAATAGAGCTCAACGGCAAGGTAGAATTTGTTCCACCGAAGACGATGTTCGCATACGAATCACCCAAGGAATATTGGGTTATATAGAGATTATATAATTGCGACTGGGGTGCCGAGCCAAGTGATACTATAAGGGCACCATTTACATACCAATATACATTATCTGGCATAAGAACGCACGAATAGATAGTATTTAAATTCCATGTACCGAGTGTGAACTGTGCTCCACCATTTACCTGTGTAAAAACTGCGCCATCATTAATCAAAAACCCGTAATTAGCATATGGACCTGAGTATAATAGAATCACTTGCCCACTGTATGTGACGGACTGAATTGTAAAACTTAGAGACGCAGAGGCATATGCCTGTAAAGAGGTAATTGTATTTGATACCGTATCACCGTTCGTTTTTGTAACAGAATTATTTGTAGGATTGAAGGTGGTGTCAATAGGAGTATCGGATGAAAGTGAATAAATTGTATTTCTATATCCAGTATTACCAGTTGTATTATATACGACTTCCATTGTTGTAGAATTATAATAGAGAACTGTATTGGATGTTGTAGGATCATAGCGAATTGGGGCAACGTAAAATGAATTGCTCGTTGTAGTATTTACCATACCGCCGGTCGCATCAAGGACAATAGTATTATTGCTCTGATTGTTTGCGCCCGCACTGTTACCAATCGCAATCGCATTTGTACCTTGATTTGAGCCGCCGGCAATATAGCCAATAGCCACTGAATTTGTACCTTGGTTTGAGTATCCAGCCTGTACACCTATAGCAACTGTATTACTACCTTGAACTATATAGCCGGCGTTACCACCGATGGCTATGGCGGCTTGCCCTTGATTGCTTGTACCTGTATTTGAGCCAATGGCGATGGCAGCCTGATTTTGTTGCGATTGACCAGCATAATAACCAATAGCAACCGCAAAGCTGGATTGATTATTACCGGCACTGTCACCAATGGCGATGGATTCAATATCTTGGAACGAGCCAGCGGCACTATTACCAATCGCAATAGAGTTGGAATTTTGTATGTTGCCGGCTGCCTCTGAGCCAATAGCAATCGCATTTACGCCTTGTGTATATCCCGCATAATCACCGATGGCAATCGCATATCCTGATTGATTTATACCGGCAGCAGTTCCAATTGCTACAGCATCATCTCCTTGGTTATTTGAACCAGCGCCGTTGCCTATCGCAACCGAATCGTTTCCTTGATTTGAGAAACCAGCAAAACTTCCTATAGCAATCTGATATGAATTACTATTTATATTACTAGCACCGGCATATAAACCGATTGCGATACCATTGTTTGAATAAAATCCTGCGTAGGTTCCAATCGCGATACTATTTGAAAGGGGAGATAAACCGCCGGCACCGCCTCCAATTGATACACTATTACCACGTAGGAAAGGGATGGGATCGGTGCCCATGTAGGGTAGTACGGTACGCGAGACTAAGCCATAGCCGCCGCTAGATAAAGGACTTCCACTGCCACCCGCAAATATACTTGTTCCAAGTCCTGTCCAGTTTATTCCATCTATGCTATATGCGATTGTATTGTTAGGATCCGTACCTGTAGCAACCCATACGGAGCCATTCCAAGCAACAGAATTACACGATTCCTCAAATATAGCAGCATTTGCTTGCGTCCAGTTGATTCCATCATATGAATATGTCATATTAATACCTGTTATACTATCAGTACCAACGGCGACCCACATAGTTCCGTTCCAAGCAACACTGTAACAATTATCCGATAGGGTTAAACTTGATGGTGGGTTCACATTCGCAGGAGTCCAATGAATACCGTCATAACTATATATGATTGTTAATTCATACGGCGCCACTGATGCTTCTCCACCAGCAACAAACATAGTTCCATTCCAAGCTACACAGAACGCCGCAGAAGGGAAAAATTCTGAGCCTATTGTTGGAAACCATTCTATTCCATCAAAACTGGCACACATTGTAGGACCGCCTGAACTCGCAAAGCATGCGACCCATAGGGTTCCGTTCCAAGCAACGGCAGTTCCTAAAAGACCCATTAAATTTGCTTGATTCCAATTGACACCGTCGTACGAATATTGTAAAGTTGCCGATTCATCACCGACCGCAACCCACATATTTCCATTCCAAGCAATTTTAAAGCACTCAAGTGCAAAACTCCATGACTCATCTGAATTACCAAAATTTGTCCAATGAATTCCGTCTGAACTAGAGGCTATTGTATAATAATTTGAGGTATAGTCAGCTCCGCCGGCGAGCCATGTAGACCCGTTCCAAGCAGCACAAATACCAGGTCCATTCGGAAAAGGATTGGAGCCGAGACCATTCCAATGAATTCCGTCGTATGAATAAGCCAGAGTATTAGGTCCATAACCGGTGGCAACCATAAAATTATCGGTAGCATTTTTGATAGCCGCCGCCACGGGTGATGAGCCGACGTAGGGTAGAACGGTGCGCGAGGCAAGTCCATAACAAGATTGACCACTTGTAAATATAGTATCACCCAGTCCTACCCAGTTCTTTCCGTCGTAAGAATATGCCAGTGTATTTGTATCACTCAAACCACCTGCTATCCATACAGAGCCGTTCCAAGAAACCGAATAACAGTCATTTGGAAATATTGCACTACTTGAACGGGTCCAATTGATTCCATCAAGACTCCATGCGAGTGTACGAGCATTGCCAAAAGAATCGTTTCCGCCGGCAACCCATAAAGACCCGTTCCATGCTACACAATTACATCCGTCAGGGAATACAGTGACAGAATCATTGACTAACCAATTAACACCGTCGTACGAATACGCAAGTATATATGTATTTGTTCCCCAGTTAGCAGATCCACCAATAACCCATAATGTACCATTCCATGCCACACAGCTTGCGCTCACAAAAATAGGTGTAAATGTTGCCGATTGTATTCCAGGCAGCCAATTAATTCCATCATAACTGTAAAAAATAGAACCACCGCCACCACTACCAACAGCGACCCACATTGAACCGTTCCAGGCGATGCCAACACAGACATCGGTTAAATAAGAATGTCCAAGCGGATTCCAGTTGATTCCATCATATGAATAAGCAAGGGTGTTATCGCCATCTCCACCGGCGACCCACATAGAGCCATTCCATGCGATAGCAATACAATCGGTACTTATTGGAGAATTTGCCAGAGCCCAATTGATGCCGTCAGAGCTGTAAGCAATTGTCGCATAATTCATTGTATTATCTGAACCACCCGCCAACCATAGAGAGCCGTTCCAAGCCACACAATTTCCAGAACCACTTGCGTTAAATGGACCGATGCCGAGCCCCGTCCACTTGACTCCATCGTACGAATATGCGAGATAATTCGTTCCAGTGCCGGCGGCAACCATAAAATTATTCGTAGCAAACGTACCGCCGCCAATAGCGACAGTGGTACCTGACGCATTGGTAGCGAATAAGTTTCCGAGATTATCCGCGGAAATGGACCCAGTACCAATTGTTAGAGAGCTAGGACCGACGTAGAGATGGCGGAGGCGCAAAGTGGATGTACCAATATCATATACATTATCTACATTTGGGATGAGCGACTGCGTCATTGTGCTACCGATGACATTACCGCCGCCATTATTCCAAACAACCTCATTCGTCACTGTATTATATTGTAAGAAAGCGGTGGACACTACAGAATCTTGGCGAATCGGCGCAACATAGAAGGAGCTCGCCTGTACAGTATTCAATGCGGCACCGGTGGCGTTGAGGACAATCGTACACGTGCTTTGGTTGTTCGCACCCGCACCCGCACCAATCGCAATCGCAAATTGTCCTTGATTGTTTGAACCAGCATTAGAGCCAATGGCAATCGCACTATTTCCTTGATTAGAATTACCCGCATAATAACCAATAGCAACCGCGAATGATGACTGATATGCGCCAGCACTATCACCAATTGCCACGGATTCAATATCTTGACTATCACCAGCTGCAAAACTACCAATCGCAACAGAATTCATACTTTGTACATTAAGTCCTGCCTCCCCATTACCTGCCTGATTACCAATCGCAATCGCATTATAACCCTGATAATAACCAGCACCATATCCAATACTAATACCAAATGAGGACTGAAAGGTACCAGCATAGGGACCAATCGCAATAGAGCATGTATCTTGATTGCTTGCGCCGGCTTGAGTACCAATCGCAATTGCATTGGAGGCTTGGTTTAGTTTGCCCGCATTAGAGCCGATCGCAACTGCTCCCTGGTTCTGGTAAGTATTACCCGCATAATAACCGATAGCAACCGCGAATGATGACTGATATACACCGGCGTTGTCACCAATGGCAATTGATTCACTGTCTTGACTGGATCCTGCGGCAAAATTACCAATCGCAATAGAATTGGAATTTTGAAATTCATAACCGGCTTCGGATCCGATGGCAATTGTATTTGGAGCTTGTGTGTAACCCGCATAGTAACCGATAGCAATGCCATAGGAGGATTGATACGAACCAGCACCATCACCGATAGCTACCGATTCGTTGCCTTGATTATATCCCGCATTGTATCCTATAGACACCGCATTTTCTCCTTGATTTGAATTGCCGGCTGCGTTACCAATCGCAACCGCATTATTAGACTGAGCATACTGCCCTGCCGTATAACCTACAGCAACCGCATATGCTCCTTGGGTGGAATAGCCGGCAGCAGCACCGATAGCGACAGCCGCTTCACCCTGCCCCTCTCCTATTACCGCTCCACCACCCGCCTGGTCACCAATAGAAATCGTAGAAAATCCGGTTATCCAGCTGCTGCCATTCCAGAACGCATAATCACCGTAATTAGAGCCAGGTTGTAAAGTACCAGTTCCACCATTGTTGCCCCATACAAATGAACTTGTAGCAGTATCATATTGTACCCAACTATTATTGATTGAATTATCTTTACGAAGAGTTGCCCCAATAACAGGTGCTATTAATGAGATTCTGGTTGGATTACAGATTTCGTCAAAACGACCAATATTCTTAATATAGTAATTTGTAGTTGTAGAGAATCCTGAGGTACTTACAAGTTGTTCTAATACCTGGATTTGTTGGATAACAGGAACAAACTGCGCGCGTAAAGACTGGGTATTGGTTTGTGTGGAGAGTGTTGGAAACCAGCCGAGTTGAACCTGTTGACCGCGAGTAACCGTGGTTGTAGAGGGTCCGTATTTCAGTGTTGATGAACCATAGAGATACTCCTTATCAATAGCAAATGTCACATTGGTAAAGTTATCGGTAAATGTCAAGAAATCGGTATTTGTTGAGATAAGTGTACTTCCTGTATAGACAATACAGGGGTCATAAATTGAATTTTTGAGAGCGTTATCCTGAACAGTATTATCACCGAGAGTAAGCAATGACGTGCTCACAGTGGAGATATTAATGACACCTGGTGTTAAAAAATAGCTGGAAATAAGATTATAATTGTAAAGTCCGGTGGAATATAATAATTCATCTATTAACGCAATACTGCTAAGAAGTTGACTGTTGACGGTTGAGAAATTATCTTCTAATCCAAGACTCGTGCTCTGTAAATATACAATAGAACTGTAGCTCGAATTGAATACAGTATTAAAAAAGATGGTATTATCACTGACATGTAAGTATGTTTCGCCTGTACCAATGAACTGAAGCGTACGACCGCCGACAGTTTGGTCTACGAGTGTACTAAATGGTAATACCTGCCCATCTGCTATAATTTGGTCGGGACCAATGTTATATATAACGAGACCGCCATTGTCGGCATTGGAATAAAATTGCATACCAGAGCCTGGCGTTAGATTGAAAACATTGTATCCGCCTGATGGTGCGAACTGGTATGTTCCACCATCCGCAGTAGGAGCAATTATCGCATTTACCGCTGGTAGAGCAAAACTAGATGTAAGCGTTGACGTAAAATAGGTACCTCCGTCACCACGACTTACTAAAGGTTGATTTGCCGGAATAGGATAATTACCAAAATCCTTAAAGACGATATCGCGGACAAAAAGGGTGTCCACGTTTAACGTCCTGTTATTTTGTCCGAATCCCGACATTACAGGTTCTACTACTTTGTTGGTTTATGTTTTTTAGGATGGACCGCCGCAGTTTGTTTCTTTTTTTTGGTTTTTTTGTTTATTCATCGTCACTGTCACCGATGAGCTCTACTTGCCCGTCTGTCCAGCGACCGACGTACTGCTCCTTCACGGCATTCGCATCAGGTGTATCCTTGGTGTTGTCGGCATAATAGACCTTGTTGGATGACAAGTTGCGGATGTGAAGACGTCCCTCGTACATGAAACTCTTCCACGCAGCGGTGACTGGCGCAGTATCTACGGCGACCGTTGCGGGCGTAGTATTCTTGGCTGTAGTGGTGGTAGTTGAATCACAAGGAATGCCATTAGGATAGCGTTCATGGAAGAGAGCTGAACCGACAATCTTGGCGCGAGGATAAAGTGTCTCCTCGTCTAGACGACCGTGCCATTGGGCATTGTTCTTCCTAGGATTTGCCTTAAACTCGGCATCCTTTTCAGCACACTTCGCACATAGTTTGGACCCGGGCATAGGCTTCTTTGAACACTGCTTTTCAGGAAAGATCATACCACCCTTACCCTTGGTACCTTCTAGGGGATTGTCCAAATCTAACTTACGACCGAGACAGAGAGTATTATTGATATCGGCAGCCTTGAGGCGAGAGGGATGGTCTCGCCAATTTGTTGTAGCAACGGGCACAGATTCAGTGTTAGAAGGGGCAGGAGCAGCAGGGGCAGCAGGGGCAGCAGGGGCAGCAGGGGCAGCAGGGGCAGCAGGGGCAGCAGGGGCAGCAGCCACAGCTTTGGTGGCAGCCGCAATCTTGCGCACCTTCTTCTCCTTGATAGGAGAAGCTACAACAGAAGGTACGACCTCAGGTGCGACCTCAGGCACGACCTCAGGCACGACCTCAGGTGGACAGAGAGACCGTAGTTCATCGGCAAGGGAAGTAGGAAGAAGATTATTGGTATCAAGGCATAGAATAGCCTTGGCAAGGAGAGAAAGGGAGGAGGACATTGGAATGAATGGAGGATGTAGGAAGAGGAGGCACCATTCTCTTATCCGCTAGGCAGTCCCTCAATTTTTTCCTAGAATCTATATAAGATATGAAATCATTTATAGATACTATAATAACAAATATTCCAATAGTATTAATTGTTCTTGTATTTATATTTTTAATATTAAGCGAGTTCGCAGGCGTGTGTATTAGTTTTGATAAAATAGGAGAGATGCTCAGTGGTGTTATTGTAGGACATCAAGTCAAGGTATTAGGATAAAAAATGATGGACCGCCCCACATTCATCATAAAGCATTACTTCTATAATGAACACCGCCGTGCCCGATACACTTATTCGTGCCTCCGTTCAAGGTATTGTTTATTTAATTAACTCGCAAACGGGTGACGTCTACACGTATAATCCTGAAGCGCCAACCTATATCGGACAACTTGAACGTATTCCAGATACCGATAAGCATCTCATGTCCAAACAAAATGGTTGCCTTCATTACGCCAAGGTGAAGTATCGCGATGATATTCGCGAGGTGATGGAGCGCCTACGCACGACCGCTTGAAAAAAATGAGATTCACACGCCGCAAACACAAAATCGCCAAAATGGACCAACAGATTGAAGATATCTTACGCCAACGCAAACTACTGCTGTGGCGTAAAATACTAGAAACCTTTCCAATTGAACAGAAATATCGTGATATTATTACGAAGAAAATCCTCCCAACACAGGCGGGAGATTTGCGGCAGTATACTGTGCCGCCAAAATCCGACGCTCCGCGCGATAATATGACATCTGCTCCTCATTGCTCTGAAATTGATACGTAAATGTGCTATGCATAATGTTATATGAACTTACAAATGTATATATAGACATATCCGCATTGTTTTCTATTTTTTGACCCTCGGTTAACGGTGGAACTGTATTCGTTTGGGGAGGCACTTGGGAGAATCTCGGCGGTCCAGTTGTCAGATTATTTGTCGGTATAGGAGCAAGTGCCACTGATTGAAAAAACGTCGCCGGTATATACGGATAACGAAGTGTATGAAGTTGCTGTCCATTACGATAATCGGTCGCTTCCTGATTGCTCGCAAATACATACCAATTCGGCGCCCCACCTTTTAGAATATTCAAGTAGATTGCAAAATTAATCGCCTGAACACGATTAAAAGTATCCCACTGCCGTTGTAAGGTAAGCAGGTCACTCTTTGTTTTGTATTTGACACCTGATAAATCGTAGGGAGTCTGAGGAATTGAGCCGTTTCCAATATTTGTAGAAAGGTATTGTGCATATGTATAATTTGAAAGATACGATGGATAGGGATTCATTTCCTTATTCACATAGAGTGATTTTTAAATAGACCGGTCATCATGGACTTCATTGTGATCATTCTTTTCATCCTCTGACGAGAGATCCTTACTATAATCAATAACCGGTCCCTTAGCAGTACTCCTCTTACGAAGACGAGAAACGTGTTCTACAAATTGATCCGTCTTCACCTCGGGCGACGAACCGAGTAGATGATGAGGCTTTTGTGTAGGAGGACCGAGGGATTTTAGGCGAGATTCCGCCCGTTCTTCTAGGGTACGTGTAATCGCAAGTTGTGTTTCGGTTTGTTTGGACGTCTCAACCCTTTTAGCAAAGGAAAGAACTGGGCGTTTGGACGGACCCATGGTGCGAACGGATGTAGCAGATGTGGACATTTTTGTAAGAAAGCGTAGGAGGAGGTGGGAATCCTGACACCGCCAAAAGAAACTTCAATTTTTTGAAGCGAGTTGCGAGCGACCGAAGCGACGCACTTTAGGTATCATCAAACATCATTTTTCCCTTGCCGCCTGATATTTCAAATACATTCCATGCCTCGCCATACGTTAATAGATACGTTTTACGACTCTTATTGCGCGGGTCCATTGGTATGGGTGCCAATATAGGATAGAGAACCGGCAACACCGCACGGGTGAATTGGAGTGTTCCTGCGGGTTGAGCAGTATCAAATGCTCCAAAAGTAATATTGTATACTTCTTGAGGAATAGGATACGTAAAATCCAAGCCCATACGAATATTCTTCCAATAACACGTGACTTCACGGAAAACCGCTGTATCCCATTGTTGAATACGGTCAATGTTAGAAATATTAAGACGTAAAGATGATACAAAGGCGGAATTATCGGAGGCGGTGAGAACGAGTCGCTGCCCCGCCAATGTAGACGCATACGACCGGAGACCTACCAACATACGACTTACAGAGCCAATCATATCAATGGTAAAAGGGAGTTGTATAGTTGCGGAATAGGGCGGCGATGCGGCGACAAACGAGTTATCTTCAATTGTAAATTGTTCGTGACGAACATTTGTATAAGGGATTCGTAGAGTCTGGGATTTGAGCCATAGATTCGCATCACGGGGTAGATAAAGCTGCGTGGATTCCAGAGACATCTGAATAGGCTGAACCTGCTCTAAGGGGAGTGTCACTTGAGTAGTGTCAATAGGTCCCCCCTGTGTTGCCTGGATACGCAAGGGTTTGCCGCCCCACGGCTGCGGTTGTAAACGTCCATCACTTGCTACAACGACCTCGTTCAATTTACGTAAATAGATACGAATACGCCATCGCTGTTGGTTTAACGCCGAAAGCGGCATACCAGGCTCGAACGCCTCTTCGCTGCCGAGAATTGGTATAGGAACTCGTAATTCAGCTAAGCTCGCCGAGCGTCCAATGGCAAGTGGCGTTTCAACACGTGAACCGACCTCGTCGTTCATCAAGAATACGGGACCTGTTTCTGCTGTTTGCCGGTTTCGCCAAGAGAGATATTCACCATAGTTTTCGTGAATAAGAACCTGGTCTTGAAATACCTGAATTTTATCAATAATCTGAAAGCCAATATTGTTTGTGTAACCGAAGGTGACCCCACTAGGATCGGTCACGATTCCGGTAGGATTTGCGGCGACTGCCAGAGGCGGCAACCATGTAGGTAATTGAATATGAAGAAAGAAATATTTTGCCATATCACCCCGATGGTCAATATCAAAATCAACCCATCGCCCCCAATCTGGCTGATTACGTGGCTGCGTTATGTAAATCTCTTTGGTGAATGGCACTGAGCGCATATAGACACTATGAAAAAAAGAGACCGTAGGATTTGCGGTAAAAAAGATATCCTTTTTGCCTCTAGCTACGAGTTCCATTAGACCACCGGAGCGAGATGACATTATGAATCTCCTTAATTTATACTTAGCGATTTTAAACCCGCACATTCAATAGAGAGATGTTTCACCCATTGATGACCTTATTTACAGCCGTGCTGTTTATTGCTCTTACACCCGGTATCCTCGTCACATTACCACCTAAGGGTTCCAAACTTGCGATTGCGGTGACACACGGTCTCCTCTTTGCGCTTATCTACGCCGTTACCCATAAGGCGGTCTGGCATCTCACAAAGAAGTACGAGGGGTTCCAAGCCGAGTACGTTTTCCCACCGGCAATCAAGAACGGTGATATCTGTAAGACACAGACATGTATGTGTAATGGTGCGGAGATTGCGGAGGCGGGACGTTGCCAGTAAAAAGCCGCTTTGCGTTAGACGCTCTGCGTCACCGGCTTAAAAACATAAACAATTGAACGACTAACGATGAGTTTTCCGAACATCAGTACCGGCTATGGCTTGACCGTCCAACCAGTTAGCCCGCCGAAGTTAAGTGAACTCAAGGTGACCGATGACAAGCTCAATGTTATTCTTACGACAATTCGCATTCCAGATGAACATATTTGGGCGAATGGTCTATTCCAAAATGTCTATATTATCTATCGTATGCTTGAAGTGATGGGACTCAAGCCCTGGTTAATGGTGGATAATAACCAGAATCATAAGGATGCCACGGTCCACGAAAAGTTCCGTATGATGGATTTTAAGGAGTATGCGGCGAACCCCTTCCCTGTCGCTTCCTACGTAGAGATGGGTATGTCCTGCGATCCTGGTATTCGCCGTTTTTTCCGCTCTATGGGCGCCAAGGTCTCAAAGCTCTATCTTGGTAATATCTTGAATATTGATATTGAGACGATTACGTTTATGAAGGGCGTCAATTTCAGCCATCACGTTGCCGGCGAACTAGACGAGATTTGGGTGAGCCCTCATTACGATTTCCACGCCGAATACGCTGGGTCTATTAATGCCCTTTGTGGGAAGACCAGGATTGCGCCCTACGTATGGGACCCTATGTTCATTGAGAATATGGGACAGGTGTATGACGATAAGGGGCTATCTTTAGAATCGGAGCGGCTCTTCGTCATCATGGAGCCGAATATCAGTTTTCAGAAGAATTCAATCATTCCAATTACGATTACAGAAGCGTATTACCGCCGTCATCCCAAGCGGGTTGCGCAGGTGATTGCGATTAATGGTGAACGTCTCAAAAACAATTTATATTATCAATCATCCGTTCTACCAAATCTCAGTATTTACAAAGACGGTAAGTTACAACTCACGCCACGTGCCCATATTGTTAATCTGGTAAAGGCGTTCCCGTCCGCCATTATCGTAATGCATCAGGTGAATAACGAATACAATTATAGTTTTCTAGAGTTTATTACGATGGGCTTTCCGGTCGTCCATAATATTAAGCGCTTCAAGGACTACGGATATTATTACGATGGAAATGACTTTGATGGCGGTGCCGATCAGATTGACCGCATTATTAAGCACCACGTAAGTAATAAGGTCACCTACGCTGCGCAGGTGAAGCAGCTCACGTGGAACTTTTCTATTCACAACCCCGCGAATCTTGAGGGTTGGAACGACTTACTCTTCAAAAAGGCGTAAGTGCGGCGGCGGTGGAGGGAGCCCAAGAGTCCCCTCTTACCCCCGCCATTAATAACCAGTAAATCTATGCGTTCCCTGTGCTTCCTATCATCTAAGATGACAGAGGTGCGCAAAATGGGGGCGGATGTAAAAAATTGACGTGATGTAAAGGGTATTGTATTCCCCTTACCTCACGAGCAAATGTCTTCCTACGCTTCCGCCGTTCCCTTCGTTGTTGGCGCCCTCGCTGCGACGCTCTTTGTTAGGTCATGGCTTTCCTCGTATATCACCAGCCCCGTGCCGGCAACAACGGAGGTTGCCTCCGCACCTGCCACCACCATCACCACGAATGCTACACTCCTTGCCTTGGATGCCGCTGCCGCCATGAATGCTACACTCCTTGCCTTGGATGCCGCTACTACTGATAATCCGGAACACGTTGTATATACTACTATTGCGAAGGCTGCTGCTGCTGCGATTTCCGCCGCCGCTAACGCACATCGTGCTACCGAAGCCTCTGCCACTAACTTTACTTCATACCTCGCCCTTACACTCGCCGCCGCTGATTCAGCCCGTGCCGCACAGAGTATCACAGGTCGTGCGGCATCCCGTGCTCCAACAGATGCCCAGCTACGTGCCGTAAGTATTGCAATGAGCAAGGCGGCTAGTGCTACGCAGAAGTCTGTTGCTACGGCGCATCGTGCGACGCCTGAGAAAGTAAAGACCGCCCTTGTCGGTTAAATCTTGGGCAGCACGAGCGGCAACGAAGGCGGTTTAAAAACCGCCCATAAGACATCTTGTAGACCACAATGAAGGTTGGCATCACTGTAAGATTTCTTAATAGTTATTTCAGTGGGGGCATCCCGCAGGTAGCGTGCTCCCTCGCAAAAGCCCTCCAAGCCGCAGAACACAATGTAACGCTTCTGTACCCAGCAGGCGAGCAGGACTGGTTTATGGACGTCAAAGGGCTTAAAGAAACCCTCCCGCCACGCAAACCGTGGTCCCCCACCGATACCGAGCACTACGACGTCGTGTTTGAAGTTGTATGGTCGTTCTCGGAAACGGACCGCCCCAAGGTTGCCACACACCGCATTCTATGGGTCCACCAGCCTCCAGTGTTCCACGATATTGAATCGTCGGTCTACAATTGGAATCCAACGCAGCGGTCATTCAAGAACCTCACTGCCATCGCAACCTACGATTTTTACACGTCCCAGGACGTCCGATACCTAGAGTTTTTGTCAGGAGTCCAGGTTATTCAAGTGCCTTTTCTATGGAATCAGGAAGCACTTACCGTTTTTTGCGAAGAGAATAAGACTCCAGAATGGAAGGAGTCCGCTAAGCGTGTAGAGGCACTGATTCCGAAGGAGACGCACCCATCGGTTTCGTGGTGCGCACGTATTGTAGAAAGCAATTTCAGCAATACGAGCCACGCAAATATTCCACTCAATATTCTAACACAGATTCGTGTCAGGGGCGATCCAGTACGTTTTAATATTCATAATGGCGAACAGCTTGGAGCGAATGAGTTTTTCAAATCAAATATTGTGAAGAATCTGCTTTTACCGGATATAAGTGGATCGGTGGTACCTCGTGTACGCTTACCGGACTTGCGCCAAGAGAAATCGTTTATTATTGCGCATCAACGCTTCCGTCCTCTCAAGGCGTTTATGCTAGACGCCTTGTATCTTGGTATTCCTCTCATTCACAACTGTGAATTGCTCACCGAAATGGGAACTCCATACGGCTATAAGTTAAATCAAATTCAGGACGCCGCAAACGCGTGGGCTAAACTCAAGAAAGATTACGAAAATGATAAACTTCTTTTCAATAACGCTGTACATAGTGCGATGCGGGTAAAACTTGTAAAGCGTTTTTCACCGGTTGCGCTTTCATCAGCCTACAACGAACTATTGAAGCGTGCTATTACACCCAAGTCTATTCCTAAATCTATAACTCCGAATAAGCAAAATAAGGAACTGCGTGTACACTTTTGTGAGTTATGGAGTGAATTTGTACCGAAGTACAACTTTTTTATGTATTTGCTTTCTTGGATTGGTGCGATGAATAATATCCCTGTTATTTTGGATAGTACTACGCCGAATCTCGTTATCTATGGACCTCTCAGTCATGGGCAAGAGAAGGCGTATCCTGGAGTATCAAAGGTATGGTTTACAGGGGAAAATATCCAGCCGCCAAAGGACGATGATATTGTACTCAGCCTAGGCTTCCAGTATAATACCGCTTCTAACTATATTCGTCTGCCGCTATGGATGCTGGAAGTCAATTGGTTCGGCGGAGACCCTGTCAAGATTGCGAATCCTCGTCCTGTCTCAGTACAAGCCGCTACAACGGTAGACCAATCTATGATAGATAAGAAGAGCAAGTTTTGCGCCTTTGTCGCCACGAATCCTAACAATAATAATCGTAATGTGGCATTCCATATTTTGAATAACTGGAAGCCAGTAGATTCCGCAGGACGTCTATTCTGTAATCGTCCAGAGGGACCGATTCCGGCAGGTTTGGGTGGTGGTGGCGGTGAGCTCGCAAAGGTGGAGTATTACAAGGACTACAAGTTTGTAATTACATATGAGAATTCGCCTGGTCCAGGTTACACTACGGAAAAGTTATTTCACGCTAAGGTGGCGGGTGCTGTGCCGATTTATTGGGGAGACCCATTTGTAGATCGTGATTTTGATTCGACAGGATTTATCAATGCAAATCAGGTAAGCAAGCCTGAAGATCTCATCACTCTTGTGAAGAAGATAGATGATGATCCTGCCGCTTGGCGTAAGATGGCAGCAGTACCTGCGATTACAGCTTCAAAGCGCGCATATTGCGAACATACAATGGAAGAGGTAGGAAAGCGTATATTCAGGCTTATTTTAGATAAGGAGGTAAAGGTAGATTCTTGGGTTAAAGCGGAGACATTTGGTAAATTATATGAGACAATGGATTACAAGCAACTCTATGCGTCATATTTGACGTCGGTGCCTCCTGTGCCTGCGCTAGCACCAGTCCCAGCTCCAGCTCCATCTCCAGCTCCAACTCCAGCTCCAGCTCCATCCCCAGCAACAGCTCTAGCCACCGCGTCTATCTCCAAAATCACAAACCCACGTGTATTTTTCACCGCCGCAAATCAAAAATATGTAGAAGCCGCCGTGAATGTCATCGCCTCAATGAAGTCGTACGAGCCAGACATCCCAAAGATTGTCTATGTATGGCGTGATGTAACGGAGGAGCAGTGTAATATTCTCAAACAGTACGGTGCTACGGAGGTGCGTCGTTTTCCAGAGGAGAATGGTCCATGGCGCGACTTCTGGGAACCACAGCATTTTGCGTGGAAACTATGGGCACATGTACATGCCGGTCTCAAGGAAGCACCAGGCACCTTAATGTTATACATGGATTCGGGCGTCGCCCTTGCCTCCCCCATTTCCGCAATTTGGAGCACGATTCAGGAGAAGGATATCTTTATACTGGACGATGCGGAACAGACGAACGAACGCTGGTGCCATCCAACCTTTTGTAAGGAATTTCAGGTCACCCCTGATGAGCTCAAGGCGAATCAGATTTGGGCGGGCTGTATTGGATTTAAGGTTGGTGGAAAATATATGGAATCGGTTCACCGACAGGCGCTTGGTATTGCCGAGGCTAAGCGTGATGTGATTGTAGGCGAAAAGTGGAGCCCATATTCTCAGGTCTGCTTAGGTCATCGTCACGACCAATCCATCCTCAGTATTATTACACAACGGGCAGGTGCTCCAAGGACACCACTCAAGGAGTTCTACTGTGACCGCTCTATGCGTACGGCGAAGCAGTGGGGCACTCCACTCTATGTACACCGCGGCAACTTTAAGGATATTGTGCCGTTTACGGATGGTATTGATGAAGCATATGTAATTAATTTGGATCGTCGTAAGGACCGTCTTGATAAGTTCAAGGAAACTCATAAGAATATTAAGGATCGTGTATATTTATGGAAGGCGGTAGATGGTCGTACACTCACCTTAACTCCTGAGTTGGTCAATTGCTTCCGTAACAACGATTTCAATTGGAAGAAATCGGTTATGGGATGTGCTCTCTCGCATCTGGGTCTATGGGAAAAACTCGCAAACGATAAGCTTGCGAAGTCGTATCTCATTATGGAAGATGACGCAGTGCTGTTCGAAAAATGGATTCTACGATGGATGACGGCGGCGAAACATATTCCAGCGGATGCAGATGTTATTTATCTAGGTGGTATTTTACCACCGAATAAGGCAGCCTTTCCTCAAGTTGCCGAGGTAGTCAATGAATACTTTGGCAGAGTTGCGCCGAATACACTCTACTCAACTACTCCCCGCCGGTACTTCCATTTCTGTAACTACGCATATGTACTTACACAGCAAGGCGCACGTAAATTGATTAAGCTTGTGAAGGAGAAGGGTATTTTCACGAGTGGCGATCATATGATTGTCAATCACGGTGATAATCTGCTCAATATCTATTTTACGGTACCACTTCTTGCCACTTGCTTCCAGGAGAATGACCCTGTGTACCAGCGATCCGATTTCAATAATTTCAACCGTGTAGACAACTTTGATAGTGATTTATGGAACAATACAGAGTGCTTTACAAAGGAGGAGACATTTGCGGTGATTAGTAGTGAACTGAAGGGGCAGACATTTACTGTTGTAGGTGATACAATGCCTAATGCTCCAGCTCCATCTCCAGCTTCAGTTCCAGCACCAGTAACAGCAGCACCAGTAACAGCAGCTCCAGTACAGCAGCAGGCAGCACCAGGCGACTTTTCTGCGGTATGGAACCGTCTTCTACAGGCAACGGTGCTCAAAAAGGACGCAGAGTTCAAGCCAACCCTGGATGCTATGTTCGCACTATGGTCCCCTGCAAACTTTGACGCTACAAAGTCATACCATGCGATGTTTGAACAGTTAATTGTCGCAGAGAATGAGATGTTTATGCGCTACAAGGCAGATATTTATGCGGCACTCAAGGCAAAGTTTGACCTATCTAATGCGGCGCTCTGGGGCAAGATTGTTGGAAAACTCGGTAATAATACAGTCCAGCCTTCAAACGACACAATCCCTGTCTTCTACCTCAAGACGATTAAGCCAGAGTTTTTAGAAAACGACTGGTTGAACTCTCTCTTTCCTAAGGCGATTGAGTGGGTTCCTCTAGAATCGTTTGACCATCTTGTACAGGCAACCAACCCCATTCTGCTCTTCCAGACTATTCCTGGCGAATCATCACTCGGTTATATCTACAATGGATTCGCCAGCGGTCTAGAAAAGTTAGGTAAGCAGATGACCGTTATCCATATTAGCGATGAATTTGGACGTGATCCGATTGACTTTTACAATTCACCCGCGGTCAAGCGTGTAATTCGTAACTACTATCGCCCAAATCTACCAATGAATAAAGTAGATATTATTCCACTTGGTTATGCAAATGGACGTGGTGCTACAAACCAGACAGCTCCTACATTTGAACAGCGTCCATATTTATGGTCGTTCGCTGGCTCTATGGACCGCCCTGGACGTAGCCAGGCGATTCAGTCCCTTGAGCGTACAGGCAACTTCAAGCTTGCCGACCGTCCTACATGGGGAGATCCAGCCAAACTCAACGCCAATGAGTATAATTTACTCAACCAACAGACGAAGTTTGTGCCTTGCTTCAATGGATTCTCATCACTAGAATCGTATCGGCTCTATGAGGCACTAGAACAGGGGGCGATTCCAATTTATGTGCCGAACGAAGTTGACCATTACGCCGAAGTACTCGGCAAGCATCCTATTTTATCGTTCCCTTCGTGGGAGAAGGCAGCCGAACTTTTACCAACATTGGCACAGAATCCAGCAGTCATGGAGGACCATCGCCGTATTCTCTCAACGTGGTGGCAAGGAAAAAAGGCGGACTTTAGGGACCGTCTAGCACGGGTATTTAACTAAGACCCCCAACAGCCACAACATACGGCATGACCCGATAATTTTGTCCATTCATCAATTGTATATTGACTTCCCATTGATTGATTACAGCGAGAGCAAATTGCACGTAAATTTGTAATATCCAGAGTACCGCCCTTCGCCTCCGGTTTATTATGACCAACGTGGAAATCAAACACACTTATCCGATTTTTACACCAAGATATGGTACATTTTGCCTCATATCTAGGACCTACGGATGTGAGCCATACTTGTTCGCGCAAAGCACGGGGAATTTTTGCCTTGGGTGTGGCAGGTTTTGTAGGTGCGGATGACATATAAAGACTATTATATAAACTACCGTAAAGCACTATATGTCAAATTTTACAAATTTGGATGCTCTTCTCGCAAAGCTGCCGATTCAGCAACCAATACAAAAACGGGTACGATTTATGCTCGTTGGTACGCATACGAACCAGACGACCGGTTATAGTAAAGTGACGCATAATATTATCCACGAAATGGTCAAATATCCTTGGATTGATATTTATCATTTCGCATTTCAGAATTTTGTGAAGAATCAGCAGCCGAATCGTATATATCCGCCAAATGTAAACGTCTATGACCCATTTGCGAATGAGAAGGAACACTCAGAGCAGGGATTTGGATTCAGTCAACTTCCAGAGTATGTGCGTCAAGTGAAACCCGATGTAATCCTCATTTATAATGACGCAAGTGTTATCTGCCGTTTTCTAGATAAGTTACAAGAGCAGCTTCAACCAGAGGAGCGAAAGTATAAAATGATTATCTACCTTGACCAAGTGTATAAGATACAACGTCCAGAATTTCTGGATCGTATCAACCGAGATACAGATATCTATTTTGCATTTACAGACTATTGGCGCACCGTTCTTCAGGAACAGGGTATTACGAAGCCTATTCATATCCTGAGACACGGATTTGAGCCAAATGAGTTTAAACCACTCAATCGTGATGCGATGCGCAAAAAGCATAACATTCCACAGCACGTTTTCCTATTTCTCAATCTCAATCGCAATACACCAAGAAAGCATCACGATATTGTTGTACAGGCGTTCGCACAACTGGTAGCGAAGCATCCCACGAAGCCTTTAGGGCTACTCGCCGTTTGCGACGCTGGACAACTGGGAGGATATCCGCTAAGAGAAATCTATATGCGTGAGCTCATTCGTCTCAATATGATTCCACAACATCATGTACATAAACTAATGATTACCGAACACTCTATGGCATGGGATGATCATGTAATCAATGAACTCTACTCATTGAGCGATGTTGGAATTACAGGCGCCGATGGAGAAGGCTTTGGTCTCTGTCAGTTTGAGGCAATGGGTGTAGGTATTCCACAGGTCGTTCCATATATCGGCGGTTTCAGGGATTTCTGTATTCCGAACAAAAATGCGATGTGTGTGACGCCGAAGATTGAGGTCTATCTGCCACTGGCTATGAGCGTCATTGGCGGAAAGGGTGAGTTGGTGGATGCGACGGAGCTTGCCCTTGCCGCCGAGGAGTATCTGCTGGATACGGATCTGAGGGAAGCGCACGGCAAGGCGGCACGAGAGACCGTTCTGGGGTACCGATGGGCAGACGAGGTAAAGAATTTAGTGGATGTGCTTAAGACGATGACTTAGCACCAAAGACTTTCATAATAGCGGAGGCAAGTTCGCTCTCTCCGTCTTCATATGTTAGTAAATAAATGGAGACAAAACTGAGCGCGATACCAATACCCTTCAATAGCCCTACCTTCTCTTGTAAGAGAACCAAGCCGGTAAATGTGACGAGTATATTACTCATCATATTCCATAGCAGATTGACAACCGTCATCGTCTCGAACCGAAGTCCTTGTAGAAAAATCATAGGTTGTATGGAGTAAATTGCCATAGAAACGGGTAAAAAAATCATACTCAGCTCTTTCAATGAGACCTTCTTGAGTATACTAAATGCCAGGGTATCAACACCCGCCATTAGACTCGCAATGCCTATGGGAATCCAATTTATAGCTGGCATATTCTATAGTGAATGATTATTTTCATTTCCCAACAGGTGAAGTCTTTCGCGCGCAATATTGTACACTTCGGTCGCCACCTCGCATGACGCGAGTTTATTGCCGAGGGAGGTGAAGTACGGGCGACCGGTTTGCATTTCGGCGAGTTGGCATGCCGAGGAGAGTTGAACAATACGTAACCTTAATGCTTCCGTCTCCTCTTGTATAATATACGCATAATATAATACTCCTAGGAGAAATCCAACATTGAGCGCATATATCAAGTAGTCCATCTGCCGTATCTAAAAAAATCTTTGTACCTATTTCAAATTTTGACCAATGACTATGTGAACAGTGTAGGATATTGTTCTTCAACCGCCGCAACCATATTATACCTTACAACAAAGTGAAGAAACTGTAATGTAAGTTCAAGAGTCATTCCCGCATAGACCAACGCCTTCAATGGTTCATAATACATATAATAACCTACTGTTAGAAGCGCAAAGACTGTATAAATTACCCAAAGATTTCTATATTCGTTCTCTTCGTTGAGGAGCATTTGAATAAGAATACTGTTGGACATAGTAGAATGGCTGTAGCGTTGTTTACGGGCGTCAATGGTATAAAGGGCGAAGTCAATTTTTCAGCCACCTCTACGGGCACAAAGGTACACGCTATTTTTACAGAGCTCCCGAAAGGAAATCACGGGTTCCATATTCATAAGGCGGGCGACCTGAGGGGTGAAGGCTGTAAGGGGGCGTGCGACCATTTTCATATGGGAACACCGCAACCCCATGGTGGAGCGCCAACGTCAAAAAACGCTCGTCATACGGGCGATTTGGGTAATTTAACGGGTCCAAGTGATGAGGTGTCGTATATCCTCAAAGGCGTCACCTTGGAGGACTTATGGGGACGTTCGGTCATCGTTCATGAGGACGAGGACGACCTGGGCAAGGGACCGTTTGAGGATAGTGTAACGACGGGACATTCAGGAAAGCGGATCGGCTGTGCGATTATTGGGCGAGTCCAAACTCCAGCCTGTAACGGTACAGCGCCCGCCAAAACCCGTAAAGTCCGTCGTAACCATCGGCGCAACCGCAGTCCATAAGCCCTTTACAAGGCACAAGAATGGATAGATGACCAAGTCGGACGGCGCGACATTATCCCATTTATACCGCCCGTCACAGGGCGACGCACGAACCGCTTGTAGCGCCTTATTCATCTCAACGAGCCTTTCCCGCATGTCTGGCTCCAACCGCACAAATTCACTACCGGCACAGCGTGCTTCCACTGATAGAATCATATAGTTAAACAGCCACGTCGTCAGACAGTCAATACGCCATACCCGCTCATCGGCGACCCCCGCTTTGAACCAATCGCCCCGTTCAGCCGCAATACGTAATGGCACATCGCGCAGTCTCTTCATAAGAGTCGGCACGTGAAATACCTCTAGAACGAACTTGAGACGCAGATACCCAATCGCCGCCAGAACAAAATCGTCGTCTGCTGACAACGCACGAAGAATATCAGTTACGCTCCCAACAGCGTCTAACCCCAGCCGACTCATATAGTATTTTGTTAGAAACTCAGGCAAGTGATAGCCTCCAAAGAGCAATCCCTTCAACTCTTCGTCTGTATTATGGTCGCAATTATTATGGGGAAAAGGAAACTCTGTATGCGCATTGAGCGTATAGAAATCTGGGGAAAGCATTACAAGTGATATACAACTGCGGTGTATATTCAATTTTTGCCCCGTACTATAGTTAGAATGGGTTCTACTAATTCTGTGCCAGTTTCGCAGTCTAGAGTCGTGAATACGATGACAAATCCGATGATATGTAAGTATGATAACTGTAAAAATCGTATAGAATTCAGAAAAACCTATTGTGTAATTCATGATATAAATACGGGGCAGCCAAAGGAAGAGCCGAAAAAGGAGGGTTGTTGGGGTTGTTGTTGTGATATGATGTGTATGTAATAAAAAAATTGAACCCTCCCGTAGGGCTTTTTTGACGTTCACCTCAAATGAACTGCCCTAATTGTGAAGCTATCAAGGGACTTGCCCTCCAACATTCGATGGATGATTGTCCGATTAAGGATGATATTACATGTCGTAGATGTTGCCAAACTGGTCATATGACCCATCTATGTCAGCAGAACTGGTCGCATTGGGAGCGTCCGACCACTATGGAACAACTTATTCCCCTTCATATCCGCAATCGTTACAAGATTACCTCGGCGACTCCACTTACATTTGAAACACCGCGCGGCGCAGATACAGTACATGAACTTCATCCTATGAACGAGTTTCAAATGCCTGATAATTATAAAGAATTACGTTCTTTTGTAGATAAATATGGTATTTATGTAAAAAAGACCACAAAGGCGGCAGAATTGGCGTGCGTGGAGGCGATTCACTCTTGGGCGAAGGAGACTGGTCGCCGTATCATTCCTAAAAATACCATTGTAGTATAGATGGCGAGACGTAATCCAACTCGTAAATCAAGGCGCACAATGAATATTCCAAATAATGCGATAGTAAATGTACAACAGGATCCGTATTCATCCCGTTTTTTAACGAACGGAAAGACGGCGAAAGAGATACTCAAGGAGGCGGGTCCGACGTATCTGGGCGGTCGTAGAAATAGAAAGACACGCCGCCACCGTCGTTAGGTCGCTCGCTTCGGTCGCTCGCTTCGGTCGCTCGCTTGAAAAAATTGAAATCATCATAGGACATTTTGTACTCTTTCGGTCTGCGTACAAAACATCCACATACTTTCCTCCTCCTAAAACAAACAATGCCTTCTATTCCTTCCTTCCCAACCCTGTACGGTAAAGCGTCCACAGGTAAAATTAAGATGTGGTCTATTAAAGTTGAAGACCAAAAAGGGGTCGGTGCGATTACGACGACCCACGGCTACGTAGGTGGCAAACTCCAGGAAAATGTCCGTCTCGTCACGGTGGGCAAGAACCTGGGTAAGAAAAACGAGACAACTCCAGTCCAGCAGGCGGTCAATGAGGCACAGAGCGACTGGAAGAAGAAGACCGAGGCGGGCGGTATGACCGAGAAGATGCCTGAGGAGGCAGCAGCTGGTGCGGGCAAGGCAAAGGCAGACTCTGACGGCGAGAGCGTCAAGTCCGCAGGCAAGCCGAGCGCCGAAAAGAACGCCAAGGCGGCGACCAATGCCGGCGGTGTCCCTCACCCGATGCTCGCCCACGACTACAATAAGCGCGGCAAGGATATCAAGTTCCCGTGCTATGCCCAGCGGAAGTTGGACGGTGTGCGCTGCCTCGCCATCTCAGGCAAGGGACTTTACAGCCGTACAGGCAAGGCGTTCCCGCATATGGACCACATTCGTGCCGAGATTAACAGCCTCCCCAGAGGCACGATTCTGGACGGCGAGCTGTACAGTGATACGCTCAACTTCCAGGAGATTGTAGGTCTCGTCAAGAAGGAGACGCTCAAGCCTGAGGACACCGCTAAGATGACGCAGATTTACCTCTGCGTCTACGATACTATTCAGGACGGCACGAACGAGGAGCGTAATAACTGGCTCGCCAATCTCTTCAAGACGCACAAGTTCAAGGCGCTCAAGCTCCTGCCGACCGACATCGCCAATAATCTGGACGACGTCAAGCGGCTTCACGCCGAGTATGTCGCCGACGGCTACGAGGGGCTCATCCTACGCAATAAGGCAGGGCTCTACAAGGTGGGGCACCGCTCCGCTGACCTCCAGAAGTACAAGGAGTTCAAGGACGATGAGTACAAGATTGTCGGCTTCAAGGAGGGCGACGGAATTGAGAAGGGCTGCGTCATCTGGGTCTGCGAGACGAAGGATAAAAAGCAGTTCAGTGTCCGCCCTAGAGGCACGCATGAGGAGCGACAGGAGGCGTTCAAGACGGCATCAAAGCAGATAGGAAAGAAGCTGACAGTTCGCTTCCAGGAGCTTACGGAGGACGGCATTCCACGTTTCCCCGTGGGGCTCGCCATCCGTGACTATGAATAAATAAACCAAAACCACAAAACCACAAAAACCATAAACCACAAAAACCATAAACCACAAAAAACACAAAAACCACAACCCAACATAAGGATGGAAAAGAATTGGAGTTTGGAGAGGCATAGCCTCTCACCAAAAGAAAAAAAAATACAATCGTTCACTGAACGAGCCACTGGCTTCCGCTTTCCCACACTCAGTCATAAATTCGCATCTATATTCAGTCTCTACAACTTTTTGAATGCGCACCAAAACGACAATCCAGCTACATTACAATATCATGTAACGGATGAGAATGGCAATCCTATGTTTTCAGTAAGCGACCTAAAACAAATACAGGAGACAATACGGAACCAGACATCGCGTCCTATGTCAAATAATAATGCCCGGCAGATTCTTGACCAGGTAAAGAAGGTATATGCGCCGGCGATAGAATTAGCAAAAACAATGAAGGGGGGCTCACGTAGAGTATCCAGAGGCAGAACTCGTGGAGGTGCTACGGTGGGTGTAGGTGTACCAGTAGCGACTCCAGTATCTCCAGCGGTTTCATTACGTGATCCTATCGCCCCTGGCTATAATGCTACAAATGATATGTTAGGTGCCCCAGAACGCCCTGGATTTGTTGACACCTCAAGAAATAGTTTTTTTGACCGCATTTTTGTAAAATTGGGCAATATGTACTCAAATTCTCCATTTGCTCTAAAATTCTCCCATAAATGGGACGGTATCTTTTGGTTTATGTTTATATTATACAATTTGGAGAATATGGACTTCTTTGGACCGTTCCTTAGTGCTGGATTAGACGCTTATATTTTAGGCATTCGTATGGCGGTTGATGCGCTACACGAGGGTATTCCTAAACTTTTATCTACGCTTGGTAGTATTCTACCGATTGGTGTAGGAGGTATTGCGGGTGATGCTGCTGGCGAAGCGATAGCAACTTTAATTGGTGGATTTCTCCTTATGGGTACAATTATTGTAAGTATCTCTCGTAAGCATTTTGGCGATGCGTTCAAGTCGTCGCTAGAGATGATACCAGTTGTAGGCGATTTTCTCTTAACATTTGCTATGTCGGCAGAGACGAATTTAGATCGTATAAATATCTACCGTAACAAACTTATACATCAATTAGAACCTATTAGCCCGAAACTCTATACTTTTGTGGATTACTGGGTACCAAAGTTAGAGCCTGTTTCACCCACCCCACCGCCCACACCTACATTCGCAGATATTAAGAATGATATTGTTCAAAAAGGTATGGAAGTTACGGGGGCAAATGTGGCACTAGAGAAGGTACAAGCGATAACATCAAATCCGTTGGGTGCGGTGGCGGGTCAACTGCCGGCGATGCCTGCTCTCCCTACACTGCCTACTCTCCCTACACTGTCTAATGTACCCACATTGCCAGCATTACCTACAGCCCCAACGCTGCCAACGCTGCCAACGCTGCCGACACTGCCGACACTGCCGACACTACCAACAGTAAAAAACATGCCTTCAATACCATCAAATAGCTTAAAAACCGCCTTTGCTCCTACTCCTGTGCGAAAACGCGGAGGCGCACGTACCCGCAGATATAAACGCCACAAACGTAGGCAAACTAATAGACGGCGATGACCAACTGGTTCTGCTATCTACTTTACATTCCTGGAACCAATAGAACTTATATTGGTGCTACGAATGACCCAGCACATCGCTTGAGACAGCATAATGGCGAGCTCAAAGGCGGCGCCAAGGCAACCAAAGGCAAGAAATGGACGCAGGCATTCTATCTATCGGGTTTTCCCGACTGGTCGACTACCCTACAGTTTGAGTGGGCGTGGAAGTTCCATGGCAGAGGCAAACCAGGGCTGCCAGGCAAACTGCGCGCCCTTAAGGAACTCCTCGTTAAGGACCGCCCAACCAAAACGTCTATTCCGTACGCCTACTGGTCACGCCAAGTCGCCTTAGAAGCGACACAAACCCAGCGCGCCACCCTCCAAAAAATTGACGCAGCATCGTTCTTGTTAGAAAGCCAGTATTCCCCCAGCATGTCTTCCTCCAATCATACATTTGAATCTCTATCTCAGCAGGTTACCGATATGGCGACAGAGCTCGCACTTGTCAAGCAGCGTCTAGCTGATGCGCTAGCAAAGCTTGAACCCGCTCCCGTAAAGAAGGAAAAGAAGGTAAAGGATCCCAATGCGCCAGCTGTACAAAAGAAGCCCCTCAGTGGCTATATGCTCTTCTGTGACCGTACCCGTAAGGCAGCACCGCCTAATATGAAGTATACGGCGGCACAACTAGGTGACCTCTGGAAGGCACTCTCGGATGTTCAGAAGGCGGAATACAAGGTGGTTGCCTAAGAGCACATAGGCATTGAAAAATTTTTGTTTTGTTTTGGGGTTTTTTGATACATTACGCAGTAGAGAATACCGATTTTCCATTTGTTGTCGCCGACGCACGCAGATTCGTCGCCGTCTTTGGCAGGTCTCCGTAGAGCACCAAACCCAGCTCGTCAGGAACAAGTGCCGTCACAGGCACGTAGAGTGTCGGCTTCTGCTCACCAAACTGGTAGCCGCACATACGTCCTACCAGCCCCTGGACGAGTGCGTCGGTCTTGGACTTGGAGGCACCCTCCCACACAAAGCCTATGTGAGTCTTGGGCACAACCTTACCTGCACGCAGACGTCCGCGTACAATGATAACTGTGGTCAGAGCAGGCGCGTCCTCTAGACAGCCGATTTTGCGCCCTCCTCGTGAAAAGCGCTTCTGCTCGCCACGCGTGACCGCAATCTCCGTCTTTTCGCCAGTGTAGAGGAGCACAGGAAAGGACAGGCGCCGGCATATTCCGCGCAGCACCTCTTCGTTCTCCTTGTTCGCCTTGCTGCGATTCATGCGCAGCAGGACGTACTTGCCAGGTACGTTTAAAAGCATCGTCTCAAAGTACTCAGGGCGCTTAGATATAGAAAACGTGGGCTCCAGCAGTCCGTCTTTTTCGTAGTCAGCGAGCCCGTAGTAGCCGACGCCAGCCTCCAACTCCTCCACGTGCTTCAGATATGGAGTCTCCTTTTCGCGCCAGGCAGCGATTTCGGAATAGGGCGTAGCGTCTACAGAGAGCAGATAGGTATTCTTCTCGGCGAGCGCAGCAGGGTTGCCGTCAAGGAATACACCGTACTTGGCGAGAAAGAGGTGAAGCTGCTGGTCCTTGGTCTGGACCATATGCGACTCGTCTACGATAATGAGCGCATTCGTGATATCCAGGTCAACATGCTTGAAGTCCTGGTGGAAGACGACCTGGATACAGTGCTGATACGCAGCGTTGAAGGCGAGCGTGTCGGACACCGCCTGCCGCTTAAGCTCGGTTTCAGCGGAGCCGCAGAGCACGTATGCGTGCGTGACGTCGCCGGCGTCTAGCATAGCCTTGATGAGGCTTTGGAAGGTACCTGTCTTGCCGGACTGGCACTTGGCAGAGAGAAGGGCATAGCGAGTGCCAGAAAGGAAGGAGGAACGAATGCTGTTCGCAGCGTACGTTTGGTTAGAGTGAAACATAGTATGAGTATGAGGCGACATTTATTACGCCAGCACGAAGCGTTCAATTTTTCTCGGCATTGAAAAATCTACAATAGATATTTAGTCATAAAGTGTATATCATGGGGCAATTAATATGCGTAGAGAATACGCATATTTCAATTTTTTTCCAGACCCCCGCATATGAAAAAATTGATAGGAGAATCGGCTCAGAAGTCAACTTTTGCCCCCGCCGACACATATCCTTCCAACACTTCCGTTGTAAGCTTTCTTCCTTCCTTCCTTCCCAAAATGTCCTCCTCCAAGCCTACCCTCGCCTCCCTTCAGACTCAGATTACTGAGCTCCAGTCTCAATACGCTGCTCTCCTCGCACGTGTTGACGACCTAGTCAACAACAACGCTGCTGCTCCTGCCGCCGACGCTGACGCTGCGCCCGCAAAGGGCAAGCGTGGCGCCAAGAAGGAGAAGAAGCCTAGGGACCCTGACGCCCCTAAGCGCCCACCCACGGCATTCTTCGCCTACAGCACAGCAGAGCGCGCCAAGACGCCTGACGTCAAGCTCACCGCCTCTGTACTCTCAGAGCGCTGGAAGGCACTCACTGACGACGAGCGTGCCGCATTCAAGCCCGCCGGCGCTGCGAGCGATGCTGAGTAAACGCAGTCAGCAGCTCGCCCGTAATGTCAACATAGAAAACCCCAATCTCCAATAAAAATACAAAAAACCCCAAAAACAAACAAAAATTTTTCAATGTAGATATCAATTTTTTCATATGTTCTCTAACCAACCCAGCAGCGTCAGCATTGAAAAATAGCCGTGTTGTGCGACCAGCATATTTTTCTTTTTTTTTTGTTGGAAAGCCAGGTTAGTTCAGCACATCAGCGAGTGCGTCAAACGCGAAGCGCCGGCGCTTACGTGGACCGCCGTTAATGCCGTACTGCGAATTACGATTCGCTGCTGCCTGCTCAATACGAGCGACAATACGATCAGCCATATCAGCGCAGTCTGCGCAGACCTTCATCGTCTCATTGTCAGGCTGGAACGACTTTCCGCATCCCAGGTGTAAGCCTGAGATACTCAAGTCAGCACCGCAGGTGCGGAAATCTGCGGTGCGACTGTTGTAGGAGGGAGGGTTTGGGGAAGTGGACATTTCAGAAAGAGTGAATAGTTGTCAGGGAGCCCAACTTGTATTTCTGGGTGGATATGTCTATCAATTTTTTCATATGTGCTACATGAGGAAAAATTGATATGTATATTGAAAAATTTTTTTGTTTTTTTGTGGTATTTTATGTATTTTTTGTTTGATTTTTAGGGTTTTTGTGCGCTGCTTTACTCACTCAGCGTAGCTGGAATCGTCGTCGCTGGAGTCATCGCCAGCGTCGCTGGTGTCATCGCCAGCGTCGTTGAACTTCGCCTTTTGCTCAGGCGAAAGTGCCTTAAAGTGTGCCTCGGCGGTCTTCGCGTCCAGCGTGGGGTTCTGGATACAGAAGCGCAGAAACTTAGAGGCAAGCGAGCTGCTCATCTTCGCTGCGACATCACGCGCCTCTTGGAATGAGGGCTTTGTCTCAGCAGAAGCAGGCGCAGCAGCAGAAACAGCAGGCTTGTATGAAGCACGCTGCTCGTCAGAGAGTGCACGCCAGCGCTCGGCGAGCTCGGTCACCAGGAGCTTGACGTCAGGCGTCTTAGCGCGCTCTGCCTGGCAGAAGAGGATGTAGGCACCTGGTGCGCGCTTAGGCGCATCAGGGTCCTTTTCCTTCTTAGCGCGCTTCTTCTTCTCAGGTGTTGAGGCAGAAGCAGAAGCTGGCTTAGCAGCAATGAGGGTATCCAGGCGCGCGGAGAGCGCTGCGAACTGGGTGGTCAACTCGGTGACCTGGGAAAGGAGGGAGGAAACGGAGGGCTTGGACATCTTTGTAGGAAGGAAGAAAGAAGTATGTATGAGAGAGCCAAAAGTCACACTCAGCAATATCAAATATATCAATTTTTTCATATGTACGTAAATAGAGAAAAATTGATACAATTGTCCAGCATAAACATACTTTTGAGCTCTCCTACAACTCCTCTCATTCACAACGCAATGTCCCTTACTTTCACTTTTCCTCCTACTTTTCACGCTGTTTCACAGCCTCTTTACGACGAACAAATGCTTCTTGATGAACATCTAGAAGACGAGCGTCGTGAAGTTGATGCTGAATTAGCACGATATAATGACTATTACGCTGACAACGAAAGCGAAATAGCATCCACGCAGGCTAGCACAATTACTATTATAGACCCAGTTAGCGTACTGGCTGAACATTTACATCTTCTCGCTCCTCTTCCAGAAGAGGACGAAGAGGAGATAGATACGCACTCCTGCGCCGACAGTGGTTGCCAGGGAGAGCATACTCACGCAGACTATTATGAAGACTACGAGACGGGTCATGTATCACCCTCCACGCATGCTTATAATGAATTGTTGCCCTACTGTCCAGCCACACCAGACTATGAAGAGTATTAAATTGAACTTAGAATAATGTATCCAAAACCAAAAACACAAAAAACACAAAAAACACAATAAAAATTTTTCAATCAATTTTTCACATACTAAACATATGAAAAAATTGATATGACATTGAAAAATTTTTTGTTTGTTTTTGTGGTTTTATGTATTTTTATTGGGTTTTGGGGGTTTTATTTACAGAACATGCAGAGTGAGAGACTTATCGCGTTTAGCTGCTCTTGTAGGCAGCACGCTCGTCATCGCTCAGGGCACGCCAGCGCTCAGCGAGCTCAGGTGCCTTAATCTTGACGTCAGGCGACTTTGCGCGCTCCTGCTGCGAATAGAGCATGAAGCCAGTGAGCGGCTTCTTAGGCGCATCAGGATCACGAGGCTTCTTGTCCTTCTTCGCCTTCTTGGCGGGGGTCTCGGTAACGCCGTCTGCGTCAGCGGCGGCAGCCTTCTTGGCGCGCTTGGGCTCCTTAGGCGGCTTAGGAACAACGGGAACGCTCACATACTTTGCCTTGTCGTCGGCAGAGAGGAGCTTCCACATTTCACCGAGGTCAGCTGCCTTGAGTGGCGTACCCACCGACTCTGCGCGCTTTGCGGCGCAGAAGACGAGGTAGGGGCTGAGCATACGGGGCTTGCTGGGGTCAGCAGGCTTCTTTTCCTTCTTGGAACGAGCAGCAGGTGCTGCGGCGGCAGCGACCGTAAGCTCATCAATCCTGGCACGCGCAGAGGCGAGCTCGGACTTGAGGGAGGTAATCTCGGACTGGAGGACGGACTTGGAGGAAGACATCTTGGGAGGAGGGAGGAGTACTTGGATGGAAGGGAGGAGGAAGTACTTGTTGGCGGGGCAAAAGTCAGCCAATCAGCCAAAACATCTATCAATTTTTTCATACAAATCGCTCTATGAAAAAATTGATATATTTCTATTCCTTCAGCATATTAATTGCCCCACGCCACATATCTCTTGACGACTATCACTATGTCCTCAACGATCCCTCCCTCCCTCCCTCCTTCCCTCCCTTCTGAAGAGATACTCTTCCGCCAGCAGGCGTTTGAGATACTCTCTACAGATTTTGCCAGCTTCAATTGGGCTGATGAAGCTGACTTCTCCGTGCCCGAGCTCAAGATAGAGCCAGAGCCAAAGCCAGAGCCAGAGCCCAAGCCCTATGACCCAGACGAGTTCTGGGAGTGCCCAGATTTGCGCCTACGCAAGGACATCTGGACACACTTCCCAGTGACGGTCGTGCCACTGGGACGTCGCGCCGACGGCGCAGAATACCACTCCGTACAGTGGCACCGCGAGAAGCTTCTCGCAGGTCGCGATGACTTTGACTTTGACGAGTACGTCAGCGAGGTAGAGCGCCGCCTCCTCAAGGCACTCGAGGCGTCTTCCAAGTGGGACGTCCTGCCTGCTGAGACGCTCGGCGACGTCGTGATTGTGCCTGAGACAAAACGAGGAATCTATAGCTTTGGCGAGCTCACTGCGCAGAAGGAGATTTGTATCCTGCGTATGAACTTCACCGAGGCTGCGCCTGTGCCTGCGCCTGCTGATGACGGCTGGCAGCAGGTCGGCGCTCCTGCTGCTGCGCCCGCGCCCGCACCTGGTCCTGCGATTGAGCTCCGCCGCCTCAACGACCTGCGCGACATCCACTGCGTGTGGAAAGCCCAGGACGGCACGAAAATCTACTCGGTCCAGATACACGAGAAGAACACTCGCGCGGCTGGTCTGGATGTCGCCAAGCACTCGGCGAACGTCCTCGCTGCGCTCAAGCAGTCGCTGTCCTGGCGCGTCTTGCCGAAGACGCACGACAAGGAGCTCTGCCGCATTGAGCTCCCCTAAACCCTAAAAACCAAATAAAAATACATAAAAATCACAAAAAAAAATAAAAAATTTTTTATTTGTTTTTGGCGTTTCGGGCTGCTTTGCGAGAGGACACAGCAATTGCCTGCCGCACGTGTTGCGACGAGTAGGGCGTACGCTCACGCTTTTCTTTCGCTTTGTCGGATTTTTTGCGACGGGAGGAGGAAGGAGGATTATCCATTTGAATAGGATTTGAATAGGATTTGTATTTAAAAAGGAGCAGGACAATATGTACTTTACCCGCATCGGTCAACTTTCAATTTTTCTCTGCTCCCGCCGGCAACGGGTCTGTCCCACCCCTTACCCCCGAAAATTAGTACCGTAAATCGTTTAAAAAACGGTAACCCAGTATCGCAATTACTAGTACCATTTTTAGAGCTAGCGGGGGTCGTAGACGTTCACGACGAATTCGTCAAATCGTTGATGCCAGGTTGGCTTTCGCGTGCTGTTCCAGTCGGCACGTTCCATAGCATCAATACATATATCAGCGTGTTCACTATCTGATTCGCCGACGATATGTTTCGTGGAGGAAGAAGGAAAGGGAAATTTACTAGAGGAAGAACCCATATTTGTGTAGAAGGAAGGAGACACAAAACCGTATAAAATACGCTGTCGTGTTTCAATTTTTTTAATCCCCCAACAACATTTATTTATTTGTTAGAAACCCAGCACCCCTAACGTCGCAATTTCCGAGTACGCCGTCTAGCGCGTCCTGTGCCTCCAGCAGGACCCATTAGCATATCAATATCTGCTATACGCCGGTCAATCTCCGCTGCGTCTTTGAGTGTTCGTAGTTTCTGCTGTTCCGCTTTGAGTGCGGGTAGTGAAAGAACCGGTACGCCGTCAATAACGTTCACTTGTGTTGCCGCCGCCCATTGTTCAGCGAGACTGATTTGAGTCTCATTCTCATCATATTCGTAGAACGGTACAGTCACCTCAATGAGTTTGATTTCAGGGCTCGTCTTGGTATAGAGTTGGAGAACAGTGACGTTTTTGGGCTTTACGAGTGTACGTATAATACGCATATTTAATATATTTGTGCTCGGTTGTGTGGCGTGGCTCGCATATGGATATTGATTCATAGTATCTGTGTAAAACCGAGAACCTAATTTATCTGGCACGCCTACGTATTCTTGGGGTATTGTATCTTTTATATTATAGACTGTTTTCCCCATGCCTACATCCCAATATGAGGAGGCGAATGGAATATCTGCTCCGTGAAGTTTTGTAATGACCTCCGCATTGAACCGCGGGTCATTCATTCCCGCCGTAAGACGTTGTATAATAGTATTAAGCATATATGAACGTAGGTCGTAGAAGTGTTTTTTATCCAATCCAGGATTTAGTAAGAGAGTAGTATCATAGTCTGATGTATGGTTCATGAAGGCTATACGATACGAACGTTTATAGAGGTGTATTGCGGCACTTCCCTTGAGATAAAAACGTGTATTTGGATTTTGGGTGCTGATAAATATATCGTGTAGAATCTGGTAAATATATCTATGATCTAGCGTTTCCCAGAAACGTGTTGCCGGCGGGGAACGACTATAGGGGGTAAATCCTATTTTGGCGAGCGATGGTGTTGGCGCACGTGGTATATTGGAGAAACTCGGTGGTGACGCAGAGGGTGGAAGGGGTAAAACAGATGGGGGTGGTGCTAATAAAGGAGGTGATATAGATGTTGTTGGAGATACAGAGGGCGGTAACGATGACGGTGACGGTGCTGGAGGTGAGGCGGAAGGTGTTTTCTGACCAAGTAAATATTTTGGTTGTGGAGTCGTCATTAGTTCAGGCGCACGCTTTTTCATAGAGGCGGCTAAGAGATTCGCCGACTTCTTTACAGCATTTTTTGCGGTTTTTTTCTCGGCGGCAATACGCTCTGCTTCCGCCTTTTTGGCTGCGTCGGCGGCGGCTTTCTCTGCCGCTAAGGCGGCGGCTTTTTCCGCTGCTAAGGCGGCTTCCCGTTCTTTTTTCGCTTTCTTTTTACTCGCCTTTTCAGCTGCTAACGCTTCTGCGGCGGCTGCCTCCGCTTTCTCTTCTTCCAAAAGGGCTTTTTCTGCCTGCTCCGCCGCCGCTTTTGCCGCTGCCAAACGTTCGGCTGCTGTACGATCTGCCTCCGCTTTAGCGGCATTATTGGCTCTCTTCTTTGCCGCTGCTGCTGCCGCTGCTCTTCCTGATTCTAATTGTTTTATTTCGGAATTTTCGGCTATTTCTTCATCGAGTGTCTTTATAAAATTACCCAAACGTTTTGCGAGTTCAGAATATCGTATTACATCTTTTTTTGCCTGTGTTCTAATCTCTATAGTCTCCCCATTTTCAGCCTGATGCTCTGCGGTTGCTTTTAATAAATTTGTAACATGCTGCTCTTGGTTTGCTAGAATATACAAAGCCCGCCAAGTATGTTCTTCATTCATTTCATCCACTGCTATAAATTGTATAAGAAACGTACTCGCTCCACGATATTTAGATGATTCTAGTAAACGAGGATCTATCGTTAATGAGCCAGATAGAACATCTAGAGACACATTGCGACGTCTGAAAAATTCACGTATAAGGTCCAATAAATACATAAACTTTTGTCCAATCTGTTCAACTGCTCGTTCAGAATAGATATCACGTTGCGTTAATTCTTCCCCAATGAGTAAGACCATAAGATGCATAAGTAATTCATGTGTATACAGAGTTGTTTGGTCGAGTACCATAATTTTTACTAAAACTCCTAAAAACTGAGAATAATGTTCTATCGCTGGAAAAACAGGATCAAATATATTATTATGCTTACTGTACCAAATAGCTTTTTCAGGGTCTTCTAAATCCATTACAAATCTAGAGATATTTTTACCAAGATAAAGTATCTGTTTGAGATATTCTTGCATCATCGGAATTAGATCACTATATTTACGAACTACGGCTTCCGCAGTGTGTAATAGTTCAATTCTATTAAGCACAAGATTTGCTGGTAATGTATCCCTTACCAATGGCGATAATGGTGGTGGCAACGGTGGTGGCAACGGCGGCTCAGACATTCTTAATCCCTATTTTATCCAACTAAATTAGAATGGTGGACATCTTCCAGTTTAGCCCACAAAGTCTTATTGCCTGGATGGCGGCGTATGCGGTCCTAGAGCCGGCGAGTTTCTACATTATTCCGAAGGTGAGCAAGGGACAAACAACGCAAGAGTATTATTCTAAGTTTCCGTTTGCCGTGGTTGCGTTCGGCGACTTCATATATTCTACATTCTTGTTCCTAGTCGCTCAACAGGTTATCGCCCTCGTTTTCAAACAAAACCCGCCCAAATCGGTCGTTCAGTGGCTCCTACGATTTGCCACCTTCACGGCGGTCCAGTGGACGGGAGACCTCTCCTACTTCAAACTGATTAGCCAGCTCAAGCCGACCACAAAGTATATTGACTTCTTTCAGCGTTACGGCAAAGATGCGAACCTGGGAGCCCCAATCGGTGACACAGTCTATGGACTAGCGTGGTTTACCCTATCATCACTCGCCTTGGCCTACGCACCCTTATGGAGCCAAATTACCGCCATCACTTTGTTTTTGTTTGGAACCCTGGTTGTATCATATTAAGAATGAAAAAATTGAGTTACTTTGGAAGCGGTAATATAAACTTACCTGCGACCCAAATGGAACTCTTTGTACGAAATTATGCCCAAGGGCAATACATTCTTTCCTCCCCTTCAACTTCCTACGAATATACTGAACCGATTATTGAAAAATGGTTACATGGTGATATAATCAATCCAACTACAAAAAAACTTGAACATAGAGACATTAAAAGACATAAATCGATTGCGGGAATCATTGATTACCTTAATCGTATTCGTATTGGTATGACCCCGAAAGGTGTTCCGTTATACAATTTTCATCCTTATGACCCTGCCTATCCAACAATGGTTGTCAGTTCAAAACTCAAACCGACGACAAATATGGTGGCAATTGCTTCATTTGAACACTGGAATGATAAGCACCCGCGCGCAGGAATACAGCACATTTATGGACCTGTCGGCGACTGCGAGGCCGAAACTGCGGTGTTACAGATGGGTGTTTGTATTTCTAAATTTCCGGTAGAATACGAATGTTTGGCACCTTATAACACACGGCACCACAGTAATTCGTCGTGGGATATTGTAGTCAATATTGACCCACCGGGCTGTGAAGATGTTGATGACGTTATGGGCTGGCGTCAAACGCCGATCGGTACTGAGTTCTTTATAGGTATTGTTGACATTGCGTCGTGGGTTCCAGAGGACTCCGTGTTGGACTTGGAGGCCAAACGCTCGGCACAAACGATTTATATTGATGGCAGGGCAGTGGATCCCATGTTTCCTAGTGAGTTATCCACACAAAAGGCTTCGTTAAGAGCCGATGGAATTAAACGTCCCGTGGTAGCACTTGTGTTTTACATTGAAGACAACAAAGTTGTAAGAACTATGTGGTCAATACTGAACATTGCTGTCACGGTCGCTCATACATACGAATCGGTTCTTACGGACAGCAGAATTTCATTTAGGCTTCCTGAACTCCTAAGTATCATCACCGATAAACCGTGTTCAGCGGACCCTCATGTTTGGGTAGAGCAAGCCATGATTTTGTATAATACCGCAGTCGCAGAAATATTAGTGAAATACCGACAAGGAATATTGCGACGACACGCCGGTACGAAAAACGCCGAATACCAACGTTTGGCCGAAACATCAGGCAATCAGGAGTTGGCGTTTCTAGGCTCATCGGCGGGCGAATATGTAACAGCGTCATCAGCCGATACGTCTCACGCTGGACTCAACCTTAAAACTTATTGTCATGCCACATCACCCCTTCGTCGTTATGCGGATGTCGTCAATCACCGCTGGCTCAAACATCACGTGTTTGGATTCCAGGAACCGTATGGGGTGACGATGACCGAGCATCTCAATCACCGTGCTCACGTGATAAAGCAGTTTGAACGCCTTGTTTGGTTTCTACAACATCTCAATCAGGACGGTTCAATTACTACGGTATCAGGTATAGTTATATCCTATAACGCCGAGTTGAAAACAGCAAAGGTGTATGTACCAAGTTGGAAGCGAGTTGTGCGTGCTAGCCATACCTCTGTTACGGTGTATGAGCCCGGTCAATCTGTAACGATTCGCGCGTTCTCCAACTTGAAGGCGACGTCTATTTACCAACGGGTTGTTTGTACCATGAACTAGACCACACTATTTTTAAATTTATACAATAGAGATGACAAAATTAGGCCACGGAACTCGTAAATACCGACCTGCGCCTGCGTTTAAGGTAAAACTCACGAAGCGTAATGTGAAGCAGTTTTTGAGTCGCAATGCCGAGGTATTACCTACACGATACGGCTTGGCCCTTAAACGCCTAGCACCTATGGTATCTCAAGTAGAACGCCTGGTAGAAAGTGATGCGGCTATTATCTCTGATTTACAAGCTGACTTGTCCATTCAACTTGGTAAGATCCGCCAGTCGTGCGAAAAGGCGTTAGAAAAGCTCAAAGAGGAAGCCGTAATGAACAACAATAATATGATGGGCAACAGCAACAATAAGCCAGGCAATAATGTCACGAACGCAAATCTCAAGAAACTACAGCGTATGATTAATCGTAATGAAAAGAAAAAGGCAGCAAACAAGGGTGTAAATGACTTATTAGCGGGATTTGGCTCGCTAAAGTTTTAGTAACACATTCTAGATATGCCAGAGACGGCGCAGACATACGCGAATATGCTAAAAATACAAGCGGCACAAGGACTGGCTGGGCATGTAGGAGCATCAAAATCCCCGCTACCTGTTATAGTAGCACCAAAGGGGGCACCAAAAAATATAAATTTAAGCAATTTTACACCCGCACAACACGCACATCTCGCCGCAGTAGCGGCGGCTATGCGACCAAGAGAACCAACAGAATTAGAGAAATCGTATGCAGCGTTAAAAAAGGCGGAGGCTACCGGTAAGAAACGGTCCCGCCGCGCAACAAGAAAGCGCCGGCAAACAAGACGCAAATAAATTATAAACCCCCTTTTTATAAACATGGATCCTCGTATAACTGCTGGATTAACGGATGAACAAAAAAGACAACTTGCTGCGGCTGCTGCAGCAGCATCTGGCGCACCTATTACACGTGCTGCTGCTGCTGCATTTGGTTCTAAGCCAGTGCAACTACCAGCCAAGAGACGCCGCACAACCCGTCGCAGTCGCAGTCGCAGCACCCGCAAAACCACCCGCCGAAACCGCCGCTACCGCCGTACCTAAACCCAACCCCCCCGACTAGAGTAGATAGAAGATGCCCATCTTTTGCGAGCCCCTAGCCGCCGAGACACTGAGTGCACTCAATCGTGCAGTCAATAATCTACCCGCTGAGCACCATCTCCGTAAGGATAGTGATGCCGGTATTGTGAGTATCGTCTACGACCAAGCGAAGGACGTCACCGTTTTTCACGGCAAGTCCGGTTTTTACTTTCGCCGTGGACCCGTCGTAGACGCCATCAAATCCGATATTAATAATGGTCGTGGACTCATTTGTACCGCCTACGAACTGACAGACGCCGCCGCCGCCGCATCGGTTCTCACCGGTTTTGAAGAGAAGTTCGGACTCAAAAATTCAAAGAAGATTGATACGTATACGACGGAATTCAATAACCGCCAGTTCCTGCTCGCCAAGTTCCCCGCCAATGTTGTCAAGCAATTGTTTGAAACCCAGGGCGGCACAATGAAGACTGGCTTCAAGGGTCCCCGTGATTCGTTGCTCAAGATTCCAACGCTAGATAAGTATTTTGAATTCAAGGAGACTACAGAGCCTACTGTTGCCTCTGTATTCGCTACACAGTACGAGAATGGTAATTACGATTACGTAAAATCGGTTCATTACCAACTCCTACAGGAAGTGATTCGCAATCCAAATCTAGGAATTACACTGAGTCCTGTGGCGGAGTGGACGTCCTAACCATAACGGGTTCAAAACGAGGAAGTACATGTCGTTTGGAATTATAATACCTATACATCATTACTAGTAATACACCCGCCGATGATACACCTATAATAATACCTGGTATCCCAAACATAATAAGCGGGTCAGCGTTTACTTGATGTGTATCAGTGGTGTTCATCACCGGTGGTACAGGTGATAGAATCATTATTAATGTTAATAATAATTCTAAGACTATTCATTTTTTTGTAAAAATGGGAAAAATTGACGCCCCCATAATCTGATTTAGGGATTGCGGCTTCCTCCTTTCTCCTTATCTTCTTACCTAAAGCATTGAGCCCTTCTTTCCTTCATATCCCTACCATGTCCGCTTCTGCTTCTGCTTCCAATTACGACGGTCCTTCTGACCGTTCAAACACCCCTACCTACCCTCCTACACCGGACGCCGGCGCGGCTGCCCCAGATGTATCGGCGCCGGCGCCTTCTAAGTACGTGATGCGCGAGTACAAGAGCTTTGACGAAATGTGTCTCAGTGAACAGATTCTTCGCGGCGTATATTCTTTTGGCTTTGAAAAGCCTAGCCCAGTCCAAGAGAAGGCAATTGTGCCTATGATGGCTGGGCACGACCTGCTTGCGCAGGCACAATCGGGTACTGGTAAGACCGGTACTTTCGTCATCGGCGGACTCAGCCGCATTGACACTAGTAGAAACGAGGTTCAGATGGTTGTCATCTCGCCAACCAGAGAGCTCGCTGAGCAAACGGCAGCGGTCGCCAAGGGCATCGGTGCCTACATTGGTGTCCGCACGCATACGGCAACGGGCGGTCCACCGGTCAACAGTGATATTGACGTTGTTTCCCAGTCCAAGCTCAAGCCACCCCACGTTCCTCACGTGCTTCTCGTAACGCCTGGTCGTTTCTACGATCTCCTCAATCGCAAGGTTCTCTCTCCTAACACCATCAAGGTACTCATTTTGGATGAGGCTGACCAGATGTTGGAGGCTCGTTTCCGTGAACAGGTTCACTGTATTCTCAGCCTCGGCTGGCCTGTGACGACTCAGGTGGCACTTCTCTCGGCGACCATGACGCCAGATGTCGTTACAGTGGCTAAGAGCATTCTTCGTGACCCGGTAGAGATTCTACTTGAGCCCGAAGAGGTGAGTCTTGACGGCATCAAGCAGTGGTTTGTGGAGGTGCCTCGTGAAGACCACAAGTTGGACACGCTCTGCGACCTCTACGACCATCTCAGCATTCAGCAGGCGACCATCTTCGTCAATACGCGCCAGAAGGCGGAGTGGCTCGGTGACCAGATGAAGCGCCGCGGCTTTGACCTCAACTACATCCACGGTGATATGGATGTGGCGGAGCGTAAGCATCGTATGACGGAATTCCGTAACGGCAAGTGCCGTGTGCTCATCTCCACGGACTTGCTTGCTCGTGGTATTGACGTCCAGCAGATTTCCATCGTCATCAACTATGAACTACCTCTCCAGCGTGAAAATTACATTCATCGTATCGGTCGTTCAGGTCGTTTCGGTCGTAAGGGTGCCTCCATTAATCTGATTACTGAACGTGAGCGCCGTGCTCAGGACGAGATTGAGACGCATTATGAGAAGAAGATTCTCCCTCTCCCCCTTGACCTCAAGATCTATTAGACGCACAACTAAAGCTAAACTATAAAAAACAGCAAAAACAAAAACAAACAAAACAAACAAAAACACAACAAAAACAAAAAAATATGGAAAACCATTCATATTTTTTTGGTTTAAACGTCGTTACGTATTCGTCGGTTGAATACTTTTTGCTTTTAGACACTTTATAGTAAATTGTCTAATAGAAATTGTCTAGTTGATCACTTATGCGATGAGTCCCTTGTCCTGGAAGTAACCTTCGGGGCAGACGCTAGCAGTCATTGGGATGCTGGCAGTGCCACCGAGAGTATCAATAGGGGAGCAGGTCTGGTAGCCGCCACGGAAACGGCGAGATACACGGCGGCTGCGACGGGTTGAGCGGCGAGCCTTGCGATTTACCTTGCGATTCGCCTTACGATTGCGACGGGTGTTCTTACGAGAGTTCTTGCGTGTGTTCTTACGGTTCGCCTTGCGATTGCGGCGGGTGTTCTTACGCCGGGCACCACCGAACTTCTGGTTATCGGTATTGTAAAGGGGGACCGTTGGGTCAACACCGCCGGGCCAAGTTGTGTAGGCGTTGCGGTCGGAGAGCGGAGCCTGCTCCGGTGGAGACTTAATGAGATTCGCATTGCCTGACCAAACAGCGGGGGAATAACCGACCATCTTCTATTTCTTACGCAGGAAATTAATATGCCCCTGCGCCTGGGACAATGGTGGATGGGAAATAATCGGAGACATCGCAGTTCGCAGGGCAGGCACCGAACGCCATCGCCTCAGTCGCCCGCGTACCCTGGAAATGCGGCTTCTGGTCGCACGATCCAGCAGTTGATAGATAGACCAAGGGATTCGCATAAGGAGCAGGGTTACCAGAGTAATTATACGGTACCGGTATAGTGTAGGGAATTTGGAAACCACCCTGTACAATCGGTGGCAAGTAAAAATTAGACTGGCTCTGAATAATAGCACATGACGCTGATGGTATTGTCGGTGGTATAGGTAATACATAATCGGAGCCACCGAATCCAATACGAGTACTATCCAAGTTATTCATATTTGTCAAAGGGTTGCCGTACTGTTGTGTTGAAATATTCATATTATTCGTATAATTTGTTGTATTTGGTAATACAGCGGGCGAACTGTAGGGTGGTGTATAGGTTTGGTTCACCGCTTGGCTAAGAGCCCAGGTACGAAGTCCGGACTCCGTACATCCGCTACGACTTGTAAAAGTGCTTAGGGAGCGTACTTTGTATCTCATGTATTGACCGGCGTCCATCTTGTAAGGAATAAGAAGAAAAAGAAAATCAAGTGACCCAGTAAGAGAATCCGATGAGTGGCAATTTATCGCCAACGTTAAGCATAGTTATTGCGGGAACATTAACTCTTCTCGTAGTTGGTGTATCACTTTATAAGCGTAATTTAGTACAGGATAATTTTGTAGATTTTCAGGATTTGCTGCCGAAACAAACCAAGCCAAATCTCTACTGGTTTGTAGATTCTGAGACGAATTCCCGTCATTGGTGGGACTTTGGCGCACGCAATAGTAATTTACCGAATCGTGGCTACCTTCAGGTATCATTGGAAGCCTTGAAACGTACACAGGAGAACGATTTCAATATTATTGTATTAGTCGGTCGTGAGGCTGTCCTTGCGCTCTTCCCTAACGTGGATACGAAGGTCACTCGTTTACCACCCAATCTATGGCGTCGTTGGGTGATTGCGAACATATGTAATAAGTACGGTGGTTTAGTCATGGATGCGAACTCAACGCTGTGCTTAGGACCCAGTTTCTACCCTCTTGTTAAAGAGGTGGATACTGCTGTGTTCGGCACTTACCCCGATGAGCCTCGTGTAAGTACTGCGACGGCTGTCGCACCCGGACCTGCTCCCTACGTAGGATGGGCGATGGTACCAAATACGGCGTCATGGACCTATGCCGCCAAAGAAATCAATGACTTATTCCAGCGTGGACCACAGGCGTGGAGTGCTGCTACCGCCCGTCGTCAGGCTCTTTATGTATGGGAGCACCAAAAGGAACTGGGTACAAAGGTTATACGTGCGGCGGATGGTGGCAGACTCCCAGATGGACGTCCACGTGAATTGGAGGACCTCTTTGGACGTCTAAATGACGATGAGAACGATCCAAAGTCGGCAGTCTTACCAAATACTGTATTTATGTCATGGGACGGCGACCAACTTGTACGTCGCTTTGAGTTCAATTGGTTCTGCGCACTCAATGCGGACGAGGTCCGTAATACGGATACGTTGTGGACAAAGTTAGCTGGTTATTAGGCTATTAGACTAAAGTACATTCAATGTACATAGGTCTAACACAAATCAACATTAAAACAATACAAAATCGTCCAAATCTCGCATAAACATTCCGTCCATTCCCTTCATTGCCCGTCGTTGTATAAGTCGTAGGTCACGCTGTACATCTGGCGAACGGGATACGGATGAAACTACCGAATCGACCGAATCAACCGAGTCCTTGCGTTTGTTCTTTTTGGGTTTTGGAAGGTGAGGCACAAACGCGTTGATAACACCAAGGACATCGTCAGGCAGCAGGGCGCATAAGCATTCTGGCAGCTGAGGTTTCATTGTCCTACCGAGGCGGTCCAAAAAAAGTGGCCGCCCGCCGGGGTGCTGGCGGGGCGCCGCCGAGAATTTCCCACTGTATTTACAGTACAAACTGCCTCACCGACCTTCCGGCTCCCGTCTTGCCCGACCTGCCCCAAGGCACCACCCTTGCCCCGCTCGCGCCCCGCCCGCCCCGCCGGCGTGCCCCCGCCCCCCAAAAATTTGAAACTCCACCTTACTTATTGTTAGAAACCCAGGCAAACTAAATGGCAGTTACTACAGCACAACTCTATCAAGCACTCCCTGCTCTTAAGGCAGCGTGGAACGGTGATGTAGAATTTATTGATCCGACTGATATTGATCACTTCTATAGCGATGGTATTAGTAAGGGCTCAATACTCAAGATAGTTCTACGGTATCCTGACAACGTTGAGCGTATAAATGTGGTCTTTATCTTTCCTAGTGGTGGATATTCACAGGTCTTTGAACGACCGGTGAATCATATAATATCGGCATGGATGGCTGGAATTCTAAAAAAGAAGGATTAGTAGGGATGGTCAAGGAGACTCGTAAAGCAAAGCGGGAGTTTATTCAGCACCATCATTTGCTGATGCGTATGGAACTGGTTCACTGTCCTGAAAAAAAGGATATCCCATTGGTCAAACAGATGGTCAAGAACATCTTGAAGGCGTTGAATATGAAGTCGTTGGCTCCACCGCGTATTTATTATTTGGACAAGCCTGAGAATAATCGTGGTATGACGTGTATTGCGCCGATTAAAACGAGTCATATCGCTTTCCACTTTTGGAGCAACCCCGACCCAAGTATTTTTCAGAACCCAGAAAGCCGTTGCCTTTTGGAATTTGATATTTATACCTGCGGTAGTATGAGCCCTAGCGCCGTCAAGCATATTCTTCATCAATTGGCGCCGTTCCGCCCTACACGTGCGGATATTGATATTTTGAATCGCCGCATTGGTATGAAACTGGAGCACCATTTTTCGTGGGATACCAATCAGCGCCCTGAGTGGAATGATTGGCTGGATTCCAAGGCGTTTTTGAATACACGTCGCAATCGTGACCGGCAAAAAAGTAAGCAAACCCGAAAGCAGCAAGGAGGAAATAGACGTAGGACAGGTCAACTGCGTCGTCTCCCTGGTGAGGTAGTAGTAGTAGATGTGAGTTCTGAACAGTTAATGGGATTGATCACTTCCGCACGTGGTAAGATTCGCGAGATACGCGAAGCGGCTGAAGGTGCTATTGATGACAATCCTAATGTATTTAGGGATGTATTTCGTTTATCAAGAGATATTGATAATAAGACGCAGCAGAACGCTGCCAATGCTAGGGAAGCTTATTTACATGGTAATACCGAATTGGTAGTGATGAAATCGGTCAAGACATATTAAATACTCTTGTACAACTTAAAGCAGTATGGGAGACGACAGTTGCCGCTGAACAAAATGCGGTTGTACCTTCGCAGAATGGCGGTGGTGCCCAGTTTGATGTAGTCTTTTATACTGAAGTTGGTCATACTATCCATAAACATAAACTTCCACCCTTTGAAACCCCACTGCTTACTCGCTTTCAAACTGCTAATAAACCTAGTTTATCTTTTGAGAAACAAGACCACAAGGATCGTGCGTTTGTGATTATTATGTATGATAAGGATGCTCCACATCCGGCACGCGTACACTGGTTATATACTCAGTGGTTTGATCGTAGAGGTAATTTAGACGACGAAGTTTTAATTGCGTATGAGCCTCCAAATCCGCCCCAGGGTGAAACTCATACCTATACAGTCCAACTCCTATCAAAATTACTACCACCAGATACAGATATTATAAACACTATACCAAACAAGAACGGGTTCAACATAGAGGAGTTTATTGAACATGAGGGTCTTTCTAAGTGGTCAGTCCGCCAGTTCAAAGTGGGAGCCGCCTAATTTCGCTTAGTATACTAGAAGATGAAGTTGGAAAAACTAGTCACACCTATCATTATCGGCATTGTTCTTTTCGCTCTATTCAAACTCTTCTTGGCAACTAAACACCGTGTTATGGAGGCATTCGGCTACAGCGAGGGCACAATGGTTCAGTTGGCGACCAGCCACGTTCCGACTGCCGAGGACGAGGAAGAACTTCGCTATATGAAGCGCCAAATTGACCACGATTTGATTGATATGACTGGGTCCGCATAACCCCGACCACCAAACTTGTTTTCAGTATCCTTTGTAAGGATGGCGAAGACTCGTAAACTGCGCCGTAAGGGCGGCGCACTCATTGGACAAGGTACCTATGGATGCGTATTTCGTCCAGCACTACCATGTAAGACGAATACCCGAAATCGTCCAGGACAAATCTCTAAGTTAATGGACGGTGCCGATGCGATAGAGGAGCTCAAACAACGTGACCTATTTCATAGTATTGACCCAGACCAAAAGTATTTCCTATATCCCTTTGAAATCTGCGACCCTAAACTCCCCTTTAATGCGAACAATAACGTCAAGAATTGTAAAGTTCCGATGAAAGTGCGAAAAATCTTACAGTCGCTGGATGGCGGCGAAAGTATCGGCAGTATCAAATTAGAGGTAGATGATTACCCCGCCTTCTTCAAGTCTATTACTAATTTGTTTGAAGGCTTAGAGAAAGCACACGCCAAGGATATTATTCACAATGATATTAAACCCGATAATATTGTGGTATCCCACGTAAAAGACCACTTTAATACTCGTTTTATTGACTTTGGCATTTCATTCAAATGGGATGACCTGGAACGGCTCTCCGCCAATAAGAAGACACCATTTTCTCGCAATAGATATGGGCATAGTTTATTTGACCGGTTATATGCATATTGGAGTATTGAAGTACATTTCGCGAATCCCCATCCTGTAAATAAGCGAAAGGCGATTCACGATTTCTATAAGCAGACCATTCATGGCTATAAGGCGATTCCGTATCGTATGTTTTATAAGAAGACAGAGAGTGGTGAGAAAGCGGTCATTGATGAAGAGTACCTATCATGGTTAGAAGAGACTCTTGAACCGATGACGCCCGCCGAAAAATACAAGTTTATCTTTGAAAAGGATGATGTCTACGCACTGGGTCGTACACTATCGGAGATTTTCTACAATCGCACAGGGCAGCGCGATGAGGGTATGTCGGCACCGCATATTCATATAGACCATAATCCGCTCAGATTTACAAAGGCAAATGAATTACGCTTCTCCGAAGAGGTCGCCATACCTTACTATCATCTTGTTCGTAGTATGATGAGTCCTGATATCCGAACACGGCTTACGATAAAGGAGGCGAGTAAGATATACACCGGCGTGGTATACAAGATTGCCCATTTTTTCAGGAGCCTTTAGTAGAAATGAAGGAATCTATGGCAAAACGCTTTTGCGGATGTATTAAAAAGGTCCGCAAAACCATCAAGGGCAGTTACAAAAAGCAACAGAAGGAGTCTCGTGCTATTGCTATTTGTGTGAAGTCGGTTATACAGTCCCGTGGTAAGACGCTCAAGGCGTTCCGCTGCGGCAAGAGCCCCAAGCTCACGACGCAGAACCCGAAGTATTAGGCAAAATTTTCATAGTATCGCACACGGTCGCCGACGTCAATACCGAGTTGCTTACAAACTCCGCCCTCCACCTCAATCACCTGCTGCCCGATACCTTTGTAAGTAGGGCAGGGGTCTCCCTTACACGGTGGGCAGGAATGGGCGATAGAAGTGACGATGCCATCCTTGACAAATATCATATCAAGGGGAATAATACAGCCTTTCATCCAGAAGGAGCGCTGGTCGTCGTCAAATGCGAATACCATACAGTTGAATCCTGAATCAAAGCGCTGTCCCATCATACCTTTGCGTTTTCCTTCAGCAGTCGTCGGGACGGCAGCTTTCAGAACAACGGTCCCAATCTGTACGTACATTCTATCTATATGAGCGAATAAACTCAGACAATCTAAACGGCACGCACGAAATTTTAACTAAATGTCGTGCGCTCATTGCGTAGATTTGGAGAATGCGCCTGTTCTTGGTCATATGTATGCGAAAGCTCAGGCGCATCGCCTAGCAAATGAATATGCTGAAGAACAAACGAAAAATATAATGGGTATTCCGTATATTAGTGAATATACGCGAATTTATAGTGAACGATTTGAGGAGTTGTATATGACATTTCGTTCAACGCATTTAATAGATTTTATTAATAAACTCTACGAGGTTCATACGAATACCCGCAATTTATGCGAGCATCACGGTCTTCTCGTTCAACAGGCGCCTGTAAATTCCACGTAACCGTTAGGGACTATATGTTCATTGAATGGATTGTGACTATTACACACGCACTACTATGTGCTGTGATGGTCATTGGTGTTCTATTTTCTCGCACACGAATCGCCAAGGGTGCGGTTTTGGCAATTTTAACGCTATTGTTTATTGGGATTCGCTTCTTCCGAGGCTGCGCAATGGATAACCTAGAGGTCTGTGAGAATAAACCTACTTTGGCGGATATGGGACTGGCAATATCGGTAAAAGAGTATAAGCAGGCGAGTATTTACGATTTTGAGCAGGCGGTTGTGGGAAACCTCCTCATAATCCATATTATCAAGATTTACGCCTTATCAATCTACCCATTTGATACACTGTTTTAGAAACATTACAGCGCCGAAGGCGATAACCATATTGGGCGCAAGGGGGATAAGGTCTTCCTTAACGGGTTCATGATTTGTACCAAACATATGGTCCAGGACATCGGGTCCGAAGTTGGTACCGACATTTTTATGATGGTCTTTGTGAACCGGCGACCCTATTATACTATAGTTCACGATGTGGACTGAGGTGTACCAGAGAGCATAAAATAGAATTACGCTTGTTGGAATAATCCAAATACCGAGCATACCCTGGAGCCATAGAACGGTGAGACTCATCGCAAGGTCGTTTATCATTTCTAAGCCGAGTTCCACTCGCCGGTCTAGGATTTTGAGGGGCTGATGGTGAAAAATCCAGTGCGTATTTAAGTATCGTAGGGGTCCCTCGGTGGGCAAATAGTGAAGCGCACGATGGAAAAAATAGACCCAAAAATACATGAAGGAGAGTCCGAATATAGCGGCACCTATTGACCGGTCGGGAGTTGTAAGTAGTACAGCGAAGGCACCAGCGGCGAGTATTGTCATTCCATAGGCGTCAATCCAGTCAAGAAGATTCTCTTTACCGAATATGCGGTCCATCCTTACCGAGCGTAGAGATTTCCACGAATGACCAGGTCCGCGTCCGCCTACCAAACCCTAAAAATTGAGTGTCCGGATCACATCGGCGAATTCGGTAAAATTCGGCGAAAAGCGAACAAACCTCGCACCCCTCTTTAGAGACCAATGCCTATCTATTTCTGTGGTACATGTGAATATACGACCGAACAAAAGTCCCGCATGGATGCTCATAGAGCACGTAAGAATCCATGTAAGCCGAAAACGCTGCTAAACGAACTGGTGGAGAAGAAGGTGCGTGAGGTACTCGCTGCGGTGCCTACAGTCCCGCCAACAGTCCCGCCAACAGCCCCGCCAGCAGCCCCCACCGTCCCTATCATCGTAACAAATACAACACCGTTCCTCAAGTGGGTGGGCGGAAAGACACAAATCATTGATGCGGTTCTAAATCTGTTTCCTACGACAATGAAGAATTATCACGAGCCCTTTCTGGGCGGTGGAAGCGTTCTTCTGGCACTGCTATCGCACGTCAAGGCGGGCAAAATTACAATGACCGGTAAGGCGTACGCAAGTGATCTGAATGCGAATATTATTAATCTGTATAAGACGATACAAAGCGACCCTGAGGGACTTATCGCTGAGACACGCGCGCTAATCACGGTCTTTGCGCCACTCAAAGGCACCACAATCAATCGCAAGCCGGCGACGATAGAGGAGGCGCTCACATCACAGGAATCGTATTATTATTGGATTCGCCAGCAGTTTAACGCGCTTCAAGGCGCCGACCGACAGACACCCAAAGCCGCCGCTATGTGTCTTTTCCTCAACAAAACCAATTTCCGTGGTGTATATCGTGACGGACCGCACGGGTTTAACGTCCCTTTCGGTCATTATACAAATCCGACGATTTTCCACGAAGATCATATTCGCCAGGTATCTACACTTATTCGCGATGTGGTCTTTACCGCCCAGCCATTCAGCGACTCACTTACCGAACCCGCTGACGGCGATTTTGTCTATCTCGACCCGCCCTACGCACCAGAGACGACCACCTCTTTTGTTGGATATACAGGTGACGGCTTTGGGCTTGACCATCATACACTGCTCTTCAGAACATGCGCCGAAATGCGGGCAAAAAATGTAAAAATACTGATGAGCAATGCGAATGTGAAATTGGTGAGGGATGCGTTTCTGGCGCCAGCGTTTCAAACACACACGGTTCAGGCAAGGCGAGCAATTCATTCAAAGAAGCCGGAATCAACGACGACTGAAGTACTGATTACAAATTGAGGGGTACATACTCCTCCACAAACGTCTTGCGCAGGTAAAAGGCGCGCGATGTGGAGCCGTGTCCTGCGCCCTTCGTGCGGTTCTGGAGATATGTGCCCGTGGCTGATTGGAGTATATTTTCGGTGAGGAACTTGTTGCGAATACTGGTGTAGTCCTTCTCAAGTTCGCCGTAGATACCTATATAGGCATCTTGCGCAGCGTCGATGAGGACAGGCGTTAAGAACTGGATATTGTCGCCGTCCCGCAAATAGGGCACAATGAGCACGCGCTTCAGTTTCGTGAAGCACTTAGACGCCTTAAAGTCATTCGCTTTGAGGTCGTCCTGGTTAAGCATTGTGACGGCGATTGTCTCTTTTGGTACCAGCTTACCGCTCTTGTGGCGGACAACAGGAACTGTTTTGAGCTCTCCGTCAGAGCAGTCAAGACAGTTTGAGGTTTGAGGTATGCCTGTCATCATCTCGAGGAGGAGACCAGGCTTACCCTTATTTTTGGTGACGGGGCAGCAGTGCTGCTTGCCGAGGAGGGAAAGGATTTTTGTATGAATATCTGCGAGCTTGAGGGACGACATTGTGTTGTGTACAGAGAGGCAAAAATCCACTCTCTGGAGTGTTCATATATCAATTTTTTCATACATGCTTACGCAACCCGCTGCCACACCTGGTTGTGCCCCACTGCCACAATATGCTGGACCCCAAACGCCGGCGTCAGATACTCCTTCGCCGCCCGTGATACATCAGGATGACCCAGGAACTGTCCATAGGGCTTCTCAATATAGAGCGAGGAGTCGTCCATAACGAAGTAGCCACCGACTTTGACCAGCGGTAAATACGCCTTAATATCCTCCACAACCACCTCGTAATCGTGGCAGCCGTCAATGAAGACGCAGTCGTAGGGACCGTCCGCAGCTACGTCACGTAGAATCGCCGGATCCTGCGATAATCCAATATGAAGCTTCAACGAATCCGCCCCTACGCCGCACTTACCCAGAGCTCCATAGATATCACCAAAGTAATTGGATTCATCGTAGCGCGAGTACTTATCGCCAATATTACACAGAGGAGTAACACCGTGGAGTTTAACCGAACGTCCAGCACGCTGAGCGCACAGTCCGACGAGCCCCAGAACACGCCCCTTATAGACGCCCACCTCTAGAAACTTAAAGCCCTCCGCCGGCATCGCATCCACGAGCAGCTTCCAGTTCCAAGCAAACGCCAGCTCGCCGAACCCCTCGCATGCCTCAAACGCCCGCAAAAGTGCCGAGTCGCCCCGTGCCGCCGACTCAAAGACTGTATATACGAAGCGATTGCGGTCATCTGGCGACAAAAGTGGATACATAAGTCGCACCTCGTCCATCGTATTCATCCTAATTATTGTTAGATATCCCAGGACGTCTTTAACCCGCCATCAATAATCTAGTACTCCAATAGGATGGCGAAGAGAGCCGATTTTTCATATTTACTGACCCTACTTGCTGTTGGAGTAGGGATTGTTATAGTCTATGCTATTTATAAGCATATAGACTCACGTAAATCTCCTAATATAGATACGATTCACGTGATTAATTTGGACCGTGATGTGAAGCGGTGGGAGTCTATTCAGAAGCAAGCTGCTTCATTAGGTCTCACTGTAAATCGTTTCCGAGGAATATACGGTAAGGATATTCCTTACAACCAGATGCGCACGCACGGTGTAGGCAATGCGATGGTGCGTGCGGACCGTAATGACCATAAGGGCGAGAAGTTACATAATTTAGGCGTGGTCGGTTGTTATTTATCACATCGTGGGCTCATAGAGCATCTAGGAACAATGAACGTCCCCGATTCTTACGGACATCTCATTTTAGAGGACGACGTAAATTTTCCAAAGGATTTTCTACAGCCTGGCGGTTCATGGGAAACCCTCAGCCGTCAAATACCGGCAGATTGGGATATGATTTGGCTTCGTATGTGGAAACCTTACGGCAACGACGTCGCTTCTGGAATTATAAAACTCAAATCGGATCCTCGTATCCGCGTGAATCTCGGCACGTTTGCGTACGTTGTACGCCACGGTGCTATTCACGGCAAGGTTCTCCCTTCTCTTAAGTATATGAATGATGCGTTTGATGAGCAGATAAATCAGCACTTTGACGAGTGGAATTGTTATGTGCTACATCCTGGTATTATTGATATTAATGATGAGTTACAGGCAGACTCCGCAATCAATGCTATTAATGTTGTTCCAAAAGAAACGAAGGTATAAGTAGAAATGAACGCCCCCTTTACACCCCTACGCAAACGCCCAACGACCCTGGAACTTCCAACAAATAATATGATGCGGTCCAATAGCCCTACGGCATATAGCCCCGTAGAATCGGTGTCGCTCAACGCATTCAAGCCGAATTTTAAGCCTGAGGTGCCGAAGTCGCTTCGTAAGATTATGACGCCGAATCGTCCTACAACACAACCGTGGGGCAAACCTGGTGCTCTACCGAGTAATGCGCCGCCCCGTCGTAGTCGTAAGACCCGCCGCCTGCGTCGCCGCCGTCAAACACGTCGCCGTTAAAATGCCAATTTAAACATAGTTATCTTTAACAATATAAATGGATTTATTTGTTATAGATATTCCTACCGGTCGCCTAGGCAATGGTATTTTTCGTTATTTAGCAAGCAGCGTGTTTTCTATTATTTATAAGAGAACGACACGCATTCAGTATTCAGATGAACGGGCACAAAAATGTATACATCACGGACATTCTGTTATGACAGACGAGTTCTTTATAGGATGGAAGGAACTTATTGAATCGGGTACAGAGCCGAATATGGGAATAAATACGATTTATATGTTTAATGGTTATTTTCAACATGATACAATTTATGTCAAGCATAAGACGGCGCTTTTAGAATACATAGAACATCACCAGGACGATATTCTTATATCCGAAGTGGCTGGAGTTAAAGATATATATTATGCGAAAGATTTAATTATAAAACCGCCGACTACACGCCTATATGATGTAGTTGTCCATGTAAGATTAGAAGATTTTATAACCTTGGGTCAGGTTATACATCCAGTCTCTATACAGATATTGTTAGAGTCTATAGGAGCACCCTCATACTGTTTTGTGGTGAATAATCCGAACACGGATTTAGAAATTCAGTATCTTGAATATTTTAGCAAGCGGTTTAATATTATACTAGAATCTAACGATGTGATTACCGATTATCATATTATGAGGAATGCGAAGACGCTCGTATGTTCTTGCTCTACCTTATCGTGGGCAGCGGCACTCCTATCTGTCACGGTCCAAACCGTATATATGCCAAATTATAAACGCTATGACCGCCCCCACGAAACATTTCGTAAACCGATTGATAATACTATTGCATATGAGTATAAGACGTGTTCAAAGGCGGAATTAGAGGAGTTTTTGAGAACCGCCGTCTAAAGCCACATACATTAAATTAATCATCAAAATGTTGATTCCAGGGGCGGATGTCATTCGCATCTTAAATCATTATGGCATCAAGGTTACTGGTGTACTTCACATCGGTGCGCATGAATGCGAGGAGATGGGGTTTTACAAAACGATTGGTCTAACGCCGAACGATGTGACGTGGCTAGATGCCATTCCAGAAAAGGTCGAGGAGGCGCGGGCAAAGGGAATGCCGAATGTATATCAGGCACTGGTGACCGACAAAGACGATGTTCTCATCAAATTTAATATTTCCAACAATGTACAGTCGTCCAGTATTTTTGACTTGGGTACGCACGCAACTGCGCATCCTGAGGTCGTCTATACGGGGTCAATGGTTGCGCCTTCCATTACGATTGATACCTTTTGTGACCGTCATAAGATTGATATTACAAAGAATAACTTTTGGAATCTAGATATACAGGGAGCCGAATTCAAGGCACTCGTCGGCGGCGAAAAGTGCCTTGCATTTGCGAAGGTGTTGTATCTGGAGGTGAATGAGGATGAGCTCTATAAGGGTTGTACGCTCAAGCCGATGCTAGACTATTATCTAGAATCGCAGGGATTCAAGTGCGTAGCCCAGACAATGTGCGGTAATACGGGATGGGGTGACGCGATTTATGTACGCGTCTAGTTACACGTACCAATGTCGCCCCGTTTGTTGGCGGCACCAATAATTTCCATTTGCCTTGATTTGCGCCTGGGTTTCGGCATCAAACGCATCTAGACATAACCTGGAAAAGTCCCAGGTTTTGTGTAGCATTTCCTCATATTTTGCCTTCAAATACTCAGGAGTAATCTCGGAGTAATCGTCGGTAAAAAGAATAGGGCAGTTGCCATACTTCTCTAAAAGCCGTTCGTTGCGCTCTACAATCGGAATACAACCTGCCATCAGTGCTTCATAATGGCGATGGCAATCAATACCATTACCCTCAGGGGAGATAACGAATTGGAAGTGGGGGAGCATACGCAGATAGGCGCTACTAGGCATATCTACGTTCTTAATCCCGTTAGCCTCCAAATTGTCTATGATAAACCGACGGTTGATACCGGTAGGACGACGGGTCTTGTCGGTACCGGTACGAATCGCACAGAGAACCTGGTGCTCGTGAGGACCGAGTTGAATCTCTTCAAGTGCGCCATTGAAGAATGCGACCTCCCAACTCATACCAATAGAGAACGGAATCCATTCATCATTAAGACGGTCAAATTCCGAGCAGTTGTACATCAGTTGATCGCGACGCTTGAGCATCCGTTGCCATTCAAAAAGTGTCATTTGATACATTTTGAATTGTAATCGCCCCTCTGCTTTAGACGAACTGCTTAATCATATAGCGCATCAAAGACCGCCGTATTCATAATGCCCATATTCTGCCAATAATAACTACCACCGTGTACAATATGATGGTAATCCATACCTGGAACGACTGCCATAATCATATTATTGTTCTTCCACATAGAATAGTTTTGAAACATAACATCTGGTCCCTTCTGCGTTTCTAAGTATTTCACCTCTGGGTCGGTCTCAGTCGTTAGAAGAATTTTCTTAGATAGAATATAATTACCGGTATTGTAGAGAATACGTGCCATACTAATAAGTTTCCAATAATACTTGTAATTCGCACGAGTAATATGCACTCCTCGTAGCATAGAATAGTCAAAGCCCTCGTGATTTGCCTGGGGAATTGTGCGGAATGGAGAGTAAATGACGTTTTCTGCGGGGGGCTTGCCACGAAGAAATGCTGCCCACGCATCGAAATAGGATAGAGGAGCAAAGTTATCGGAATCCATAAGACATACAAAGGGATTTGCCGCAAGAGATACGACTTTTCGCTTATTTAGAAAGGGTCCAAGGCACGAATCATTCACATAAAGGCGAATTTTAGGGTTATTGAATGTCGCACGAATACGTTCTGCGTCGTGACCATTCTCATCGGTAATCACAATCTCGGTAATATACGGATTGTCCAAATACAGCGGAAGATTCACCTTTAGAAAGTCCCATCGGTCCATCGTAGGAATACATAGAGAAAGAGGAACTGTACCTTTTGATGTCAACTGTGGCGCTGCTGCCGATGCCACTGCTGCTGCCGCTGGCGCCCTCGCCGTCACCGACTCTTTCTTAAACGAGAAAATCTTGTAATCCTTCCCATCTGCTGTTAGAAACTCAGGCACCAGATTATACTCTTTTGCGAATTCGTCTACCGCACGCGCTACATCTGGCATCCAATAGTCATCACCAAGCATACGCCCTCCTACACGTACCTTTGTCCACCAAAATCGTATATCCTGTTTGACGGCTTCATACGAGTGGTCGCCGTCTACAAATACGCAATCAAGCTCACCGTTGGCAATCTGGTCATTTGTAATCTCTAGACTCTTTGTACGAAACCAGGTAAATCGGTTGCGCCAAGGGCTCAGCTCCTGTTGAATAAGGTCATGAAACTCATTGAAGTGATTGTTCGGAATAGTAGGCTGGCATCGCATAATATCTTCCGCAAATCCATCATTCGGATAGTACTGCATAGGATCAATCAAATAGAGTCTATCTACAGCAGTTGTCTTGAGTACGTACTTTGCGTGGGTACCGTATCCTATACCGACCTCTGCCACCTTCTTATAGTTATTCTCATTAATGACTTTGGTAAATACACCGTAGTAGAGAGACCCCCATCCACCCACCTGTGAGTCATTTAGGTCCACAATGCGACGATAGAAGTGTGCGAGAGGCTCCATTTATTTTTTTATACAGATGTATCTTTTAGACCCACTGAACGCATGGTTGCCGTCAACCAGTCCCATACCTGTTTCTGTACATCTTTTGACTCAATGGCGTAGAGGGTTCCAATAATTAAAGAGAATGTTATACTATGGAGATGTGTTTCATTAATACTTCGTAAACGAAGTTCATCAAAAAAATAACCTTTTACTTGTTCTTTATATGTATCCGAAACTGTATCATTATATAAAATAAGGTCGTAGCCGAGAATAGATTGGTAGAGTTTACTATAGTCGTACATAATGTCGCCGCCCATCGTAAGCGATGAATCTAGGCGCCCTCTCATATCAATAAGCTTAATATTGTTTTTGAAATCTAACAGAATATTACTAAACCAAAAATCACCATGAATATACGGAACAATAGTTGGCGGTGTCTTAAGATACTCCTTTAGTCCGTTTATACATATATTTTTATACACATCGGTATCAGGAAAATTATACACAGTCCTATCAGCGAATCTACGTTCTAGTTTATCAATATAGTTTGTACGAACCGCCTCTACAGAAGGAATAATATCAGTCTTTGTATTATGTAAGCAGTCTAGGATTTCAAACAGCTGTTTGATATGGTCTCGTGTAAGTAGTTCGGCTTTGTATAGAGTATAAATAGGTATACCACGTATATATTCGGTACGCAGTTCGGCGTCATGTCCTATAATCTTAGAGCCGTAATACTTGGGAAAAAACTTTGAGATAGATAACATAGGTGATAGATTTTCATAGTAGTATATTTCTCCTCGTAGATATTCAGCGGGTCCGTGTTTTACTACAATATCTCCATCAAGTTCTATAGAATTATACTTATTATTCTTCAGTTTATTGATGGGCGCAGTTGTTTCCATATAGTCAATAAGACCCATACTTTCCATATCATTTCTATAGGGATTCACTGCGCGGTCGTCAATATAAATATCCGCAATAGGTTTTCCAAAGAGCAGTTCGTCATATGGGATACCGAATGTATCTAACGTATCAAAGGTCTGTTTTCCAATATCACGAATCACCGCTCCTACATTATTCTTATGTGTAGCCATACGACGCGCGGTATGAATAATAATGGTATGTCCATCTGCGTGAAGTTTTCGTACAAGTTGAATCATAGTATCAATCGGTTGAACTGTAGAGTAGTCGCCAGGCACATTAGGATATGTAACCAGTGTATTATCAAGGTCAACGCATATACGCATAGAAGGGTGGGTTATTTGTCCTGTAGCATATTTTAGCTCTTTCAAACTTCCAATATGGTAAATGGTGTTTGAAAAGCGTATACCTTGAATAGTCTGACCTCTGCTGAGAAGGTCTTCAAATAAGGTAGAAAGATATAGTTCCTTATCGCTAGGTGTAAACAGCCTCTTAAGTGCTACATCACGAAACTGATGTATAGATTTAAAACCATAGACTCCACATATAAAGTTATTTGATATACGCTTCTTTTCTTTTATCATAGTGATTTGTTCATCGTGTAATTGTACAAAGCTAAATGCCTCAGATGAACTATTATCTACAGAGTAGCCAAGGAATGCTGTATTCTTTGTAGCAAACAGTTCTGGGGGGAACTTGTATAAGACATCGTTATCTAGAAATACGATGGGTTCATCATCGTCGTCACTAAAATTCTTTATGCCACACCATGCTGATTCAACAGGACCACGTGTAAAATACGATAGTGGTAAAAATATACAGTTACGATCTTTGAATTGGTTAATAACAATCTGCTCAAAGTTGAATTTCTTTAGATGCGGCGAATAGATAAAATATATAGTCTTAATATCACTTGGCAAACCCTGTAATGTATAAGTAATCGCAGGTTTACCATATATCATATTAAGCGGTTTAGGAAAAGAGTAATCCTCGAGTCTGGACCCAATGCCACCACATAGTACAAAGACTTTCATTGCTTATAATCTTATATCGGTCATCTTTAGATTTAACTCTGCTAAATCTAAAGGATAAAACTAGGTTATAGATAACGATGTCCGAGTCTACAACTGTATATGTTCTTGCTGAGCGAGGGAATGATATTCTTATGCACTGGTTTCTGTTTGTAGTCTCTGGGCTCTACGATTTATCTCATTTACCGAAGCCGATTCGTTTTCATACACGGATTTCTGAGGGGTTTCAACGTGAAACACTTGAACTCTTAAAGCCTGACTATGAATATGTAGAGAATATAACGGGTTATGATATTGTACACCATGAAGGGGCACCGGTTATCAATGTATGTCACGTACCAGACTATTACTATCATTTTGTTCGCAATCAGATACTTGTAAAGAATAAACTAGAGATTGCGGCGGCACCTACGCGTCGCATCTATATTTCTAGGTCAAAGAGTCATCTACTCACGTGTAATAATGGACGCAAGAAGCGTCAGATTATTGATGAGCATTTGCTTATGGACAAATTACGTACAGAAGGATTTGAATGTATAAATCTTGAGGATTATAGCCTTCTTGATAAACTACGTTTATTTCAAGAGGCGAAACTCATTGTTTCGCCTAACGGTGGCGCTCTTACAATGTGTTATTTTGCGCATCCGCAGACAACAATCTTTATTATACAAAATAAAGGTACACAAGAGACGCAATATTCTCATATTTGTGATGTATTGTCTATACCCGTTATGTATTACGAAAATATTCAATGTCTAGATAATGTTAGCAATCAAATTACTGGTGGATTTAATGAGGATTTTTCTATTAAGATACCGGACTACGATGACTTGTTACGCTATCTACCACCGATGACTCCTAGAGTTCTTCTAGTTGCCATTGCGATTGGGGACAAATATTTAGAGCATTACAATAGTATCTTTCGCCCTAGTCACGAAGCGTATGCGAAGCGTTGTAACTATGACTTTAAGGTTGTTACGGACTATCTTGATCCGACATTTCATAGTAAGGAGGCGATTACCTTTAACAAGATATTGGTCTGTAGCCAGCCTTGGAGTGCGGAGTACGATTATATTATTGTTGTAGATGCGGATATTCTAATAAATCCGGCGGCGCCTCCGTTACATTCAGCGTACGTATATGGAGATAAGATTGGTATGGTAGATGAATATTCTCAGCCTACGCCGGCAATACATAGAGAGATTCAGATATTTAATGGATTTGAGGAGACTGCGACCGATTATTATATGTTACACGCAAAGCGGCATATTCAAACAGAGAATATTCTTAATACGGGTCTAATGGTTCTACAACCCGTACGCCATAAGACTCTTCTTGAACATATTTACAACACATATAGCCGTGGTGCGGTTACGAGTAAGAGTGGCTACCATTATGAGCAGTCGTGTGTAGGATACGAAATACAGAAGGCGGGTGTCTATATGATTATGGAGAACCGATGGAATGCGATATGGTGTTTACAGAGTATATTAGGGAATATGTCTCTAGAACAGTTTGTAAGGGAAAACTATTTTACACATTTTGTAGGTGGTATGTTTCACGAGTATGTTCAAAGCTTGAGATTTTAGATGGTCTAAACTTATTTGTGTAAATAAATATACTATGGAATTAACAGACGCGTCTGAGCAGGAATATTTAGTACTGAAGAATAATTATAAAGTATTTCAGGTAAACAATGTATCGGATTACACATATGATAGTAAGACCCATAATAAGATTCATATATCCTTTTATACACCAACGGACGAATTAAACATAAAGTATTATTTTATTCTTGACACAGATTCTAACGAAGCGTTTGGTCATTGGGTGTATGAATCGGCGATATATTTACCTATATATAATCTATTGAAAGAACAGATTCCGTCTCTAAAACTTGTACTAAAGTGTCCTAAAATGTATAAAACAATTTTTACAACATTTTTTGGCATTACCGATATAGTGTACACACTTGATACAACATCGGCAAACGTATCGTATTTTCCGTCTCCTGTATCAAGTTTAATTGTGAAAGAGTGTACGAATGTAAATATAGCGCATCTAACCGATTTTATGATACACTTTTACATGTATAAACTACCACAATCCGTAGATGATGCGCAGTATGATTTTTTGATTATGCCGCGGCAGAAGAAGGAAAATTATGCGCCGAACGATCGTATTATAAATTATTCTGCCATATGTAATTTTTTTGAAACAACTAAGGGATATTCCTACAAAATACTCCATACCGATGAAGTTACTGACCTTAAACAACAGATACGTTGTATAAGGAACGCAAAGAATATTATTGTTACCGATGGTTCACCGTTATTTTGTAATATGCTATTTGGAATAAATAAGACATTTTATATATTGGATGGAACACTAAGTTTTTTACACACGTATGAGATTCCAAAAAATACGTATATTGTAAAGATGGCGAAAAATGTATTTCAGCACAAAATAGTGTATATTAAACAATCAGTTATGATAGATAAACTACGTTCTGGTGAGATTCAATAACTGGTTTATGTGTGCGTTTTTGTGCGTGATTTTTTACTTTAGAGAATCTGCGCACAAAAAACTGCGTATATTTTGCGCGCATATTCTACAAAACACAAAAAAATACACAAAAACATCACAAAATGGGGCATTTTTCACGTCAAAAATCACGTGTCATTCATTAATCTATAGATTAATGAATCTGACGCAGATTTTTAAGCAGAAAAATCGCGCGAGTTTCGCAAAATTTCTTTACTTTTTTTGTGTTTCATAGAATCTGCGCGCATTTTGTGTGTAACTTTTTGTGCGCTATTTCTTGTAGTTCAAAAAAACTACAGAAAATACGCGAAAAACGAGTTATAGGATAACAAAGAAACAAAAATCTGCGCATAAAATATACGCAGATTTTTGTGCGCAAATTTTCGCACGCGTTAAATCCATAGTTTTCCTAGCTGTAACTCCATATCATCCGAGTAGATTTGAAGCCCTGCGTGAGGTGTAAACGTAAATTCGCTGAAATAGATCTTATTATCGGTGCCTAAATAAAAGTCAATCCGCACAAATTCAAACGGTTTTGAGAGGGCTTTTGCGCCGTCAAACATACGGTTCATCACCTCCTGCGGCGGCACAATAAACGGATGAAACACCTGGTTTTCTATGGCTAACTGCTCCATACGATAATCTTCGTGGATGTAAAAATGCCGATACCGTTCTAGACGCTTATCGCTAAAAATGACCGTATAAGGAACACCATGAATACAGTAAATCATGAAGGTAATGGCATTACCATTCTTGCCATTCATATAATCATCCACTTTCTCTTCAATAAAAAATCCAGGTTTTATATATTTATACTGTGACTCTCGGAAACTCAGATACTTCATACCATTAAAGCGTCGTAAGGTCTGTTTAATGAAGTTTATATTATACTTGACACCTGGCTCTATATTAATGTTGAATCCACTACCGTGCCTTGCCTTAATAATATGATCAGGATTCAAATCGTCTGGAGAAATATCACTCCATTCTGCCATTTCACGAACAACACGTGGGAGTTCAATCATATCTCCTGCTAATTCCTTCACGATACCTTTTGCCTCTAATTTATCTACAAACTTGCCAAACCCTGGAGTAAAGCGTGAAAAGGTATACTGTATCTTCTCAAACAGTTTCATAGTATTCCATTTCTTCGGTCGAGTAAAGTAATTCTTAAACACACTATAATCCATTTATAATTCCATACGAAAATCATCTTTAGATTTGCGTCCATCCCAATTCTGCATCATACATCCTAGGTGTTTTATAGTTAGGGGTAAAACAATCTTCTTTCTGAAGAATAATGTAAAATTTCCGTCACACGTTGAACAATTATTAGAGTCTTTATATTCTTTTAACGCACTTTGTTTATAAAGTTGGAAAAAACCGTAAAATCCCTTTGCAGCAGGATGGTCATACATATTGGTATCCTCTATAAAATCGTAATACGATGGATAATCATAGCGTTTTGAAACACCATAGAGTGTATCTGGTTTTATCTCTATTGACGAAACGACATCGTAAAAATTATCTGGTAAAAAGATGTCAGAGTCCATTAATAAAATCGGTTTCCACATATGTGTTTCTCTGACATATTCTTGCGCCATACGTATAGCACCACCTTTATTAAATACCGCATTATTATAAAAATCAAAATAGAGAAGTTTTATGTTAGTATAATCGGCACTCTCAACCACATCAATAGTCGCATAATCTGTTGGATGAGTTATAATATACCACGTCTGAAAAAATCGTTGGTTCTGATGTATAACAACACTGAGAATATCATCATAGTTGGTAGACACTGTAATCGCAATAAGGTCCTTCACTCGTGTATCTGGCATCCTTATAACGGTGAGGGATTTGGTGAGCCGAACCTCTCCGCGGCTACTTGCCGATTAAATGGACCTGGAGCAGTACATACTGAGTCACTCCATTGTCTTTGAGTGATTTGGTTATATCTAATTCTTTGTTATTGAGCATTATCCGTAAGAACATAAGGCTGGGTAGACTCTCGGCAGGAATATTCGCAGCATTTGCGACGAGAGTCAGTAAATTCAAATATTCTAGAGGAACATTGGGGTCTAGAGACATCATAAAATTTTGTCCACGAAATAGCCCCTCTACGTCTCTTATTGCTCGCTTACGTACCATTCTCAAACCGGGCGCATTGAATACACTTACACTAATACCAACATTCATTGTGTCTAAATAGCGATTTTAAATTTTAAATCCCAATTAGGGATGGACGCATCACAACTTACATATGAAAAACACTCAAGGGCTGTCTATGTTGCCTTTCTAGCACGTCAAGCCGAAATCAATGACCGCAATCAACGTGGTATACCTCGTCCTGTAGAATCAATTTCACCTGTAGGTTCTGATGGTCCCGATTATACAAATTGGTATAATTACGTCTTGACGGGTCCACTGTTTATTCCAAAACCAACGGTGTCTGCTCTGCCAGCACCACCACCAGTACCACCGCTACCCATCGTATCCAATTATTCCTATATTGTCCTTGAAGATCCAGGTGATACGTGGACATGGAGAGTCTATAATATATATGCGGGTACGTGGAGTGCCTCGGTAAATTCAGGGTATAGTGTAACTGATAATCCTAATACAAGAATATGCTCTCTGTCAAATTGTTTTATACTTTATATGATAGGTCCCTCACCGGATTATAATAATAACGCATTTCTTTTTGTAGGCATTGATGGCACTCTATTACAAACTATTACAAATATTAATGCTTCTGGCGGAGGTTACTATTACCAACAGACGTCAGCTCCTTTCTTACATTATACTTATAGTTCCAATTCTGATGCTCCTCCAGCCTATACATATACATTCAATCTTTACAATTCAGTAACAAATACGGTATTGGCTCCCTATACATTAAATACAGATACACTCATTGATGCTTACACACTTGATAATGCTATTGTATTTTACGTATATTCTATGGGAACTAATCTTACTACAGTTTATTCATGGGGTTTGTCAAACACAACACCTAGTATTGTATGTACAATCGTAGGTTCTGAAAACTATACAACAGATGTTTCATATGAGCAAAGTGGATTAGATGGACCTACATTTAATAACTCTTCCATTTTTATAGATTTTACTACTGGTAATATATATGTTATCACACAAGACGGAACCTATGCGACATATTCAACCAGTGTTACAACATATAATAGTAGAAGTATTTACTATTACGGAGCTGGTAATCTACAAAACTGTGCCATAGTGCTTCATAAATCTAATGATAATAGTTATGATGTATATGTGTTTCCTATTGCTACAACATATACAAATGGCGCAATTTTAACACCTGTAGTTCTAACAGAGATAGGACGCGTGCGATACCACTCCTGTGTAAGTTATGGTCCCGCACTTCCAACGTACGGCAGTAACCATATTGTTATTTATGATACCAACGATGGTGCTAAATTTATAGGAGCAAACGTATATATTATATTCAATGGAACTACCTTAGTCGGACCACTTTTCTATAATAATTCTCCAAATACTGTAGGTTCCAGAGCACTTATAAACAATAACGGTGTTTGTCTGCTTGAGTCAACTGGGTCTTCCGTCAATGCACATATAATTACTCCTACTCTTAATACAACTATTTTATTACCTTATTATACAACGGACTGCTACCCTTATGTTATTGGTAGTATGATTGGATATTTTGTATTATATGGAAATAATACAGCCGAAGGGGGTTATTTCTTATCTATAATCAATAGTCAAACAGGGGCTTTAGCGTATTCCAATGTGCCATCCAATAGTGGATTACAATATCAATTAATAGATCAATATGCTGGTTCAAATCTTCTTGCGTATGATTATACTCATCATAACATATTAGCATTTATCAATGGCACCGCAACAGTCATTTCGTGGTCAGATTTGTCTCAAGTATATCAATATCCTGAATATGCGGACGGGGTCACCTTTACATTAAATGCTACAACATCGCGAGTATTCATTACAAATTCGTCCGGTTATATGACTGTAGAACCTACAATACCACCCGCAACCGTCGATGGTTACGGAGGCATTGGTAAATATTACTATTCGTATATTGTATCCCCAAATATCGCAGTGAATATTATAGATATGAGTGGAGTAAATTATTACTATGAAAATACAGCACTCACCGGTTATACACCAGCCGGTTATGGCGTTCAATTTACAGAAAAATCACTTATGTTTTGGTTCGTAGGTAGTGGCGGTGCTCCCCAAATCTATATCGGATTTAGTACCGTTACAAATACCTTTGATAATACTTTTACTGATAACGGCTCTGGTCCGCCCTCAATGCTTACGAATGATCCTTATGCAGCATACTATTGATTAGTTTTTATTGCTACTTAATTTTTTTTGGTACCGACCGCTTTCCCGTTACCTTTAATTGTGCTGGCTCCACGTCTACCTCAGGAACAGCCACCACTTCGGTTTCAGGAGCCGTGGTATCCTCGTCATTGACAATAGACGCCATAGAGTTCTTAAACGCCGATTGTACATTGACGATTGTTAACATCAATTCATCCAAGGACCCTTTGATGTTACGCTCCGCTGCCTTCGCCTTATTCACCATATCATTGATGATTTGCTCGTTGTAAATGAAATGCTGCCGAATGCTGCGCAGTTTATCGCTGAGTCGCTCATTAAGGACCTCAGGACTCTCTGCCGCCTTCTTCGTCAGTTCAATCAGCGTGCGCATCACCGGTTGTAGGGATTGTAGATATAGAATCTTGTTCTCCTTCATATTGAAATTACCTAGATAGATTGCCGGTCGTCCATCCACGAGGGCAATATCAATATCACCAGGTCGCTGATGCTTTGGAACGTGTGCCCGTGCGCTAATAAAAAGAAGAATATGACACTCACTATGATTTGTAAAATCACGGTGCGCCTTACGAATATCTTCTGCGTCTATCTCCTTCTTATCTTTGTCTTCTACCATTATCTTATACGTCTCCCATACTACAACATGATCGCCGGATTCGTACTGCTTGTCTAAAATATCAAATGTATTTGCGGTTCCAAAGGCGTTGACAACGCAATGTTTAATTTTCTGCTCATAGACACCGCCCTTTTGCGATGAACTCGTACGCATACCTTGTAAAAATTCAATCTGACTATTTTTCTCCTCTATCGCCTTATCCGAGCGCTCCCTTTCAGCATTGACCAACTCTTCCGCTCGCTTCTTCTCAGCAATGACCGCATCCATTAACTTAGTTTGATACTCAGCCGCATTTGCCTCTGCCTTCTTTATACGAATTTCGGCAGTTTGAATACGCTGCTCGGCATCTTCGTACGCCTGTTGTCTAGCATTTGCGATTGCCTCTGAGAGGCGACTTTCCGCATCGGCACGCAGTGATTTTGCGAGATTTGTATCTGCTTGGAGTCGCTCAATCTCCTTTTGAAAGCGCATACGTTCCGCTTCAGCCTCTTTTTGTTGGCGTGCCAAAGCGGCTTCGTGCTTTGCGGTAAGCGTTGCGTTCGTTGATTTGCTGAGATTACTACTTGCCGATTCTACGGCTGCTACACCCGCTGTGAGTACATTGACGCACGTTTCTGCGCTCGCATTGAGAAGGAGGGGCGGAGTTACAAAGTCCGCCGTGACCTGTAAAGTGACGGAGGTCGTTGCCATTCTCTTTTGGAGGGCTCTTATATTTATGTGAGCGGGCTGGGCTTAAATGGCGGTGAAAAAATTGAAAACCCTTTTGGTGTAAATAGGTTTGTGCGTTCCTCTCTTCCTACTTTCTTTCCGTTTTAACATATAGAATGCCTCCTCCTTCCTCCGAGCCAAAAAAGAATACAACCCGTACAAAAAAGACGGCTGCTGCCAATGAAGACCTTGACATTAAAGCCATTATCAACGATATTAAGGATAATAATAGTTGCGGTCCCAAGATTATGCTTGGATTTGTGAATAAGTTTCCTGGCAAGCAAATTATTGACGCTCGTACACGTACAGGTCACTCACGTGGAACGCACTACGACTTTGATATTAAAATTCGTGATATTGGCTCTAAAGCAGAGGGCGAATGGAAACACGTTGAGCACAAAGGGTCAAAGAAATACGCTCCCATCAAAGATACTGATAAGCCGTGGAATGCCGGCGTTCAGTTCCACAATGGTGGTGCCGAAAAGTACAGTCTTGCACTCAAGTATGCACACGAGTGGTACGATATGTATATAGGCTCAAATAAACTCAAGGAAGAGTTTGGTATTTCCGCACCAATTCCTACCTTTACAGATTGGTTCAAGGGCGACTGTAAAGCACAAGACAAGCCCAAGACCGCCTTTAGCAAAGAACTCAAGGAGAAGGTGCGTGCCAAGCGTGGTGCTAAGTCAAGCCTACTGGCTGAACGTGCCGCAGTAAACGAGAAGCTTACCATTACGGATGAGGATAAGAAAACCCTCATCAAAGAGGTGCTTCCTATCGCAAACCAGGCTCTCGAACAAAAAGACTATTGGTTGACGATTCATGGAGACCTAGCTGGCGAGTTTCACTGTGCCTGGTACCCTCAATTTGTCATTAAGACTATTGAAGAGGTGATTATAACAAAAAATAAGGATATTGAGATGGAGTTCCGTTGTAGCGAGGGATTTACCTTTCGCGGTATTCTACGCTGGGGCTACGGTGCCGGTTTCAGCAATCTCCGTCTTGATTTGAAGTGATTATTCTGCCTCGTCCTCGCTCTCTTCTGCTTCATCGGCGGCACCATCTACCGCTTGAGGCTCTGCCTTGAACACCACACGCTCCAACGACTTCACAATACGTTCTCCAAGGGGCGGAGGAACAGCATTTCCAATCTGGATAATCTGCTCTTTTTCAGTGCCCTGCCACGCATAATCGGCAGGGAAACCCTGAATCTGACCGAGTTCCTTTGGCGTCATACAACGAATCCAATACTTGCCAGTGGCTGCGTTATAGAGCCCCACGAAGAGCCGCGGGCAGAGATTGTACGTACTAATAATGGTATTACAGGCGACATCAGGATTTACGACCATACCGTGATAGCCACCCTTGCGGACACCAAAACTAATCAAGCCGTCCTTTTCCACAAACTTAGCAGCAATATTCGGATTCGCCTTTTTCTCTTTACTTGATGGATTGCGTGTACCACTTACAAGAAGGACGAGATTAGGGTGGGGTGTGCCAGTGGGTGCCGTTTCCGTAGTAGGAATCCAATAATGGGCACCCTGTTCGGCGGGTCGGTAGAGCGCCGGTATCTCCATCGCATCCTTAAGGTGCGGCTCAAGAAAGGCACGAATAGAGTTATGCGACGAAGTACTCGCCGGCGTTAAATCGCCCCACGGCATATGAGGATACTGAGTTCCTCGGTGCCCCACAATAATCAAACGCTTTCTATGCTGAGGAACGCCGACCTCAGTCACATCAATCACCTTATAGGTAATTTTGTATCCTGTACGTTCAAACAGGTCTTTGATAATATCAATAACAGGGCGTAGAGGCGCATCGGCTGCTTGGGCGGGATCCCTACCCTTACGGGCGAGCAGTCCCTTGACATTTTCGCCAATAATCCACTCAGGTTCGGCAATACGTGCTGCACGAGCGAACTCATATACAAGTTCATTACGTTTATCATCTACACGCTTGGCACCGGCGTGACTGAAGCCCTGACAGTTATGAACTATCGTATTATCTACAATATAACTATTATCTGTATCAACTTCAAAGTTATAGACAGGCACTGGAGTTGTTGGACGCATATGAATTGATGCCGGTTTCATCCAAACATACTGTCCGTCGATAAACGATGACGAATTACGTTGTAAATCCATAATTCCATTTACAAGATACGTGTCTCGCTGATTAACTGTACGCCCTTGGATAATACATGTCTTAGGACGAATTGTCTTGTGAATGGATACAATATGTCCGAGTTTCAAATAAAGTCTCTGTAGTCCTAGTGCTAGATTATAGGATACAGTTGTAAAGCGTAGTTCTCTTCCGTGAACACAACCATCTGCAGAATGATATCCGTTGATAAATTCCTGAATTAGATTTGCCGGTGCATCCTGTACCCATTCTGGAATGAGTTTACCGTGTGCATATTTTCCAAATTGTTTTAGAATTGTATACCATGCGAAATCTGCACAGCCATACTTATCGGCAGCACCCGTTGAACAATGCTTATCCGTCAAAGGAAGGATCTTTTGAAGCCTTGCGAGAATAGTTTCTTTATCTGCATTATTAATGGCAAAACGAATTTTATGTGCACTATTACCATTTGCTTTTGTAGTCTCTTCAATCCACCCATCGCCGATAAAGTATCCCATCATAAACCACTGATCGGCGTCATTTAATACGTAGGTTATCTTATCTATACGCGATCCATTCATTTGTTTATTCAGTGTAAATTCTGGCACAATTGATTTGCTATTAATAACCATTCCAAAGTAATCATTCATCGTCAACGTCTTCGCATTCTTCCACCGTGGCTCTTCAAAAGAATATGTATATTTGCGGCTGGCATTATCCCAGATACGTAGCTGCGTGCGCACATAGAATGGATGCTCGTCCGTTGCGGTAATCGTCTCAGGATGATATTTAATACGAATGTCGTATAGAGTCTGATCGTAAATCTTTTGTTGAAGATTTACAATCTGCTGAAACTTGCCGGTATGCGTTAATAGTGTATTCTCTAATGTAACCGATTCAATAGGCATATACCCCTTATCGGTTAGCACACGTGTGCCTGCTACAAAGCAAGGGAATCCCGCAAAGATAAGACGAACCTTGCCCTTGTATTCCTGAAAGACCTGGTCTGGTACCTTTTTAATATCGGTCTTACCCGTTTCAGGGTTCACGAGCATCACCGAGTGTGGAAAGACCGCCTTATGAGTCTTGATTGCCGGCTCTTTGAATTCGTTGAAGGCGATCACCTTATAACCGGCACGCTCAATACCTAATGTATCACCACCAGCACCGCTAAATAGACTTATCGCAGTCTTATTGTCGCAAACGACGGAAGGCGCAGCGGGTTTAGGCGGTTCAAGTGCGGTAAGGCGTGTTGTAATATCAGCCACCGCCGTCTGTAGTTCAACAATGGCGGTATGGAGTGATTGGAGGGTCGGCTTGGGCATTTTATTTAGGGGTGAGAATTCTGCAGTGCCGGGAGAACGGGGTGCAGTGGGTAATTTTGTCAGAAAAGGTGACTGCACCAGGGTCAATTTTTGTAAGTTTTATAGCGGTAATTAAATCTAAATTTACTCGCCAGTTTTTACAGTATAGGATGAGCTCCACTCGCAATGCCGATGAAGTCGCCGAAGAATTTATTGACTTTGATAATATAGATTTCGGTCCCGATGCTTACGGTGTTCTCATGAATATGGATTTCGGCGGTATGAATTTGCCCGAAATTGTGGAAGAACTCAAGGATAACTGTGACGACGCCGGTGCCTCACGCACTGATATTTTCCTTGTTCCCAGCCCAGATACAAAGTGTCTCACGCAAATCAATGTACTTGATGATGGCTGTGGAATGACCCCGAGACAACTCTTTAACGCGTGCCGTATCGCCGGACAATCTGTACATAAGAGCGGTGATATCGGTAAGTTTGGTATGGGTATGAAAAATGCGACCATGGCTGCCGGTCGCTTCATCACCATCTTCACTAAAACAGAATCGACCGGTGCGATTGCTATCATCCTGGATACCGACAAAATGAAAATGGATCGTACATTCCGCCCCACACATTTTACCGATAAGGCGATTGAACTCTCTTGGAGCCTGCCCAAAGATATCTGGCGTCGCTTCTCCGCCATGCCCTCTGGTACTCTCATCAATGTCCGCAATCTCAAGGATACCTACATTCGTAATGCGGCGGAGACCGCCAAGGAACTCCAGCGTGCCCTCAACTTGGCATACATTTCGGCGACCAAGAATTCCGCTTATATTCACGTCGGCACTCTACCAGGCAAGACCTCACTTACCATCAATCCTGTAGATACCTTCTACCGTAACCGCCCTGATGCGCTCAAGTACTGCTCAGAAACGACGTTACGTGTGTATAAGGCGACCGGCGAAATCGGCATTCGGGTCCTAGAAGTGTTAGAAGGGCAGCGTGTTCTTGGCATTAATAAGACGGATAACACGATTCAATGGGGTAGAGGTGACGGGGAAGAGAGTCCTCAATGCTATCGTATTTGGCTTGACCGTATTCGCACCAATTCGGGTAAGGATAAGATAGAATATCGTCACGACCTTTTGGACGAGATTCCAAACGACGATTACGTGGCGGTCAAGGTTCGGTTCATTTCTTTGACGATTCAGGCGTTCAAGGAGGAGGGACTCAAAGGCTATTTCTCCGAGCTTGACGCACACCGCCGTGGCATCTATATGTACCGTGATAACCGATTGGTGGCACCTTGCTTGACTCTCGGCGAGCCAATGGACGATAAATGTAATCGGCAGCGTATGGAGGTCATTTTCCCGCCATCACTGGACTTTGAAATGGGTGTACGTACCCAGAAACAACTTACGAACCATTTGAATTCTCAGGTGATTTCGGACGCTTTGCGGGTTCTATGGCATCAACAAAATAGCGTTTGCGTGCGGGCGAAGGATATGAACGGCACTGTAGATGCTGTAACGGAAGAGGTAGAAGAGGTTCTTGTCAATGTACCGGTTGCGGTTCCTCCTCAACGAAAAGGTAAGATGTCGGTAAGAGCGGCTTCAACTCCTGAAGAGCTCTATAGCAATGAACTCATTCTAGAAACGCCTGAACAGACTGCGGCGATTGCGAATGCGGCGGCGGCAGTAATTGCCTCGGCGGCACCGGAAATCGTGGCAACAACGCCAATGTTTACCCAGCGTGTCTATGCTGAATTCGCAAAAGAGATGCGTGAGCGCCTCTTAAAAACCAATCCTACTTGGACGTCCCATGAAGTTATTCGCGAAATCGGTCGGTTATGGGGAATTCATACACAAACGCCTGATTATACAAGTGTCCCCGAGCCAGTAGCTGCTCCTGCGCCTCCTCCTGTCTCACGGTATGCGAATACTGAAATCCCTTTGCCTACGCCTTTGTATTATAGTGCAACCAATCATCCATTATCACCCCAAGCCTTTACTGCGGCGAAGACCGAAGAAGTTCTAAACGAGAAATTAATGGAGACTGTCGCACAGCAAGGATTTGCGGAGCCGCCACCAAGTAACGCACGCTCTTATACAAAATATTCAGATGAAATCCGCCCTTGGATTATTCAAACGTATCCTCGTTGGTCGGTAGACCAAATCATTTCTGAAACTACTCGCCTATGGAAAATGCAACAAGATAAGATAAAAGCGATTAAACAGGAAGTAGCACCACCGCCTCCACAAGTAAGCCGTGCACCTCCATCCTTTGACCGTCGTTCAACTGCCCCGCCACCTCAATCGGCTCCTACAGTTATACGCGGTCCACGTAGCACAGACCCTGTAATCGCCGTAAATACTACCGCTTCCGCTACAACTGCTACGACCTCCTCCACGACCCGTGGGGCTCGTGCCGCTGCCGCATCAGAAGCACTCGCGCGTACACCAAGAATGCCACCAGTTCCACCAGGACCACTACCTATTCGCGGACCCTCTGCCAATGGCGCTGCCCAAGAAATAGATTGGACGAAAGTCCTAACCGCATTACCAAAGTCGCTGCCGTCCAATAAGAATGAAAAACACGTTTTGGATGCTATTATGGGGGTTTGGAAGGCGGGTGAAGGACAAAAAAATTGAAACTGTTTTGCGGTGTATAACATTTGTACCCTTCTCGCCATGTCCTCCCTCCTTGAACTTGCTATCGCACGTACCTCTAACTTCCAACGTCCCGTTGCTCAATTTACCATTGATTCTTTCACAATGATAGTTTTCTTCAATGATGAAGATAAGGGTTATTATATTGTAAATCCGGCTGATACCAATTCTTATACTCGTATTCCTGATACATTCACTATCGGTAATACGATTACTTGGTTCTATAATACATATTGTGCTCCGATGTTGAATCAGGAGCCAAATTATAATACTCCGTCATTCACTCTCCATAAGCGAGTTGGACGACGACTCTATCCTCTACGCAAATTGTCAAATTCAACCTGTATTCGTCTCCTTAAGGCAAAATGGCATGAATTGAGTCCCAATCCTGTTATTGGTAACCTGAGCTTCTAACAATAAGATTCATAGTGTGGCGGCGGTGGTCGTCGTCATCGTCGTCAAAAAAATGAACAACGTATTACACGTTGTTCTTTTTCCAATGCAGCGTATACAATATTCTGCCGCATATATAGGATTCGGAATGCCAAAGAGAAGTCGAAAAATGAATAGCCCTGTATCTGACAGTTGTCCTATCGGCGATGCCGGCGCACGCTGCTCGGTTTCGGGCAAAAACTACGAAATCAAGATTGCGAAAACTTGTAAAACGGTACGGTCGCCTTATTTAGAGATTCCGTTCAATACACAGCCTCTTGATACACTCGGCGGCTGTGGTGCCGATATTGATATAAAACTCAATTGGCGGACGGAGGGGGATATTGGTGTGGAGGCGAAACGCCCTACTCCCGATTGGATGCAGATGAAATTGGAAAAAAATAAGGAGGGCGTTTGGGTCGGTGTAAGTGCCGGCAAAATTCCAGCCGCCTCCAAAACGATCTTTGAAACGATTATCGGTGCGGCGAATCTCTTTGGCGGCAAGACGCCCACGTTCCTAGAACGCCCTGTAACATATTCTGAATGGACGGACATTAAGAAATCCACACCTGAGTTCAAAGACTATTATATTCCTTGCGGCGCAAATACCATTTCGCAACTTTATAAAGCGAAGGGATGCCAATATATTCAGGTAGACGGAAAGGGACTCTACCATACTGGTGAAGATACGTGCGATTTTGGCGTTCCCTACTTTGAATGCCCGCAACGAATTCGTATTCGTCTCAAGGTTCATACCCGTAAAAACAAAAAGGGGAATATGTGCTTGTCTGTCATGGCGGCGGCACAACCTATAAAACTGAAAGAGTTGGTGGCGTCTAAGTTTAGTTTGGATGCGGCGGCGAAGTTGCCATCAAGCCTTGCGGCTGCTTCTTCTGCCGCCGCCCCGTCTCCTAAGGCAACATCACCAAAGACTGAAGCAGTGCCTAAAAAGAAAAAGACGGGTTCACCGTCGTCTGTGGTCTCTAACAATAATTTAGATGGATTGGCGGCGGGAATGGACAAAATGGCGATTTAGGGTTGTTGCTGCTGCTCCGCCTCGCGTATCATTTGTTGTACTGTTGGATTTTGGTTATAGATTAGATGAATATTATTCATGTATTCGCTTCGGATATCAGACCTGTCTCTATCTTGTTGATTCCACCAGTCTAGTGTCGTTTCAAATACAGGGCGTAAATCCCTCATTTCGTCATCAATATGACCACGGTCACTCCATTGAACTACCCAACGGTGTAGATTCTCCATCAGATTCTCAAAGTCGTCGGTAGGCGATTGACTATCTACGACCAGCATGTAAATACGGCGTAATTGTTGAACTACGCCTTGGAGCATGTGATTTGTACAGCTTTCATTTTGCTGTATAGCTATAAGGACACGGCGTAGCCCATAAATTATATTACGAGGAACTCGGGTGCTGACGGAATCAACCATTTTATCAAATGGTTCATTTCGGTTATATTTATTCATTTTTTTCAGCGGCGGCTGTGCTTGCGGGACTTACGGGACTTGCGGCTTCGGCGAGTACGACGGCGTCTAGCGCCGCCAATCTGCGCCTTCTGTTCCATTAATGCCGCTAGTTCGTCAAATTCGCCCTGTGACGCAACGCCATGCTCGGCAAAAAAGGTCGCCAATTCATCTATACCTTCGTCTTCGTGCATAGCACCATAGCTGCCCTGCGAATTGGAGGGCGCAGGAGGAAGTTGTGGGGCGCCCGCAGGAGGTGGTGCTACTGGCGCAGATGCCTGGAATGCTGCCGCAAATTGCGCTGCTGCCGCCTCCTTAAAGGCTGCCTCTAACTGCGCCTTTGGGACACCACCCATCGGATCGGGTAAAAAGCGAAAATAACGATGAACTGGTGCCTTTCGTAGAGGTTTACTAGATAATATCTCCTCAAATCCATTCGCAGGAGTCAAAACAGATAATTCCGCAGCGGCTCTAGGCTTACGAGTATCAACACTATAAATTTTCTGTTTGATGGTACGTTTCGACTTTCCATTTAAATTCATACCGTCCATTGGCTCACTCTACAGGTGGTGGAGGATAATTTTGCCGAGGTGGTAGAGCATTAAATGCGACCCTAGGTTCATCTTCTGGTGGTGGCGGTGGGGGTGGGGCTATGTAATTCAAATCAAATTCCGTTGTGGCAGGTGGGAGAGTATTTCGGCGGGACATAAATGGATGTATGAGTTGTCTGCTCGATGCTGATTGTTGGAAACCGTGAGGAACCTGTGATCCTATGGATGCCATCTTCGCCTTATCATAGGATAATCGGTTATTAATAGGTACAAATTTTGTACGCAATTTATCAAGATCCGGTTGACTTGGCTGCTTTGGTAGGTGAACATTTTCATGGAAATTTGCGGGACGTGCTGCTTGCTCGGGGTCGTAATACTGTTCATTCGTTGATGGTGGTGGTGGCTTTGGTAAAGAGATTATTGTCATTGGCAAGGCGTTCTTCAACTGATTTATTGTTGTTGGTTGCGTAGGATCAAATGAGATACGACGGCGCTTACGTCTAGTCAAATAAATCGCAGTTCCAGCGACAATAACACCAAGTGCTGTGGCACCTACCGCAATTCCTACTGGTAACGCAATAGAGGGAGCGGTACTGGGTGCCGGTGTAGCAGATGGGGCAAGAGATGCGATTAAATTTGTGTAGGCGGATGAGAGAGGAAACCCATTTTGAAACTGTTGAGCATTAACTACGTTACCAGTGACTGTATAAGCGCCATTCGCCCAGGTTACACTATTCACTACTGCATTGCTGTAACCTGCCTGTGCGGCATAATTACTAACATATCCACGAATAAGTGTATCCGCATTTGCCTGTTGGGTACTTGGAATGCTTAGAGTAAAGGCAGTTGACATTGATGTAGATGGTGTTGGAGAGGCAGTTGTGCCTGCGGTTCCAGTAAATGTCATTGAATTGCTAGGTGTACGAGTATCCGTGGGTGTTTGAGATTCCGTACGAGTTAGTGTAGGAGTTTGAGAATCAGTGCGAGTATTTGTAATTGAACTTGTTAGAGAACCAGCTGCTCTTGAAGTAGTAGCAGATGCTGTTGCCCCAGGTGAGTGTGTTGCGGTATCAGTCGCAGTTCGTGAGGCGGTTATAGTATCTGTAGGAGAGGCAGTTGGTGCGGCACGACTGCGAGTTGCCGTTCCTGTAGCAGTGGCAGTGGCGGAGGCAGCGGCACGGCTGCGGGTAGCAGTATCCGTAGCACTTGCTGACGCAGCAGCACGGCTGCGAGTAGCGGTTCCTGTGGATGTGGCAGTGGCAGCGGCACGACTGCGGGTAGCAGTATCCGTAGCACTTGCTGACGCAGCAGCACCACTGCGAGTAGCGGTTCCTGTGGATGTGGCAGTGGCAGCGGCACGACTGCGGGTAGCGGTTCCTGTGGATGTGGCAGTGGCACCTGGACGGCTGCGGGTGGCAGTTCCTGTGGATGTGGCAGTGGCACCTGGACGGCTGCGGGTGGCAGTTCCTGTAGCTGTGGGGGCGGCACGACTACGTGTAGCAGTATCCGTAGCACTTGCTGAAGCAGCGGCACGGCTGCGAGTTGCCGTTCCTGTGGCTGTGGATGTAGGGGCGGCACGACTGCGAGTAGCGGTATCCGTAGCGGACTGAGTAGCGCCTGGACGACTGCGTGTAGCAGTATCCGTAGCACTTGCTGAAGCAGCGGCACGGCTGCGAGTTGCCGTTCCTGTGGCTGTGGGGGCGGCACGACTGCGAGTTGCCGTTCCTGTAGCAGTGGCTGTGGCGCCTGGACGGCTGCGGGTAGCGGTATCTGTGGCTGTGGCTGTAGGAGCAGCACGGCTGCGTGTAGCGGTATCCGTAGCACTTGCTGACGCAGCGGCACGGCTGCGGGTAGCAGTTCCTGTAGTAGTTGCTGTTGTAGTAGGGGCAGCACGACTG